AAAAACATCCTTATATGTCAATCGGATTATGAAGCAGATTTTGTATTTTGTAAAAATGATGTATTTTTGATGAAACACGGCCAAGGTAGAGATATTGCGGGAAGATGAGAGGGAAGCATAAGGCATGAAAATTTGCGGTGCATATGAAGGAAAAAAATGTAGTGGTTTTATTGACGGATATAAGCTTAAATGTAAATTTGCCGAATACCATCAAACATGTAATCATTCAAACGACAGGCGTCGCTATGACCATGATAACGGAATTGCTTGGCATTGTACAAATGGACATTCAGTAACTTGTATTGATGGATATAAAATCCCCGATGAGATTTTCAAGATATGAAAGATTGTATATATATCACTCATAAAAATAAAAAGAAATCTGCTCTTTGGTATTGTCAATATGGAACAAACCGCAGTTTTGATTTTCCAGGAGAAAAATTCTGTGATGATTGGTGTAGATGTTCAGATTATAAACCCGTAAGCGAAGAAGACAATTTCAAATTAGAAATACCAATGAAGGAATTTAAAATATGAAAGGCTATCGCATTTTTGAAGAAAAAGATTTGGTTGTTGACGACGGGAAAACTGAAAGACAAAAATGGTTGGACAGTCTCAAACCAGAAATGATTGTTTGGTACTATGATTTTGCCAGCTATCCGTCTAAAGTAAAATTAATCAGTAAATTTGGTCTTGTATCATGGGAAGTACAATGGGCAGAATCATGGGGAGGATTTGTCGCCTTTAAAGATAACTTATTCAAATGGAAAAAAGATATTCCTTAAGATAGGAGACTATAATGAAAAAAATATCCATTGTTGAAGAAAAAGATTTGAAAGTTATCTGTAAAACAAAACGGTGCCATAAGGAAATCAATCCCGAAGAATACCCCGGAGTATATAATAGTGAACCATTTATTTATGACAAAAATTGCGGGTGTTGTGTGGATTGCCCGTTTATAAGAGAATAATATATGAAAGAAAAATTATTCATTTGTGATGGGGTGGGAATACATTGTGGTCATTCTTGCACTGCCCAAGAACCACATAAACATGGTACGAGAGATAATTATACATTATGTAATGAACAAAGAGATTGTAGAAGAGCAGGAAAACTTACAACATGCGTACCATATCATGAATATAAAATCGAATTACCAAAGGAGTTATTTAAAATATGAAACTCACAACTTTATTTATTATCTGGATCGTCGTGCTTTTTATAATTCTGCCAATGCCATTTTCATCAATTAGAAGATGGTATGATAGAAAATATGGCAAAAAGATTGCAACTTGCAAAATTTGTAGAAAAGATATGAGCGAAAGTTATACTATATGGCTTAAACTTCATCTTGAAAATATGCACGAACTTGGGCTGAAAGAGATGTTGAAATTTGCTTGGTGGCCTTGGGCATACTTTTCTTTCAGGAGGGAAAAATGAACATTATAAAACAGTCGTGGGAATTTATGGATGAATATGATGGTGAGAGGATGCTCAAGAAGATTGAGCGTATGGGCAGAACCGCATATAAATCCGAAAGCAGAATTGCCCCAAAGTCTTTTGAGAAATTCATTATGACACTGGTAAAAAGTGGGCATACTTCTGTTTTGGAACATGGGGTTATTTCTATCAAGATTATCACAAGCAGGGCAATCGCAAATCAAATCGTAAGGCATAGGCTTGCTTCTTATACACAGGAAAGCACCCGATACTGTAATTATTCGAATAAAAAATTCGGGAAGCAGATCACAGTTATTCTGCCAAAATGGTATTATTCTCTTGATCTTGATAAGACCATCAAAGAACTTGATAGTCTGAAATCCTTGAATATTTCCGATCCTCTTGTAAATCAATTCAGTAGATGGTTATGGGTAATGAGGCAATGTGAATATACTTATTTTGATCTGATCAAATTGGGTCAAAAGCCAGGTCGAGCACGAGGGGTATTGCCTCTCGATTTGAAAACTGAATTGGCTATGACTGCGAATATAACTGAATGGAGACATATATTGAGGGCAAGAATAAAAGAAGATGCTGACCCTCAAATACAAGAAATTTGTTTGTCCATTTTAGAAGGATTTGAAAAAACATTTCCCATCATATTTAATGATGTTTTGATGGAAAAGGTTGTGTTGGATACAATGTCAAAATGTAAGGCATTGGTGCTTGTAAAAAAAGGAAACGAGAATGGTAGCAACGAAATCAAGGAAGTGGATAGAACTCAATTGGTTGAGACGAAAGAATAAAGAAATATTTTTGCCAGAAATATTATTTGTTCCTTTGGAAAAAGCATCGGGCTGTTATATCCACCCATTGAAAATAGAATATCCTATTTGTGGAAGATATATTAATTTGGAAAGAGGAATTATTATTGTCAATCCTGAATGGGATGATAAAGAGACTATAAATTCTATTGCTCATGAATGGAGACACCATCAACAATATCTCAATGGAATAACTTTCGAAAACCACACAGGATGGAAGACCACAGAAGATTATAAAAAGAATATTATAACTTATTTCCATTCAAATAAAGTAGAAATGGATGCTCTTTTGTTTTCACAGAAGATAGCATCATCAGATACTTCAACTGAATGGTTAGAATGGGTAATGAACGGATAAATCATGACATACAATACTTTTCTATTTCTACTTTTATTTTCTGTTATACCATTTCTGCTTTATAGGCTTTTCAAAAAGCAGATGGTCTGGTTTGAGCCTTGTATTCTTATTCCACTATGCTTTCTTCTGGTATTCATAGGACAATGGGGGAGCATTACCATAGCAACCCAGGACACAGAAACCTGGAATGCTCAACTTGTCAATAAAAAAAGTGTGAGAGTTTCTTGTGAGCATTCATACCAATGTAATTGTTATACGGATAAAAACGGAACGCATTGCTCAACCTGTTATGAACATTTTTATGATGTTGATTGGAATTTATATGATGATATGGGAAACACAATTACCATTGACAGAATAAATAGACAAGGAACAAAAGAACCGCCGCGCTGGACAAGAGCAAAGCAGGGAGACCCCATTGCTACTCTTCATAATTATACAAATTGGGTAAAGGGGGTAAAGTATTCTGTCTTCAGTGAAGAACGTGGTGATACATCAAAATATGATGCCGTTGTTCCCAAATATCCCCAAAGGATTTATGACTACCATTATTGTGATAGGGTTCTTCGAGTAGGTAAAGTAAACATCGAAAATTTTCCAGCATGGAGTATGGATTTAGCATATGCCCTAAGAACAATGGGGCCGAAAAAACAAGCAAATGTAGTTTTGATTTTTACTGATCTGCCAAAGGATTTTTATTATTCAGTCGTAAAGGCATGGAACCATGGTAAAAAGAACGATGTTGTTATCATCGTGGGCCTGGATACATCAAATGAAATAGATTGGGTTCAAGTTTTCTCATGGTCAAAGAAAGATATATTCAATGTCAAATTGCGTGATGCCCTATATGATTTACATACACCAAACAGAGCACAATTTATTCAAACAATTTCAGAAATAACAATGTCTGATTTTCAAAGACAATCAATGAAAGAATTTGAATATTTGAGAAAGGAAATTCATCTTTCAACTCCGATCTGCATTTTCTTTTATATATTGCTCATCGGCGCGTGTGTTGGTGATGTGTTGTTGGTAGAAAAATACAATGATAGGTATTGAAAAAGAGAGAGGAAAGAAAATGAAGGTAGTAACTTTTGAGGAAAAGCTAGGAAGAGTTGAAGTGCTTCAAGAAACAGAAGTAGTTGGTGTTTTTACTGACGATGGAAGTCTAATGATACTTACATCAACCACATTCACCTGTTTGGATCTATTGTTAATGAGCAGAGAGGGAGATAGACTTCTCAAATCCAAGATAGTATCTTTAGAAGCTGAATTGAAAAAACTTCGGGAAAACAATTAAATTCTATTTAAAGGGGAAAGAAAATGTTGAGAAAAATTGAAAGTTTTTATTTGAAGTTCTGTATTGGTCTTGCTATATTCATCGTCATTGGGGCCATTTCTTCTTGTGGTCAAGCCTCAAGAATGGAAGCATCATATACAGGATATTCAAGAATGTGTGTGGATGGAGTTCAGTATCTTCAATTCACTTCGGGCGCAACTGTTGCATATGAAACAGATGGAAGAATCAAAACTTGTAAATAAAAAAAAGAGAGGAGAAAGAAAATGAGTAGAAGTTTAATCACAATATTGGCAATTTTTGGTGTAGTTCTATTTTTTGTTTTGATCGCGATTACGTCAATGATCAGTATGAACAACACCGCAGTTTCGATGGAAAAAACCATCAAGGCGCAGTGGACGGAGAACCAGAACAACTTGAGCAAGTATAGCAACACTATTGCTGAAGCTGCCCAAGTTCCCGCCATGTACCGTGACGACTTTGTGAAGGTTATCAATGCATCTATGCAGGGGCGTTATGGCGACAAGGGAAGCCAAGCGGTGTTTCAATGGCTGAAGGAACAGAATTTGAATTTTGATGCCAGTGTATACAAGAAACTTCAGCAGATGATTGAAGCAGGAAGAAAAGATTTTGAGCGTGAGCAGAAAAAACTCATTGACCTGAAAAGACAATATGAGACCATGCTTGAGACTTTCCCCCGTGGGTTCATTCTGAAATTCTTGGGATTTCCCAAGGTTGATTTGAACACATTTAATATCGTAACATCGGAATATTCCAATGATGCATTCAAATCTGGTGTCGATAAGGGGATAAAACTTCGATAATGGAAAAAATTGCACCTACAGTAATTATTCCTGGTGTGGGTGAAATCACCCCGTCAGGAAAGCTATGGATTGTGGCCTTTGCTATGGCAGGATGCAAATGGGCAGATGAGATTATGCAGACAGAAGATTTTCGTGTTCAATTGAAAGAAGAATTTAAGATCAATGAAATAATGGCATCTATAAAGAAATCCTGCTCCTGAGTTCTTTCATGGGAACATATTCATAACCGACACGCATTACATGAATATCCCATTGCCCTGTAATGCTGATGGGTCAGGGGCAGGAAAAATAGAAAGGAAAAACATATGAATTGGAGAAAATTTTGGTTTGAAGGAAATATGGCATGGGGGCTGATTGAATCTCCTGAAGATTGGAGAAGAATAAAAGTGGCATACTCCGATATCAATTTGAGAACTGCCCGAAGATGTGAAACTCTTTCATATCCATATCCATATTTTGGGTTTTCAAGTGAATGTAAGGGTAAAGAAACCTTGGGTGAATTTGCTGATAACAATGGAATGAACCTATAAAGGAAGATAAAATGAAAATTGTAAAATTCAAAGATGGAAAGTATGGAATAAGACGGGGATGGCATTGGTGGATAGGATATGAATACAAAGATTTGACTTCTGGTTACTGGTGGCATGCTGGTGGTAGTGAAGTTCAAAAATCTTGTAAATCTCCGGATCTTGATCTTGTTCAGAAAATATTAACGGAAATGACCGATATGGGAACACCAATAGATAAACCAGAGAAGCCCAAAGAATTATGGAATACAGCAATTTCAGAAGATGTTTTCAAAATATAGGAGAACACAATGACTTTAACCGAAAGAATAACACAATTGGAAGAAATAAAATCCCTTTTGGATAAAACATATCCTGGCCCCGAAGGGGATGATAATCAATTATTGAATGATGTTTTATGGATTGGATATGCACAGGGAGCAATTGCACATCAGGATGATATTCTCTCAATAAGTTTTGATATAGATGCCGATCCTTGTTTTGTTGCCGCTATCGTTAAACTATTGGTTCAAAGTAATTATTCTATCGAGATCTTCGAGCCATACTACATATCAAATGATGGGGAAACGTATTGGGGTGAACAAATTGATAAACATAAAGAGGCGGATTTGAGAAGCCACTATTGCAATTAACGTTTACAATCAATTCTGTTTATGGTATAATATAAATAAGAGAGGAGACTTATGGCCATTATGAAAATCGTGGTGATAACTATTGGTATATACCATTTGGCAACAAAACGGGCCACTTCGGGTATTGCTTTTATTGCCATTGGTCTTGTACTATAGGAAGGAAACATATGGATAAATCAGTTATAAAGGGCATTTTGGTGATTATTGCCATATGGCATCTTGTTACTTTGAGACTTACTTCGGGCATATCGCTTTTACTTATCGCATATGCATTATAGGAGAATAAGAAATGTTTGATGATTTGATTTTGAAAAAGGCAGAGGTCAACCCTATAGATCCAGAGAAACCTGTTGGTGAAAGAGAGGTTGACGAGAAAGTAATGAATGGAGCCAGTGGAATAGGTGCACCGCGCAATCTTACTCTTGATGAAGAAGAGGAAGAGGAAGAGGAAGATTGCACGAATTGTATAAGCACCTGACCAGGGCATCCATCCACTCCGTAGGAATGGAAAGGATAATTTATGTTTGCCAATATTACAATTCTATTTTCTATGTATCTATTACTTCATGCTATAATCAGAACGGCCGGAGCAGAAAATCTTGAATTGTACGAAAGAATACCACTTATCGGTATATGCGGGTGTGTATTTTTTCTTGGAATACTCGGCCTAATAGTGCCAATGAAATCACAAAAAGCAAGAAAGGAGAATGACAATGTTTGATGATTTGCTATCACCTAATACCGACCCATTTTTGAAGAAAAATCAGCCAGTGCCTATACCAGGAGAAAATCTGGAAGCCCCAGGGAAATCTCCTGGTGGAATGCCTGGCGTCCCCGCTCCTGCTGCACCATCAACAACAGCATCAGGAAATGGTGGTGGATGGAATACAGGAAACCCACAAAAGAATTGGAGTACGGGCCGAAAACCCAAGGATGTTTGGAATACAAGCAATCCTTAACCAATTTTTGCCCCCTACTAGCAATAAGCAGAAATGCTTAACTGAATATCGGAAAAAAATTATAAGAAGTGAAAAGCCAAAAGTAACTTCGTGGTGAAATTCCACTGCCGAGGGGCATAGACAGAAAAAAATGAAGGCAAAATATGACAAAAAAAGATGTGATGAAAATGGTAGCAGGAAAGGAATTAAATATTCTCATTACTGAAAAAGTATTCAAACACAAGCCGTGCAATGACTGGACACCTACAGGAGCACCATTTTATGGAATGCAAATGCCTATGCCCTGCTCGAAACATCCCAAAGGATGTTACCCCAAAGGATATCCCACCGAATATAGTGAAAACATAACAGCCGCTATGGGCCTCTTTGATTATTTGCGAAATACAGGAAAATATTGCTGCCTAGAAATATATTCTGATTATAACTACTGCTGGAAAGTATCATTGACAAAAAGTGAATTAAATGAAGAACATAAACCCACAATTGTTGTCGATGGGGAAGAAAATCTTCCGCTTGCCATATGTAAAGCTGCATTGCTAACAAAAATTAGATAAGGGAAATAATATGAAAAAGAGACAAATACTCGCCACACTTAACTTGGTTGAATATTGTGTTATAGTAATGACATATATGTTATATTTGCTTGCAAATGATAAAACGGCATTTATAATTCTCATCCTTCCAGGAATATATGAACTTATAAAAACAACGCTATTGTTTAATGAAGATTTGGATATTCCAATGAAAGAGAAAAAATGGTAATACTTGACGGCAAAGACATAATCATAATAACAAAAGACGATGCCCGTAAAATTGTGAATTATTTCAAAAGACCGCGCATGACAAAAGCCCAATTGGAGAAATATGGAAAGGCGGGGATTTTGGATATTATTTTAGATATGGCGGATATTTTAAGAAAAGAGGAACCTATAGAATAAGGTTTTTAAGTTTTTCCTTTATGAATGAATTATGTTTAGGGTCTATATGCGTCCACCCATCAGAATATGATGGATTTAAACTTCCATCAGGCAAAGCATAATAATCGTATATATCTAAAAATTTAATTTTCCTTTTCCAACAACGATTTTTCAGAAAACCATTCATTCTCTTTGTCATATCAACTCTTTGCTCTATTGTTCCATTATAATATGTTATACTTTCAAATTCCGCTGGTATAGGAAAATTGGTTGGTGGGGTGATTGATGATATTATCAAATTCACCCTATATTTTTGTAATTTGCTTATATAGTCCTGTGCTAATTGTTTCATTGTATCTTGATGGCTGAATAGATGCATTCGGCAATCTATTTCCCCAAAAATAAAAAGATATTTTATATCTGGTCGTATTGGGATAATTTTACCTCCAAATACAAAGTCAAGCTGACCGTTCACTACATTGAAGATTGTTTGCTGTTGGCCGATAAAAGAATCTGCTATGCCTGTAAATGTTCGTATATGAGAATCCCCTATTACTATTAACATATCATTTCCTATAAAATAAATCTATAAAATGGATAAGAAATGCGAGAACCGTTCAAATAATAAGCGCGAACACGATAATGAATAATTGTATCGTGAGCATGTAATAAATCTAACCAATATTCTGCCAATGAAAGGTCTTGATTGTCTGCAATGATTTTACCAATATAATCCACTCCCATAGTGATGCAAGGAAATGAGGGATCAGTTTTATCCACCGTTTGATCATAAAGTATACATTGTCCTACTTGCAGAATGTTTCCTGCATTGAATAATATTTTCTTTGAAATATTTCCTATTATATCATCAAACATTAGAACCCCTGCTTTCTCAAATCCTCATCAATTTTATGTCTCATCTTTTTTATTCTTTCCATTTCATTATTTTCTGCTATATCTTCTATCATTTCTTCAAAGGAAGAGAAATCACCATTTGATTGAAACATCTTAAACATTCTTTGCAATAGTTCATCTATATCTATATCTTTATTGTCTACACCATAAATTATATCATCAAACATTTTTATTCTCCCTTATCTTTCGTATTCGGGTTCTCCAAAGTCTTCGGCTGCTTTTTTCTTTATTTCTTCTAGTATTTCTTCATCAATCTCTTTTTCTATATCATCAGCAAGAGATTTATATGTCCTTTGCCCCCAAATTATAACATCTTCTGGAATTATGATTTCCTTATTCTCCGTTTTTTTCTCTGGTATTAAATCACTGAAGTCTTCCATCACCAAAATCTCCTACTTTTATTTTCCATTCATCATCTTTTATTTTTCTAAATTGTTCTTTCAGTTTTTCCACAAAATTCTTTGCTTCCTTCGCTGACATATTTCCAACATCAATCGTGAAGACCCTTTTCCCTTTTTCCATTATTCCCTCTCTAACATTATACTACGCACTACTTTTGGTGATATACCACCAGCATATTTTTGTGGTATACTTGTTGATGCCCATGTTATAGCATCTTCTATTTTTATATTTATATACAGCCCCCTATTGGATGAAAAGGTCTTCTCTGGCTTATATCCAGCATCCTTAAACACTTTTGGTTGCTGGACGGCTGCACTACATACATATTTTATTTTGAAGCCAAGGCCAATCATCTTCCATAATTGTTTTGCCAAACTTCTCTCTTCTGTATAATATTTAGGATGAACTTCCATGAGTATCTTGCAGGGGAAACTCAATTCAAATAGTTTCATTCCACCTTCCAAAACATCTACTTCAGCCCCCTCAATATCCATTTTGATAAAATTGGGATTAGGAAATCCCCTTTCGCATATAAAATCCCAAAGAGTTTCTACATGGACATTAATCATATCTGTCATTTTATCTGTATTGGTAAAACCATTCAAATTAGTGGCACGAGACAGATAAAATGATTGTTGGCCTGTATAACCACCGATTGCTAAATTATATGGATAAATACGAGCTTCAAAATGATTTTCTTTTATTGCCTTTATCAATAATTGATAATTTCGGGGGTCAGGCTCAATGGATAATATAGTGCCGTGCCCACCTATTGATGATATAATATCAGCCGCCGTCAATGTATTATAACCTATATTCGCTCCTAAATCAATAATGACACCATTGATGGGCAATTCCTTTCGGAATATATACATAAATTCAGGTTCTCTTATATCTGCTGTTGCATTTTGAGGCCACGATATAAATTCCCTGTGGATACCATCACCCTTTTTCCAAATGGCAAATTTGATGCCTTGGATTTCTTTTATCAGAATATCCTTCTCTGGTATATTATTCATCGTCTAATCCAAAATCTTTAAAATTTAATTCTCTGGTCACGAGCAATAACCAATCTATTTGTTCTGGTTGTAATGTCCTGTCGTCCACCATAAAATCATATAAAGGTTTGCCCAATGATAGGCCATGAAATTTACATCCCCATTCATTCAGTTGATCGTATGTTATTTTGAACCAATCCTTTCCTGTTGTTGATCCTCGCGCTGTATAATAATGAATATAGTGCCCCATATCATAGAGATGATTTACTTTGCTTATCATCTCACTTATAGGAACAGATTCTTCATAATCTTTCCCCTCTGGCCTATTGCATATCGTCCCATCAATATCAAAATACAAAGTCATTTGTCTGAATATCTTTTTCTTATTTTTTACTTTCCATTCATTGTAGTCAGTTATCATTAATTTATCTCCGATACATCATCGTGTAGCCATAATATTTGATAATCATGAATATCTGGATTATCTGCAAAATCTTCTCGCTCCATGACACTAACTAATTCTCCTTCCTTGTCTTGATACTTGTGAACAAGATACCAATGATCTTCATATTTGAGTGCTACACCTTCATTCATTCGTAAAAGCATATGGAGTGCTTTTGCAAATAATGAACATCTAATTTCCGCATCGTCTAATATTTTCATTATATTTCTTCCTTCTATATATCAATATTATATTTCTTCTTTACATAATCCCTAACATACATATCAGCAATTCCTTCTTCGGTCAGTGGATAATTTATTCGTATATATTCTTCCCTTTTTGGTGGTTTTGGTTTTTCTTTTATTACTGGCTTAAAATATCCCCACATCACCCCTAAATTCAAAAGGCTCCTCAAATCTTTTCGTGCGTCATTGACTTCTTGTGCTTTTCTTCCAGCATCGGCTAATTTAGGATTTATATCAGGATGAACCTTTTTTATCAAAATTTTATAAATCTCTTCAGGGTCAAGGGTTTTCATTTATCGTCTCAATTTCTTTTTGATGGGAATTTCACCTGGAAACACAGCCCACAAACCATTACCCATTCCTTCTTCAATACTGCGAATATATTTACCAAGTCTGATTATACCTTCAGGCTCAATACTTGATGCCTGATCACTACCGTATATTGACCTATCTAAAGTCACATGGAGTTCGATCATCTCTGCTCCCAATGCTCCTGCAACAGCACAAAACATAATACCTGGATTATGGTTGCTGAATCCAATTTTATATTTTCTATACTCTTCTTTCAATGTCTTGATGAAATTCATATTCATTTCTATTGTTGGGGTTGGATATGTGCTGGTACAGGCAAGGATATATTCTATTTGATCACCAAGATAGATAACACAATTATCAACCTCTTTCTTGGTTGACATGCCCGTGGATATAATAACAGGTTTTCCTGTTTGTTTTATTGCTTCAAGCAATTTCATATCTGTAATAAGCGGGGAAGGGATTTTGATAAAAGGTATATCATATTTTGCTAGAAATTCTACTGACCACGGCCCCCATACACTGGCGAACCATTGTATCCCATATCCTATACAATAATCATCAATCTCATCATACTCCAATTCACCAAATTCCAAACCCTGTTTTTGATCACCGAATGTTTTACCCCACGGTGATTCTCTTGGAGCAACCAATTCACAATCTGAATATGTCTCTTCGATCATTCTCTTCTGAAACTTTACATATTGAAATCCTGCAAATGAAGCAATGCTGATAAGTTTCTTGGCTATATTCAAATCACCATTATGGTTTATACCTATTTCTGCAACAAGTTTTATGTCGTTCATTTCTTCTCCATATACTTCTTTACTATCTTCACAACCTTCTCTCTATCCTTCTCTGATATTTCAGGATATGATGGAAGCATAAAGCATTCCTTGCTTAACAATTCTGCTATGTCTGTCTTGGTATTCATGCCGATATATTTTTGAAGATATTTGTGGTGAGTAATAGGATAAAATATAGGTCGGGTCTCCACACCGCCATCATTGAAAAATTGTTCCACCTGCTCATAATTCTTATTGCCTGGAACCCTGATTGCAAACATCCAGTTAGAGTTATCGCATTTATCGTCTATTTCCTGACACCTTATTCTGCCATTGTCAATGTATTCTGCTAATTCAGTAACATAATACTTATACAATTTTATCTTCTTGGTCATAATAACTTTGGCGCATTGTAACTGGCCTAAAAGCAATCCCGCTTGCACGTTTGTCATTCGATAATTGTACCCCATATAGTCGTGGACATATCTCTTTTTGGCCTGACCTTGATTGTGTAGAATATTAATATAAGCATATAATTCATTATCGTCAGTAATAAATGCCCCGCCTTCACCTGCCGTAAGTGTTTTATTTCCAAAGAATGATAATCCAGCACATAATGATTTTGTTCCTGTGTATTCACCTTCATGCACCCCGAACAATCCTTCACAATTATCTTCCACTATAACCATATTCGGCCTCTTTCTTTTGAGCAGGGGAATGTTTACTATGGAACTCACATTATGGACAACCAATAATGCCCAGTGGTCTATGTTCAACTTATAATTGGATATGAACAAATCAAATTCATTATAATCCATCTGCCATGTGTTTATGTCTGCATCAAAAGGCAATAGATAATAAAAATCTTTATCATAAAGAAATGGATTATATGCTCCTACATATACATTATTAGGGCAGACGATACCTTTTATATTTGGATGTTTGTATTGCAGGGCTTTTGCTACAAGATGCATTGCGGTAGTTCCACTTGAAGTAAGCAGGACATGTTTATATCCAAACATTTCTCGCAATCTCTTTTCTGCTATCTCAATATATATTCCTTTGCTGCTTACCCATCCCGAAGATAAAGCATCACGGGCGAATTTCAATGAAAGTGTTGTAATAAACGGTTTGTATATTGGCACCATATTTCACCTCTTCAATGATCTTAATTTTGCAAGAAAGAATTTTGCAGTTTGGGTCACGAATTGACCATCTTTATCATATGTTTCACCATACAAATAAGTTTCAACGTTTCTTAATTTTCCCCCATCACCCTTCAATACAATTGTATTGCCCACGGCCATTGCCAAACAAAAATTCCCTGCATCACCGATTGCAATGGTTGCCTTGGCTTTTCGCATTATGGAACAATCATTCTTTATCTGTGTGAGGCTGGGTGATTGTATTTTATTTAGGGGAAGTGTTCTATCATCAAATATCTTTATGTTTTTGCTTAAAATATCATATAGGCATTTATATTTTTCTGTGGGAACGGGCAATCTTTTTTCCCCCATTAAAATTATCTTATATTGTGCAGACAGATCATTGATTATTTGAAAAAAGGTTGTTGATATTTTATGAAATTCATCAATAACATTTTTCTGCCTTGCTTTCGTTGTTATCACTATATAGTCGCCTTCAGGTACAGGAACATTATCATCACACAAATATTTTTCCAGGTGTGGTGTGGCTGGTGTCAATCCATCATTATCCATGAATGTCAATACAGTTCTTTGCGGATAGGTCTGATCTTCTGTTATGACATAAGGATCACCTTGATATAGCAGGGTCATATAATCCAACATAAATCTTTTTCTATTTTCATATTCTGATCCTGCGTTTCCTTTCATCCATTCCAAATTGGGCGATAGATATATTTTATCAAATTCATTCTTGTGAAAATCCAATTGAGCCTTGACATATATATGATCACCAATGCCTGTGTTTATTTTTCCTTTGAGAATGCGATTGCCTGTTTTGGATATAGGATCAATATTGATTTGGGGAATTTCAATGCTCTTTGCTATTTGAACAAATTTGTTTATGTCCTCTGTTACAAGATTGCTATTATCACCAAACATTTTTGTGGTGAAATCCACTTTCTCTCTTGGATAAAAATCCTTGATCATATTTTTATCCCGTAAAGCAAGAGGGATGCCGACAGCATTTGCTATAACCCAATTACCACCGATGCCCACACAAAATATTCTTTCGGCTCTATTCATTATGGTGCAGTCTTCTCTGAATTTTTTTATATTGGGACTTTTGAAACCCAATTTATCATAAGTCAAATCTATAATCCTATCTTTCGGGATGCTGGAAACAATATCTTTATATATGGAATATATCGCGTTCCCTGGCTGAATTGAATATTCTTTATTCATTTCTATTTCTTTTTCACCCATCAAAACTATCTTGTATTTCTCACTTAATTCTTTCCATAGAATTTTTAATGCTTTATTATATTCATCATAAAGTGATTTCCTATATGATCTGACCTTCGTGGTAATAATAACAAATTTACCATCTATCTGTATGGGCATTTCTTGATTGCATAGCAATCTGGCGAATACATTTTTGGTTGGTGTTACGGCAGGTAAACCATCATCCAAATCAAGATGTGTATAATCTTTTTTTGGATATGATTGATCATCCGTTATAATATAAGGTGGTTCACTAAAAAGTGCTTTCATCAACTCTCTTACAAATTCTTTATATCCACTATCATCATTGCGAAATTTCTTTACCAAATCCCAATTGGGTGATATATATATTTTATCAAATCTTCCTTTGACTGCGTCTAATTGGGCCTTGATTATAAGAATTGATCCTATACCTAAATTTATACAGGCTTGTAGTATTCTGCCATTAATAGCAGGGGGAAAGGGGGGTGGTTCTCTATGCATCTTGGGAACAAGATTTAATGGTGGCCTTATTGTTGGTTTTTGTGGTATAGGTGTTGCCTTTTTGGGATTATGTCTAAGATTATATACAGGAGGATTTACAGGTTTTCCCATTTCAACTCCGATTTAATATGTCTTGAATTTTTTCTGCATGAATTTTTGTAGGTCTAAACCTGTAGATGCATCGGTAGCAATCTTAATAACCAATTCATCTATTTCATCTATAAGCTGGCTTCGCTGATAATTCAACTCGCAGGATTTTTTGAATATATCAAATATAGTTTTTAATCCTTCTTCAGTACCATATTTGCTTTTAAATTCATCAAAAGACATTCTTCTGGTCTCATATAGAACTTCTTGGGCATTGAACATCTTTTGATTTACGATTGATAATTTATCTACCAAGGCACCGAGAGTATCCATTACTTCAGTCCCCTCTTCTTCATCATTTCCATCATTTTCAATTTTTGTAATACAGCTTCGGCAACTGGACCTTCAAGCACCCATCTCTCACCTTCGCGTTCCTGGAATGCTATCACTTCATATGTCAGCCTTTCTTTGTTCATATAGCAATCACTCTTAGCGGTTAAAAGTTCTGTTCCCCATGCTCTATTGACTTTAAGTTTATCATTTTTCTTCACATCTTTAATATGAGCAGGAACCCATTTTTCATTAATCTGTTTTTCCATACTTATGTAATTCATACATCTTTCTCCTTCAAATATTTTATTGCTTTTTGTAGTATGTTTATATCATCCTTAAACAAACCAATCCCTTTATTACAATTACCGCAAAGCAAGCCTCGATTTCTATTTGTTAGATGGTCATGATCCACATCCAACATTCTTTTAGAACTATTACCACAAATAGCACACACACCATTTTGGTTTTCAACCATCCTATTATAATCCTCAATAGTGATACCATATTTACTAAATCTATGCTTCAACTCGCTTGTTTTGTTTTGTTCTGGATGATTTTTTCTATATTTTTCACATCTTTCCCTATGTTTGTTTGGGAATTTCTTATTCCAATTTTTACAGCTTTCGTTAGTACATTTCTTACACCAGCAAGAATATCCGTCTTTCATATCTTTTCTTTTATAAAACTCATCATAGGATTTTACTTGCTTACATTTCGGGCATCGTTTCATTTCTTTTTATCACCACATGATACATCATAGCAATCTAAAGCAGAGTCGGCATCCCTTGTGTACTTAACTATATCATTCAAATCATTTAAGAGTATATAGATATTTGCTTGATCATTCCATGGTTTTGTATTATCCAATTTCATGATCTCTGGTTTCACAGGTCGAGGGCACTCCACTTTTGGGCATGGAATAACTACGGGTGGAGGAATTGGCGGTATAGTCGCGCAACTACTTAGACTGAAACAAGTCAAGAATGCTATTATATATGTCAATTTCATTTTTATCTTCCTCCGTTGCTGGTTTTGTTTCTGTTGCTGGTTTATCTGGTGATGGTTTCACCTCTTCGATTTTATCTTTAACTTCTATTGATGTTGGTGGTTTAATTACTTCATCATGACTTTGTGGATGAGTTGGTGGTGCTTCACCTGGACAAGTTTTTAGCAAGCCGTCAATTCTCTTTTTCATGTTATTATAATCCGTTGTAGACTTCTGGCATTGCTTCACTTGATTGCTCAAACCAGTCACGTTATTTTGACTATTTGCTAATTGTCCTTTTAATCCTGCAACTTCAGCATTCAATCCCTGTATCTGTGCATTCAACTGGACAACTTGTGCTTTACATGTAGTCAATTCTGCTTTCTTGATTGTAAGATTAATAAACAAATAACCTATGATAAGCGCGGCCAGAATTGATACAATAACCACAGGCTTCTTTAAAATTGACAATAAAAAGATGGGCATAATTTACTCCTATAATTTTATTTACTACGTTATAAATTATCGTATAATCAATACTCTACTATTTATTCTTTATTTTTATCCATTCGAATGGATCGTCTAATTTATTATCTAAATTTCTTTCTCTCTTCACAATCTGTCGAGTATAAATATCGAATTTTATTTTTTCCATCGGTTTAACAATTGTCATCGGTATATATGGAGAATAAACAATACCATTTTGAATTTCATCTTCAACCAGTTCTTTCGGGAAGGCTCCACGTTTTAGTAATTCAGTATATTCACATTTTGGTTGATGAATATCATCAATCATGCATGCAATTCGATTATTTAAATTTATTTTTTCAATTTTAAGTTCTTCATTTTCTGCTTTCAATTTTCCCATTGCCTCATCCATATTCCAATACATATGATCTGATCCACACATTATTGCATTAGCAAACCATCCGATCATAAGACCTTCATCAATATCTTCTTTTCGGTCTTTGAATATTCTTATAAATTCCTGTGCCCATACTCTGGCATCCATTGTCTGGAGTAATTCCGATGCAGTCATTATTTTATCTGTCTTCATTGCTTTCATTCCCTGTTGGTATTTCATTCAATATTCGTTCTATCACTTCGCTTGCTATGCGTTTTTGCCTCCAGTGACCTGCTTCTGCTATTTGTTCTCTCCTTTCAATTTCCTCCGTGCTCATTCCATACCAATTATCACCATATTTACATTGCATATCTCGCGCCCATTCTATTATTTGTGATAATGCCATGAGTGCCCCAAACTGATACTCTGCATTTCTTCCGTCACGCATTTTTATCCTTGCATCGTGGTCATACTCTTTTTTCAATTCCTTTATTTTATCCAATATACATAACATATTATTTTCCTCCGTGGTATTTTCTCTCTCTTATTTTTTTAGGTTTTTGTTTTTTTGGTTGAGGCTTTGCTTCTACAATATTCTCTTCAACCTCATTCACCTGGATTGTCGGTACTAAATCTACCATCATTTTATTTTTTATTTCTGGCGTTAACTTGCTTTTAAATTTATCCATACTGTCTAACAGCCCTGCTAATTTGAACATCACTTCTTTAGAGCATGCATTCCAGCCATTTCTCTTTTCATAATCACGCTCATCACCAAATCCACGGACAGCAGCAGGATATACATTTAAGCCGTCGGTTACTTCATCAATCACTTTATATACTCTATCATATTCTTTCAGTATATCATTATCTGCCAATTCTTTTATACCACAATCCCTGCCCCATTCTGTTGCACAGTTTTCATCTTTTGTTCTAAACCATTTTAATATGCTCATTTATTCCTCCATTGTAAATACATCTTTGGATATTTCAAATTTATGTTCGGGTTTACATTCATAATGTACGCATGGACGATTATCCACAAACATCCCTTCAAAACAATAATGTTCCTGGGGGTGGGCTTTAATACAATACCATAATTGAGTAGCAAAAGTATTTTTTCTTTCTATATGAATACAATCTTTCATATCTCAAATCCTATTCCACAATTTCAAATACATGCCAAACCAATCTTTCCTGAATTGTTCCTATATACTCCATCGGATTATCTGGTATCGGATTTCCTGTTCCAAACATTGCGATTGTTCTATCTTCTTTTGGTGCACTCTCATTACATAAGAACCAAAGTGTTGGAGCACCATATTGCATTTGTACTGTAAGGAATTTTGCTCCCACAGGCACTCTCGCCGTTTGACGATCAAAAATATTTAAAACACATTTCCATATCACCATTTTATTCTCCATCTATTATCAAACTTCACTCCAAATAGTACCAGCCACGACCTTGGTTGTCATTTTCATTTCTTTCAATGCTGTTGAAACTGATTCCCATCCATAATCATGGCCACACAATAATTTTTTACAAATAGGTTTCCATGCCTGTGTATCCGCTTTCATCGCTTCGGTTTCATGACAGCCATCAATGAATATCATATCAATGGATTTCTCTCTAAAAAATTTCGATGCTTGTATGCTGTCCATTCTTATAATACATAAATTAGGAAAATGTCCCACATTCTTCCAGAATTGATTTGATACATCGGTTTCTTTCGATATGGTTTTTGTAAATGAATCACCCGTGAAATGATCCACTGCAAATACAGGCCCAGTGCATCCTGACAGTAAAGCATGGGTCGATCTTCCTTTCCAACTTCCAATCTCTAATATAGAGTTCATTGTTTTAGATGTTTCATAAAGCCAATCCAATTCTACATCTAACATCCATCCTTTAATATCTGGAATCTTGTATTTCAATTTTATTCTCCATCATATTTTGAGCAATTCGCCTATTAGGAAAGGATCGTCTGTGGTCTCTTCCTGATCCATATCAAGAAGGCCATACTCTTTCATCCATCCACCATAACAACCATACTTTCCACCATAATTTCCCGTATCAGATTTCCTTGGAATGTATTCATGACCATCACACCATCCTGCTAAAATTATTTCACGATTTTCTTTTATAACATGTCCACACCATGATGTTGCTTCTTTATGACACATGATACAATTTTTTGTCTCAAATTTCATCCTCTCATCGTCATCATTATTATAATCCATTCTATTTCCCCCAAATTTTCTTATCCAATTCTATTAATTCTTTTTTGGTTCGTCCACACTTACCACATCCCGATTCGGGCCACTTGTCTTGATCTTCATATCCAATCATATGTTTACATTCATCACAATCAATTACTTTTTCTCTCTTCATTTATTCTCCATTTAGCAATAATAAAGAACATATGACCATGAAATAGCCATACCAAGAAGGCCAATAGGCCAGTGTTCTATATTGGAAATTGAATACAATACTACTGAAATTGGTATCAATTCTAACAAATATAATTTTATCATTCTCCACCTATTTTATGATTTATCTCATAACCAGAATTTTTGAGCAATACTTCTTTCTCCGCTTCGATCAAATCATAGTCGTACATCATTCGTATCAATCCAGCAAAATCCAGTTTCGGTTTCCATCCCAATACATTCTTTGCTTTTGATGGGTCGCCTAATAGATTATCAACCTCACTTGGCCTGAATAGTTTTGGGTCAATCCGCACATATTTCTGCCAATCCAATCCAGCATATCCATATGCCAATTCAACCAATTCCTGTATTGTGTGAAATTCACCTGATGCGATAACAAAATCATCGGGTGTATCATGCTGAAGCATAAGCCACATTGCCTCCACATAATCACCCGCATATCCAAAATCACGACGCGATTTCAAATTGCCCAGATATACATCATCCTGCAATCCCATTTTTATTCGGGCAGCACTCGAAGTGACTTTCTTGGTAACAAAATTCAATCCACGGCGTGGACTGCTATTATGGACAATACCCAAACCAACACCACACATAAATTTACCACTATTGGTTTCTATATCATAAAACCATCCATCATGCTTTACCATATCAATTACTTTTTTGACTTCACTTCTATCCTGTTGAAAATGATGTCTGCCCTTGGGTATATATCCATTTTTGACTTTACGGATAAATGTTCGCGTGATCCCTGTTTTTCGTGCCGTCTCTCTTTGACTGCACTGTTGATCAAGCATCAATTTCACTTTCGTATATCTTTCAGTTGCTGTTCGGGCATTCTGCCCTGTATTGCTATTGGATAGAAAATTGACAGAGTAATAGTAACTTATACCTGCACCTATATCTATATTTATATTATACTCCTGTTTCATCAGATTGTAAATCAAACACACCAATCCTGCAATCAAAACAGCACTACCTGACTTTACATTCTTAAATTCATATGACAGGCTATGTCCTTTTTGTAGTCCTGCTGATTCATAATATCCATGAATAAATGCCAATTTTATTTTGCTGTTACTGTTCAAAATCTTCCATGGTATGCGTTTATATCCTTCTGTGGTATAGAAATCTTTACGCTGAAACTTTTTCCAGAAATCATCCATAGGGCTGATAGTCAAATACTTTTTCGTCTTCTCTTTTATATGTTTTTCCTTCACTTCACCCATCTGAAAATAATTGTTATATATGGTAGGGATAATTTGCCTATACTTTTCCAGCATGCGCATATCACTGTTACATAATGTAATAGTTTCATTCTCATTTATAGAGCCACAAGCAACAATAAATCCACATAACATGGCTTCATTCTCACTTACCCCTAATTCCTTCTCATATAAGACAGGATATTTACCCAATAGTAATTTATCACCAACACCCGCGCCCATATCAATATTCATATCTTTACAGCGATTATTTAAATTAGTACGATGCCATATAATTTCCCCAGCCTTCTTCTCTCTATTATCATCCATATAGCATATATGATCATCACTCACAGAATAGACACTACCACGAGCATTTACAATCTTTACTTTCTTATCCATGTCATAATGCATGGAAATCCCTTTTATACGTGACCAGTCATTTCCATCCCATACGGATACATTTCTATCTACAGTGTGATGTTGTGGATTATTATTATTTTGCCTACAAGGTGAAATTAATTCCACTATATCTCGTATAGGAAGTATATCTATTATTTCAAGATTATTAATATGAAAAAATAAGGGCATTGAGGGATGAAGGCTATGGTTGAAAAGTATTCCTGAACTGGCAAATAGGTTAAATGCACGGCGATAATTTCGTGTTGTGTTATATGCAAATAATTTAGCGCATGCGTAGGGGGAGTTAGGTTCAAAGGGAGTATGCTCTGATTGAGGGGGGGAAATGGTGCCATACATTTCGCTTGATGATGCTTGATAAAAACGAGGGGCAAATTTAACCTTTCTTATTGCTTCGAGTATGCGCAATGCGCCTATTCCTGTTATGTCACTTGTGTATTCAGGTGAATCAAATGAAATGCGCACATGAGATTGAGCTGCAAGATTATATATTTCATCTGGATGAATGTCACTTATTAATTGTAACAGTCTAGCACTCTCACTCATATCACCAAAATGCAATATTAATTTTTCATTCTGATTTATATTATACAGCCTCTCTAAATTAAATGTCGATGCGCGTCTTATCAGCCCATGCACTTCATATCCTTTAGACAATAATAATTCAGCAAGATAAGAACCATCTTGTCCTGTAATTCCTGTGATAAATACCTTTTTCATATTTACATTACCTATTATATGTTTTTTATTTTCATTCAGATTTTCGTTCTATATATCCTGGATAACTGATTTCCATATCATCTATAAAATAGGAAACAATATCATTATGATTTATTAAATGACTGTTAGGCGTGACCGTGACGTGATTTAAATCCTCATGTATATCAATAATAAATCCTTCCTCAAATATATGTCTGCTTAAATGTATCCACTGATCCACATACCATCCATTAAAATATAATATCTTTGTTTTCCGTTTCAATAGTGTTATCGGGTCGAGTATTACCATTTCCGTTCTCCTTCTTTAATAGCATTGCAATATTCAGCATCCTTCTTAATATTTCATTCTTAGATGCACCTGTCTTTTGCGCCCTTAATTTAATAAACTCATCTTGGGCAGGAGTTATCAGAAACAAACATCTTACCATTTTTTGTTGACCTGTACTCATAATCAAAATTTCTCCTATGATATACTATTATAGTATAGCACGTGATAGACTATCACCTTATATTACTATTTATAAAAACAATTCAGGAAAATGTCACACAGGGGTCAAAATGGCATTAATTATCTTTTGTTGAAATCATTAAGGAATTTAATAATAGGGTAAAATAAAAAGTTCACACAGGGGTAAAATGCATTTTTTATATTGACAATTGGTTTCGAGTATGGTATAGTATAAGAGTAAGATGTAAGAAGGGGAATGAGCAGCGGCGCGTCCTCTGCATCAAAACCCCGAATGTGATGCCTCTGACATGGAAGATCAGAGGGAAATTTTATAGGGTGAAAATGGTGCATGCCCATAGGACACCCAAAAAATTAACCATATGATAAAGCCTAAGAATGGAGGACATCGTGCTGAAGTAAAAACAACTTACATTAAATTAGATTATAATAATTGACAGATTAGTTTATGATTAAAATGAAAAGCCCTTCCCTCGAAAGAGAAATTATGGAAGGGCTTTTCGCTTTTATAGATAAAACAATTTCCCACCTTTCACTTCAAACGGTTTTCGCTCTCCAATCTTTATAGCAGGAACCCCGCCCCATATTTCCCAGTTCGGAATATCTTTAACTGCAACAGCACCCGCACCTAATACGGCCCCCTTACCTAAATGCACATCAATAAGCAAAACAGAATTTACTCCCATAAAAGAATAATCACCACATACAGATAATGATCTTTTTACATCTCGCAATTCATTGGGTGCTGCAGCACTCATAACACGACTACCCCGCTCCGTACCTGTGACTATTTTAGCACCCTGACTCATACCAAAATAATTTCCTAAATGACATGTACCACCACCTAATACAGAACCGAATGATGGAATGTGAACATAGTCACCTATATATAAGCCAAGGCCACCTTCTAATCTACAGAAACTATCTATGCGCACATGATCACCCAATGATATCATTTCAGGCTTTAATATTAATGCGTTATCATAGACAACACAATGATCACCATGAAACTTAAATCTATTCATATCATATTCCATTTTGTTATTCTCCTATCTATAATTTAAACTCATTCATATCAATGCTGAAATTCATATACTCTGCACATACTATGTCCATATGTTTAACAGGACATGCGAATGGATAATCCCCCATTCTATTATCAGGGTGTCTATGTGGCTTTGCGCATATGCATGCATCCCTATATCCACATTCAATATAATCACCACAGATAAATAATTTATTCATTGCTTACCCCACATTGTAGTATACTATAATTGTATATAATTTATTATCATTGTATGTTATGCATAATTATGTATAATTATATGATTCGTTCTTTGTAATGCAATGCTTTATTATTCATCCCGTTTACCCCATATATATAAGGTAGGCAACTCAAACATATACATATATGGGGTAAGGGGAGGGGATATAGGGGTACTGTCCAGCAGCCCGTCTCATAATGGCCTTGTGCTGTATATAAAACCTTGCCGACACCCCTATAAGCATGCTTAAATTCCCCCTGTCTCTTATGACCACTATAGTGCACCGATTGACTGGCATAATGCTTTCCACAACACTGCTTTCCACACACTTCTTTTCATATACCAAAACTTATGCCCGTTTTCGCATTCTACATATTGGAATTTCTTATCTCCGTATATGTATAAATCTCTTTCTGTGTATAATTCTTTTGCTTTTACTCTTATCTTACACTCGTGACAATATAATTTCATTGTACCACCCCTATATTATAAAATTTTTTCCCCCAATTTTTATTTAACCACCAGAACTTTTATGGTTCTAAGATCTAATTTTTTAATCGCTCTCTTTATTGTCCTGTATTTAAATCTCCCCTTCACCTGACTAGAGGTAAAGGCATCCTTCCAGGCAATTACATAATACCATCCCCGACAATAATCTACATCCAATACAATTTTCATTATGACACCCCTTTTATTCTGTTACCGCCTGTTGTATCACAGTTATCTTCCCTATTCTATGGGGTGGATAATACATTCCCGCGATATAGAATCCTTTTGTTCCGATGTTTATGCATTCTTTTTTGGCAATCTCTTCATCATAACAAGTCCATGTCCCCAATTCATCTTCATTATTATCATAGATTCTCAATACTAATTTCCATCCTGATTCAAGTTTCATTTTTATGACCCTCCTATATCTGGAAAATTTTTTTAGGAAATTTTATTTTAAATTCGCTGTATTCTATACATTCTATTTTTTTGCCCAATGTCAAACAAGCGACAAAGGAATTGCCAGTCGCCAAACAACTGCTCGATTTACGGTGTGGCTCTACATGGCTACATTCAAGCCGTCTTATTCCCTTACATTCCTTTCTACATGGACAGATATATTTCATATCGTAAATACCGTTTCATCAATTTTATAATCTATCTGCTCTACACAAGTTGGATGCGATTTATTATCGTCATTGAATATTCCGTATACATAACATTCAGAATTGCATCCCATGGCCTTTTTATGAGGAGTTTGATGGCCACATTTAAATTCTTTTATTAAGCGACAGTCCTTTGCTTTACTGCATATATAGTTCATATTTTAAATACTCTTTCAGGTATCTCTATCTTGAAAGGTTTGTTATCAATACATCTTACAATTCTTCTGATGGTTCTACAATAAGCATCACAACTTCCAGAGATTAATTCATGTTCTTTATAGTGGCGGCAAGTCACGGGGCCAAAAGAAGTCTTGTATCTCCCACCACATTTTTTCCCCGCAGGGCAGATATATTTTATCATCTTAATGCCTTCGTATTGTTGTCTTTTGTTCCTATGGAATAATTATTCATATTTTAAACTCCTCCTCTGGTATTGCGAGATTTAATTCGGGTTCTTTTATGATAACACATCCAGTCCATGTTCCCATTTCATTACATGTCGCGCTAACAAAATTTCCAGTCGTGCCATAATGTATATGAGGGACCGCTCCATCACAATTTTGTTTTCTACATCTACCACTTTTGAATGCTTCGCATATATACCTTTTCTTTTTCATATTTCGAAAACCTCTTTAGGTATTTCAAATTTTTCTTTATGCTCAACACAGAAGGCATAGTGAGCAGGGATAGCATGATCACAATATCCTTCGGCGCATAAAATTTCCTTTTCATGCGGAACAGAATGAATGCATTTCTTTTTAAAGGAGCAACCAAAATTTCTACACATGTATGCTTTCATATTTGAAATTCTTCTTTCGGTATTTCGAGGTTGAATGGTACATAATCTTTACATGTAGTCTTCATCATAAATTTTCTGCAAGTGCAATGACAACCAGGAACAAAATCATGAGGAAGAAAATGAGGACATTTTCTTAAGTCTTCTACAAACATGCCATTGCAATATTTGGCTTGCGCACAAATCATTTCTCTCATATTTCAAACTCCTCTTTTGGTATATTCAAATTAAGCATTATCTGGCATCTGATTATGGTTCCGTCACAGGTATGATCTGAACAGTATTTGTTATGCTCATGGAGTTTGGAATGAAAACAAGAACCATAATATCTACATTCTATTTTGAGGCATAGATATTTGTCCATTACATTTCTTCCTCCAATGCTTTCTCCATCGTTTTAAAGGCCAACCGCTTTCTCCATTATTATATCCACACTGGCATTCGGCTATATATCTATGGCAATCAAGACAGTATTCTTCATGGCCCGAACAGTATGGGGTTTCACAGGGAAATGAATAATAATAATCTGGATTTATATGTTTATGTTTACATTTCATATCTTAAATTCTTCCTTCGGTATCTTGAAATTGAATTCTACATATTCAATACATCTGACAATATCATCTCTTGATTTCGGACATTTTCTTTCTCCTATTACACACAAATGCATCATGAAGCCTGGGAGAACATCGTGACTATGAGGCAAAGAAAGTTTGCATATTGAATTTCCATCAAAAGTTCCAAAAGTTCTTTTTCCATCCGTTTTGCAGGTTTTGAGTTGATATGAAGAGCATATATACATTTTTTCCATTATTCTATCCTGAATACATCTTCTGGAATTTTGTTTATATCAACTATTTCTATACAGGTCAACTTCTCTTCTAACTTAAAGCATTTCAATGTTACGGGCTTTTTTCCATAACAAAAAGTGCAATTATTCGCTAGTATATGAGGCGTACCATTGGAACACGGCGACCCGCGAAATAAACCATCACACTTTTTTTCCAACACCGCCTGACATATTCTCTTTGGTGGCTCAACAATAGTGGCCCTCATTATTTCTTTTTTCGGTTTATCTTGGCCAAATTTTTGCATCTTATCTCCTATTCTATTTTAAATAATTCTTCTGGCAGTTTGATTTCAAGCGGGTCATATACCATATATATAACACCATTTATTTCATATGATTTCCATTTCATAGAAATATCTCCCATCGGCGGAATTTCACATTCTTCTTTCGTTATTAGTTTTGGAAACGGAAAGTCTTTTCTCAAATTTTCAAAAACATATTCAAAAGAATGCTTATCCATCTTCAATATTCCTTTTGTCATAATGCAAACACATCCTTTGGTATATCCAATTTGAAATCAATATATTCCACACAATATACAAAATCACCATCTGTATTGCATTTAAGATGTTCCCTGCAAATAGGACAATAGGGCCAGAGTTCCATTCTATCGGTTGGTAGATGGGGTCTGCTATATGCGCATTCTTTCCCAAAAGATATTCCATTACATTTGTTATCTCTAAATTTGACGCAGATTTGAAATATCATCAGCCTTCTCCATTGTTGAACTTCTCCAATTCTTATCCATTACTTCTTCTTCGAGACGCAGATCAAAATACTTTTTTGCTATATCAGGAAATCGTTTTTCTATATCGTCAAGATTTCGCCAGCGGTTTTTATTGGTGTCTTTCATTGAAGGTCTTTCGCAAAATTGCCTGAAGGATTTTTTGGCAAAGTTCAAAACTGAATTTATCCATTCATCCATATGAGAATATAGTTTCCGATATGGTCCCGTCTTTGCATTCTTATATCTCATCAGGAAAGGAAGACATCCGTATTTCATTATGATATGTACTCTCTCAAAAGTATTCTCTATATCCTTTTTCCAAAATGCTTCATCATACTTTCCTTCTTCATCAAATCCACAAAGGACAAATAGTTTTGTTTCATGGCGAGGACTGACATACTTTCTCCATAATAGCAATTTCTTCTCTATGATTTCTCTTTCCCTTATATCATCAAATGCAAAAATGTAATGGCCCTCATACTTACAACTTGTTATGACCTTTGCTTTCTCGTCTGTCAGCATTCGAATATCCATTCCCTGTTTGAATTGGAATGATCTGCCCGTTGCAATCAATTCATCGAATACATCTTTCCAGTGAGCATAGCCAAGAATGTTATCATCCCAAAGAGAAATTGCCCTCCGCGCAGGAACGAAAAATTCTTTTACATGGGTATGAAATTCAACCTTTCTATACTTTTGGTTTACACAGAACGGACATTTACGGAAACATCCCCGCGTCATAAATCCTATTGAGTAGTCAGTATAATAATCCCAACTCCCTCTTCCGACTCTCTTTTCTCCCAGTTTTTTTCCTATAGGGTTTTTTTGGTTGCCCAGCCAATCATTATATAGATTATAGTCTGGCATATGATGTTCAATTTCATCAGGCAGATTTGGGGCCTTATCAAAGAAGAAACCCGTTCCGCCATATTCAACATTTGGCCTTTCTATTGGACTTGGTATAAGTACATTGCTTTGGGGGATAACTGTTTCGGTGAATACTTTTGATATATATACCTTATCGTATTTGTCAATTTGAGAATAATTCAAAAGCAGACTGACCCTATCTCCCTGTTCTTTATGGTGGCCTGATAGTTTCATACAAGCAAGGTTAGGAAAACTGTGACTTATTTTGTTATCCAATAAATCAGCATCTATAATACCTACGTTTTTCATATTTTGAATACCTCATCTGGTATTTTGAATTTGTTAATTTCTGGAATAAGAATTATAAATTCATTTATACAAGAACAATGAAATCCCATTTTTGTTTTCTGTTCTCCATGGAGAAGTCTATTCAAAACCTCAAGCGACTGGTTTCGTCTATATATACAAATATCGTTATGACATATTTCTTTATGATCACAATAATGCATATTTTTATTTTTTATTATAAACATCATAATTCAAATACATCCTTTGGTATATTAAATTCCTTATATTCTTGGCATTGTGGTTTTCTACAATTTTCGCGACACTCTGTTATTTCTCCTGGAAAAGCACAAAAATAGTTTGAGCCACAATCACCAGTATGTTGATGTGGAATGCTGTGTTTACATGGTGTGGTATTACAAATTCCAGGTATTGTCCCATTACATCCATATTTACATATGTATAATTGTTCTTTCATATCTCAAACTCTTTCTTTGGTATTTTTAAGTCTATCTCAAATTTTTTAAATTCAACACAATAAACATCAGCATACATTATCTGACAATGTGTTTTCTGTCCAGAGTGTGGATGATCATGAGCAGAAGCCAATGGACATTTACGAGGATGATCGTAGTTGTATGATTTGCTATCAAATGCTTTTTCTCCATCACACTCATTATTTTGAAACATATTACATATGCATTTCATATTATTCTACCTTGAATAATTCTTCTGGAATTTCCACCCTTCTCTTATATTCGGGGCATTTTATATGATGGTATCCATTTCGCAGAAGACCTTCTATACAATATTGTTTTGAGTTCGCGCAATACCATATTTTTTCGCTGACCGAATTTTTTCTTGCCAAATACCTACAATCTTCCATCTTATTCCTCCTCGATTTTTGGTAAAGAAAATGTTTGTAGATTGCTCAAACGAAAACCCTTTTTGCTTACCGTGTATAATTTGAATTGGGTATCCATATGAGAAGAAATCAATTTATAGAATAGGGTGTATAGATTTTTTTCGAAGGGGATCTTTTTTTGGAAATCAGTTGATTGCTTTTGCAAATATTCCCCTTCCCAAAAATCAAGACCAATTATATCTATTTCCATCGCCCTGTCCATGTATAATGCTCTCATTATACCATAGAAGGTAATATTATTCATTGTGCTGTAAAGCATTTGAAGTTCGGGAGGAACAAAATGATAATGCAGACCTTCGATATTGTATGATTGTAATTTTTCTATTGATTTGGTTATTTCATTCTTTCTCACTTTCGGAACAGTGAAACAGACTTCCTTTATTCCGTATTTCAAATATACTTCTTTGGGTAGAATAGACGGCAACATTCTATTTGCTATATGACTAATTTTTAGGCTTTCGAATATATCAGGGTATAAATTCATTGCGTGGACTACATTAGCATTGACAATGTAAGCATGGCAATCTTTTATTTCATCTTTTATTGAGCATATATGTCGAATGCTCTCACCGCTTGCTATCACAATTGCTTTTTTCATAGTTTGAATAAATCCTTTGATAATTCGATTTCAAATTTTATATATGGTATACATTCTGAATTTACATTTATCCTGGGACACGGAAATCTTCGTTCATTACAGCGGTCCTTCACTGTTCCATGTTTGTGAGGTTCTGCTCCAGGACAATCAGGAAAATTATGTATTCCATTTCGTGTGCATAGAATATTGTCTTTTTTGTCGCATATGTATAATTTTTCTTTCATATCTTGAATAAATCCTTTGGTAGTTCAAAAGCCAGTTTTGTTTTATAATCTGCGCACATTCTGTTTTCACATGCACCACAACTTAAATCTCCCGACCAACAATAAGTTTCTTTCCGTTGAGACATGCTTGTTTGTCCTTTTTTTAGAGAACAATACCAGACATGGGAATGACCATCAGAAGTTTTCCCCCCATTGCTTGTCATATACATACATTCAACTGTGTTATATTCTTTTTTCATATCTTGAATAAATCCCTATCCAATTCAATCTTGAATGAATAATACGGTTGGCAAACTGTAAATTTTTTTGCATGAGAGCAATCTCTTTCTTCATTGCAATGATGAGGCTCAAGAGGACGACCGCATTTATGTCTATGAGGAACTCGACCACGACAGTCTATATTTTTACAGATATTTGCCCCATCACACAAAAACAATTGGTCGTTTTTCATATTTAGAGATTGATCGTTTTTCATATTTCAAATACCTCATCTGGTATTTTGAATTTATGTTCTTCTTGCTTTTCACCATCTTCAAAATTTTTGCATATATCCGCTTTCAATAGAGCATTTATGCAGGGATTATTATCTTTCATACATTTATGCCATGATACCCCTCCCGCCCTGTCTATAAAAAGGTAATATCTGCATTCTCTATATCTTGTGTTTTTACATATAGTCATATTTCGAGTAAATCCCCTGGTATTGTTTTCGCCTCTTCCCTTGTTATTACCTTGATTTTTATGTTTGCCTTATCATCGGCAAGCAATACACCTATATTTGTAAAACCACAATCCTTTACTACCTTTTTTATTGTTTCCATTGCTTTGCTTCTGTTTGATAATGATGAAAAATTCCCCATTATGAAAAGAATATCATTCTCTTTCAAAGATAATTTTTCTATAGTCAATGCTATTTTTTCTTTGTCCATGCTTTTGTAATTCCCCTCCTTGACCTTTTCATCTTTTCGAGCAATGCTTTGTGTTTGTATTCATCAATCATGTTATCATTCAGTATGAATATATAGGTGAGATAATCATATGTTTTCTTTGGTAGGACACCTTTCAATGGATAGATCGCACCGACAAACGATGACCAATATGTTCCCGTTTTCAGATCATACAACACCCAATAATAATCATCATCGTCTTCTGCCCATCCATCCAATCTGACAACTTTGAAACAATCAAGTACGAGTTGTCCTTTCATCTTTTTTACTTCTGCTATCAACAATTTTTTGTTTTCGTCCATCAATAACTCCTATAGTTCGAATAAATTTTTTGGAAATTCAATTTTCAATTGAAAGTAAGGAATGCATTTTGTAAATTTTCCTGCTTTTCTACAATGTCTTTGTTCATTACATCCAGCATCAATATGATTGTGGGGATAATACCCTTTACAATATTCTGGGGGGTGATGGCCTTCATACCAGCAATGTTCTCCTACCCCATCACAAACAAATAATTCTTCTTCTTTTTTTATTTCCATGCTCTTTCTCCAAAATGATGTCTGGAGAAGAAACAAATACAATAACCACCCTTTTCTGGTCCTCTTTTCAGAGTACATCCATCCATATATTTTGTATTCCAATAGATACAGTTTGCACAGGGATAGGGGTTTTCTTCCCGCGTTTCTATCACTTTCAGGTCGCTTATTTTTATTATAGGCACACTATGTTCTTTCTTATAATAACAGCAAAAATTGAATGACCCATTGAAACGATATGGACAATTCGATTTGGTATGCAAACAGCGTGGTGTGGCTGGAAAAGAATTATCATAATGTCGGCAATTTTCTATACTCATTCTGCCTCTTTCAAATCCGCTTCTTCTATTGTAGGAACTGGTTTATAAAAATAACAAAACCGAAAACATTCACTATAAGAAAATGAACAAATTTCGGGCAAAGAAGTTCTTCTGCATCGTTGATGATCATCCCCACCACGAAAATCACAAAAAAAACACAAATCTTTGTCTCTGCTTTTGTCTCCGCCATAATAGATGAGCATATAGTTATCCCCTATATTATTATTATACCATAATCATAATTGATTGTAAATGTAGGTGGGAAAACAAAAAGGATAATGAAAAGGGGCCACTGGCTACTCTTTTTATAAAGAATTGTATTTATCGAGGGGTATGGAGTATTTTTCTATAACTCCATCAGATTTATATGGGATAATCCTGCTTATCAATTTATCTATATGAGACATAGATAATTTTTGATAAACATACCATAAAGAAACAATCAGAATGGATATTGTTATTTGGCCGAGAATTATTTTGTAGAAAGTTTCTTGTACTTGTTTCATATTATTTATGGAGCATCCAACGGGAATTGAACCCATATCTTATCCTTACCAAAGATAAATTCTGCCGATTGAACTATGGATGCTTATCTTATTCTTCTTTTGTTGGCCCTGGATTTCTTTTTTCTACCAAATGAGATATATCTCTCCATATCTCATTGCCCAAAAAACAAAATGCCCAGGGCAAACACCAAATCGGTAAAGTGATCATTAAGAAAAGTTTCTTATATAATAACTTCCGCATTCTCTTTCTTACATATTTATTGAATATCTCTTTTTTATATTCATCTGATGTTGGTATACCCAAAATAGCTGTCATACATTTTCCTTTCTTTGTTGCAACGTTTTGTCTTTGGTTGTTCTGTATATTACCTTCAACACATCGTCTGAATTTTCCCAAGTAAGATAATTATAATGACAGGCAGGGCAATCAACGGGTCCTGGCATTTCTTTTTCGAATTCAAATTTACATTTTTGACATTGGTATTTTGATTTTGGTATTTTTTTTATCAATTTGTATATTCCTATTTATGACCTTATTCTATTTTCCATATGCTTTCGGGCAACTTCAGCCCCGTTATACCCTTCAATAAATCTTCAATGGAAGTTTTTGTTTTGATTATTTCTTCATATTTTTCATCGTTAAGACATAATCGAAATTCCGTGTCTGTAATATTATTGAGGTCTTCTACCAGTATAGGATCATTATATCTGTTGCTATTTTTCTGCAATCCTACAAGTGCTATTTTACCAGGATTGACTTGCGAAAGAATATGCCAACCATATCCTTTTATATCAAAACAATCTCCGCGCTTAATATTTTCCATATTCATTACTCCTATATCTTCACAAAATACCTTTCCATGGAATTAATATCGGCGAGGCCATACCAATTTGTATTAGAGTAGTGGCCTTGATAATACTTATGGAAGTGACCAAAAAACCACAGGTCGGGTCTGTATTTCTTCAAGACTTCAGATAACATATATCTACTTGGGTCTGGTAAATGATTATCTCTTGTTACTGTGCTAAATTCCATAGGTGCCGTATGAGTTATCATAATATCAATTTTTACATCGGGTAAATTTTCTATGTCTTCATTGGTTATTATTTCTTCGGGAAACCAACTTACCCCCTCAATTCTGTATTGCTTATCAATAGATTTTGCTCCACCGATGAACATTACATTTCTACCATCAGGCAAAGTTAAAACCGATCCTCTCTTCATCCAATAAATATTTTGCATATGCTCTTTGATACCTGCCTCAAAAAGTGTCGGTAAATCTTCGTGGTTGCCCTCACACCAATAGATTTTTATGTTCTGGTTGTTTATACCATACTGATCCCATAATCTTTTCCCTCCGCTGGCCCCTGTTCTTATCTGACCTTGAAGTTTAGGCCAGAAACCAAAATCGCCCACTTGGAGAACAATATCATATTCGTCTTTCTCATAAAAGACTTCATGCTCTTCTCTATAAGTATGAAGTTTACGGAGAAAGTAATTTAATACTGAAAAGTATCCGTGCACATCGCCGAGTATATAGATAGTCATTCTATTCTAAGTATCTCCTTTGGTAAAAAAATAAATTCATTTGTATAAAAAGGACACGATCTTCCTTCAAAACAATAACGTTCTCCAGGAAAATCAGAACTGATATTTCCTTGATCATTCTTACAATACCAAACCCTGTTATCCCTTGTGCCTTTAAATTTTATATAGATACAATCATTCATTCTATTATAAGCATTTCCTTTGGAATTATAGTTTCTGATTCTGATTTATAAAACGGGCATCTTCTTGAGTCTCTATCCCAACTATCACAAAACTTTTCTCCCTTCTTTTCGCGGCTGCTCTGAACCCCTCCTATTTTACAATACCAAATATTTGGTTCTATAACGTTCTTAAATTTTATATGAATACAATCTTTCATTTCTTTCTCCATACTCCAGGGTAAAGATAGTAATGATATATCAGCCCGATGATAAGACCAAGTAGTATTCCAGCATATAAGATTTCCTTGATGCTAAATCCTTTTGTTGGTATAAAGCAACCCATAATCGTGCCGAAAATAATACCGATAATAAAAAGAATAAGACGATGCTTATTGTTTTTCATTTTTCCTCTTTTCAATTGTTATAAAGATAACAGCAATAGTTATTGAAGAAACAATGATTATGGTCCACCATGGCTTAGACATGAATGCGACACCATAATATACTTCTATTATATAATCAATAATCGCCCCCAAACAGCCAATGAATAAAAATTGCTTCCAGGATATCATAGCAATTCCTCAATTCGGTCTTCGTATTCTCTCAAGTTGACAATGAAATCTTCTCCATCTGTTAAGTTAAGGGGTGTTATCACCCATTCCATTTTTGCGCACAAGTCAAGGATTATTCCCATAACTTTCCAGGGAAGGTCTTCATCACGCTCATCGTTTGCATAACAAACCCCGCCATCCGAAAAGTTATTTATCGCATTGAATAGTTCTTTCTTGTGTTCATCAAATTCAATTTCATCTGTCTCATCATATGTTTCGATCACGATCTCTTTTATTTCGTCTTCGAAATCCTCTGCCGAAAAATCTTGTGGTAATAAAACTATATATCCTTTTGTCATTTTGATCTCCTTCTTACATATAAGTTATTGGGCCATTGAAGGGGTCGCCAATCATGAAGTGAGCAACAGTAGAAAATAAATATCTCTTTCCTATTTCCATTGTATTCTTATGATATTCTTCAAAAGACAGCGGTTCCTCTGTGGTCCATTCCCATTTATGGTTTCCTTCAATTTTTTTGCAATATTGCTGGTAATAATCTTTTATCATTTCTTCGGATGGAGGCTGCCCATCGTCAAACGTGATATATTTTTCGGGATGTTTCTGTAAATTTTTTGTTGCTTTTTTCATCCCTTGCAATATTTTCCTGTCAAATGAATATTGTTCTTTGTCGAATAGCCATCTAAAAGGGTTGAACATTATTTGCTCCTTCTTCTTGTTTTCTTTCCTGGTGAAATGGTCTTGAAACTCATATCATCAAATCCCTTTTCATACATCATTGATTTATCATCTATCTTTGTTATTGGAGGATTGCCTACTCCAAGCACCCCGCCGAGAAACATCGAAATTTCCTGATATGTAGTATAGGCATCCATTCTCTTGAAGAAACATATATCTTTCAGAGAAGGGTTGATAATTATTTTTGCACCATAAAATTTCGCTTTGTGTTCCAAAAGAAAAACAGGGGCATTGATATTTCGAAACAGATCAATATCAATTTTCTTTCCTGTAAAAGAGAAAAGTTTATCGACATAATATTTTTTGAAATTGCTTCCCCATTCTCCACGTTTCCTCTTATCAGGCTCAAGAAAATTTTTCAATTCTTTTTTGAGAAGGTTGATACTCAACATGCTGATTATTTCACCTGTATTGTAAACATAAAAATCTTTCGTGGTCGCTGGTGTCCCATAATTATATAGATGAACCTTTATTACTGGATACACCTTCCCGCAAAATCCCACAAGTAACGTGGTAAATTCAATATCATAATTTCCCTTCATGCTTCGTTGAGCATAACCGAATATAGGAATATCTATAAAGGCCGTCTTATATTTTTCAATCAATAACTTATTTTCTTTTTCTTCTACCAGTTGTCTATTATAGACAAGGGTTTTATCATATCCAAGTTTTTGAACGGTGTCATAATAATCGTGAAATTTACTTATAATTCTCATTTCTTCACTTCCTTTATATCCCAATGGGATGCGGTTCCTTCAATGCTTACCCATCCCATTCCATCAAATAAATCTCCTGTTACATCCTTCTCATCCAATTCCTTAATGAAACGTCTTAAATCCTTCACGATCCCCTTTCGATCTTTTGCTTTTATCTTTGCTGTGAATAGTAATGCTTTCATTCTGTTTCCTCTGTTATCAGTTTGGTCATAATCCATTTACATTTTTTTGCTCTCTTCAGCATATCCTTTGTGCCTTTGCTCTTTTCTATATCATTATGAAATGCCAGGACAACACGAATATCAGTGTTTTCATCAAGCATTTGCTGATTGCGAAGGACACCAGCAGCCTTGCCATATTTTTTCCAGTTAGCAGGATACGCAAGGGGTTTTTCTGTAAATAATTCTTTGGCAATATCATCAGCCATTAGATCGGCCCCACGACAATTACCATGGACAACAATGGTGTCTTTGGGAAATTTAGATAGTGCTTCCCGAATAGTTTCCTTTGAAGTCCATTCCCTATCGCCAGTAACAAGAATTTTCACTCGTCTTCCTCTTCCTCTTCATTCTTACCAAAATATTCTTCCAGTTCCTTGTCAATTTCGGTGGTGGGTTTCCAATTCAGAATTTTTCCTGTGTCCAAGTCAATATCCAATTCAACATCATCCCCCCCGCCGAGGAATTTAGGAACATATCCATCATATTCTCTATTATCCAATGACATAAAAAAACAATCAGAACAATGCGCTTGAATTTTCAATACTCTCATTTATTTTCCTTTTCCTGCTCTTCTTTTTTCGTACATCCTTCATCTGGCTTTGGAAGATATGGTGAGCAGCCACATTCAGGGCATTCACCATCATTATCTGTAGTTCCTTCCCATCCACAATGACATGTAATTGGAAATTTAAGATGTGGAGCCATTTATTTCTTTTCCCTCTCCATCTCTTCCGCTGCCGTGCTATACCATTTATCAAAACAGGCCATGCACATCAGCACTTTTATTTTTGTGTTGCCGATGAACCTTATTCTTGACTGTCCCAGCCCTTTGCCTTTTTCATAATTCCCTGTAACGGGATTTTTTCCCCATTGTCTCTGTTCTTCAATCATCGTTTTTGTAATGTAGATAGCGGGGCCGTCTTTTATGCTTATCCCGCAATGGATACACTCATTTTTTGTTATAGTCCAGAAACCCATTTTTATTCCTCCCTTCTTACTTCATCATGGCCAATTTCAAAAACCTTTTCGCAGAAGAAACAAATATAAAATGCTGGCATTCGTAACCTACTTGCCCAATGGGTCAATAAATGAACAAGCTTGCTGCAATTTTTACATAATGATTTTTCTGTTTTCTGTATTACATAATTGGAGTTCATTTATCTGTTGCTCCCTCCCATATAGTTTTGCCATACAGTTTTATTTTCCATATCCATGTTATGGACACAAGACAGGCAATAAAAATCTTTTTTCTCATCCCAAACAAAAGCGTCCAGAATATCGCCGATGGGAATTGTTTCGCCGCAACCAGAGCATTTATGTTCCTCTTTGCTGTAACAAATTGTGTCGGAAATCATTTTTTCCTCTTTTCTTTTACCCAATTTTCAAAGTCTTCAATTCTTTCATCATCTTCTTGAAAATATTCCAACACCATATCCAAAAATTCTGTGGTTTCGGCATCGGCTTCCTTTTTCCAATCATCCTCTCTACCGTAACTCATTTTTTCCCCTTTCTCAATCTCTATATGGGTCAAGTCTTTTTGCAATCCAAAAAGCATCCTTTGGGTTTGCCTTCAATTTGAGGGTTTCGGATTCGCCGAAACAGCTTATTTTGATTTCACCCAATTTCTCTTCACCAACAGCCACTTGAAAAAATCCTGCTGAAGTTGGAGCAAATCCCGCATGACCAATTCCTCTCGCCACATCCTTGTGAGAAAGAACGGGGTCAAAGATAACAGCATTGGTTTCGTTGAACATAACATACTTCATAAACTCCATTTTATTCTTCTCCCATTTTATCTTTCATATTATGGATAGGGATTATTCTATCAAGTATCTTCGCAGTAGGTTCAATCGCCACTTCAATAATTTTCGCATCCTTATACGCATCAGGACATTCATCCAAAGTTCCTTGTCCTACAGAAGTTGAAAAAATCCCTTGCATATCAGACTTGAATTTGTTCAAATCCAATTCCCTTTTCGCTCTTGATCTTGAAAAAAGTCTTCCCGCCCCATGAGGCGCAGAAAAATTCCATTCAGGATTTGACTTTCCTTCACAAATCAAAAGTCCATCCCTCATATTGAAGGGGAGAATAAAAAATTCCCCTCTGTAAGAGCGAACAGAACCTTTTCTGATAATTTTGTCTTGAGGGTCAATATAATTATGAATGGTCTCAATTATCTGAAATTTTTTCAGGAAACCAGGAAGTAAGTTCAAAATCTCTTTCATGATATATTCTCTATTTACTTTCGCATATTGTTGCGCAAAATACATATCATCCAAATATCCTTCCACATTTTCCCCTTCAAGATATTCCAATCCCGTAACCTTTTTGTCAATCTGTAAAGATTTTTTCAAATCGTAAATTCTTTTTCCAATTTCCGATCCGTTTTTCGCGGTTCTTTTGATTTCTTCAACCCCCGCATCCAATAAAACTTTTCTGGATTTTCCATCCCTTCCCGCCGCAACTTTCTGCCAGTATTCGCAAACCTTATACCCAAAATTCCGTGATCCAGTATGGATAGTCAACCAAAGGTCTTCATTGAAATCTGATCTTCCGATTTCAATGAAGTGGTTCCCCCCTCCCAAACTTCCGATAGAATTTATCGCATAGGTCAAATCAATTCCAATCTTTTTGCAAGTCTGCTCAAACCATTCATAGGAATATCCATCTTTCCATACAAAATCCTTCTTCATATGGATTATTCCCCTTTGATGAACATTCATTCCGAAAGGTACTTTTTGTCTGATAGAATTATCCAATTCAGGAAAATTGATTTCAACCTTTCCGATATTCGCAGACAACATTCCACACCCAATATCGACACCTACGATTGAAGGAATAATTTTCTCGCTTGATTTCATGGTGAAACCAATACAAGAGCCTTTTCCAGAATGACAATCGGGCATGATTTTTACGGGGTTCGTAAAAGCACAATGGTTTATCATAGAAATAATTTGAGCAATACATTCAGGCTCTACATGGTCAATCATTATGTCAGCATTCGTGTATTTTCCATTCAAAGTTATCATTTCAATATTCTCCTGATGTTTTCATTCTATGACAATTCGCACAAAGTAAATCGCATTTTTCTGCTTCTTCCAAAATATCTTTCCATCCATATCTCATAAAAGCCGTCAGTCCCAACCAAAATTTTCTTTCCCCTCTGATATGATGGAAATCAAAAATAGAGGCATTTTTTCCATCGTATTTTATTTTACATTCGGGATTTGAGCATTGTCCACCTTTCAATAAAATCAATTCTACTCTTTTTTTATAACCATGTCGTTTTTTGGCTTTTTGTCTTGCTTCTCTGTTTCTATGGTTCCATTCTCTTTTGTATTGCCCAGGATCGGAATATTTTCTGCCATTATGCCCGCTTATGTAGAAATGAGGTCTTCCATATTTGTCTGTTTCCTCAATTTCTTTTCCACAACCACAGGCGCAAAAAATCATATTTTCCTTCTTACAAATTTTACTTCGCTCCCAATTTTCCTGCACCAATCTTTTATCGTCCTATAATTGGCATTTGAAAAGAAGCAATCCCGAAATTGTGAAAAGGTTCCTTCAAATGTATTCCCATTATCAATTATGATTATTACCCTTTTCATCCAGTTTCCTTTTCTTTCTCAAGATAGTCTTTGTGATAATCAATCGCAGGGTCTTCTTTTTCAACGGTAGCACAATTACATTTTTCACACCAAGGATTTTGACATTCCCCACAGCAAGGGCATAATTCATATTCACACACACTACAATATTGCTTTTCGTTTTCCATATTCCCTCACTTTCTTACCACGATACGTTAATGAGATATTCCCCCTCATCAAGAATGCCCATGTTCACTAATTCGGTTAGAATATGAGAGGCCAGATAACGTCCCTTTCCTGTTAGTTTCCATTCATCAAATTCTTTTCTTCCCCACGTATCAAGAGGCTCTTTTTTGATATTAAAAGTATGACTTGAATCATTACCACATTCTACATCGGCAACAAATTCATAATCATTTCGGCCAAAATGCTTTTCTACCAATTCTTCAAATTCATAATAATCCATTTCAATAAAAACCGTTTTTTTCACCCTATTCCCTCACTTTCTTATTATATTATACCATAAAAAACATATGCTTGTCAATGTTTATTTTCATTGACAAGCATAATGAAATCAAGGGGTTATAAGATTTTTTAGGGGTTCCTGGCGATTTTTAACTTTTCCTCCATCATTTCTACCGCCCCATCATACCATTTTTGTGCTCCAGGATGGGATTTACAGACAAGAGTACCATTAAAATATACCCATTGATCAAATTCGGCTCTTGTCCATACCTTTCCACAAATGAAGCAAGGAATGACTTTTTCTTTGGTGGGGTCAAACCTGTTGTCTTCGTTCATTTTTTTACCTTCTTCTCTTCCATCGGTGTTCCTTCGAAAGTAATTCTGCCCTCTTTGATGCGATAATATGCTGGGCAAGTTTCCCGATTAGAGTGTCTGCTACAATACGCATTGCATCTTACTGACGCGGAGCATCTTTCCTGCTCGATCAAATCCTGTGGTCGGATTTTCTTCGCTCGGCGTTTCTCTTCTCTTTCTTCTCTTTCTTCAAAGTCCATTTTTTCCTCTCTTTCAATCGTCATTTTCTAAATCACCATATTTTATTGCTCTGATTATTTTTTTGATTGTTACTGATAAGATTATATATACAGCAACGATCAAAGCAAAAAATATAGTATCTGAATCTGTCCAAATTGGTGTCATTTTATTCCTAAAAATAAAGTCTCGCTCTCAATCCGTAAATATCAATCGGTCCCCGCGCGTGGTTACTGGTGGGGTTGACGATGCGCTGGTAGTCGGGTGTCAGTTGAAAATATTTTCCCATCTGTATTCGATAATATGTCTCATAAACCATTTCATAAAGAGGGTCAAGTCTTCCATCACCAATCAGCATTCCGATCCCGCCTTTGTCAAGGTATTCTCTATGAATGTCTGAAATTCCATTGACGGCATAAGCGAAACCAAAATAGTCTTTGGGTCTGTTCCAATGAATACCATTAAGTTGAAATCCCATACTGAAATGTCTATCAACTTCAGCATATGACCATGTTGAAACCTGGCCTTTCTGCCAACCCAATCGCATGAAGGCACCCGTTTCGCCCTTATCTGCTAACTGTTGCTCAAAGTTTACTGTTGCTCCATAGGTGCTTCTTCCAGGCTGTTCATTCGCGTGAATACTTGGAATTGTATTGGTAGCAGAGGCGATATTCATTGCATCCTGATACGTTCCCATCCTTCCCTGATTATGATAGAACAAAACCTTTACGGTTCCTGTTTTATATGGTTTGTAGCCGATCTCAAGATTGTCTCCCCGCGCTCTGTAAACATCAGTGTCCATATTGTAGCCATTGGCAGTTGTCGGTTCCATAAAACTGCCGAAAACTATTCTCCACTTTTCCAGAACATAGGCAATAGAAACCCCATAACTATATCCCCTTGTGTCAGAAGCATAATCCCATGCGGGGTTGAAAATAAAAGAGTAATTCAGAAATTGGGTTTTCGTGTTATTTGCGTATCTATTCCAATCCATATCATCGGTCGCTGCAAATTTTCCGAATTTTATATCAACCCTTTCTTTTGCTTCGCGGCCCGGGAGTTGGCCAATTCCCCTTTCGACTTTTATTGTTTCATTTGATAGAGGAATTGAATATCGTAAATATAATCTGGCAACATAGGGGTCGTCACTAAGTCCTGCCTGTCCTGCCCTGATAACATCACCATTGGAATACCCACCCAAACCATATCCGTTGCTTACACCCGCTCCCCGAAACATTTCAACGTCCCAATAAGCCTGTAGGTTCTTTGTTACTTGACTGCCAAGATAAAGGCCATAGGTGTGAGTTATTTTTTGGTCAGGAACAAAACTCTTCTCTCCCTGATATGGATTTTTGAATGAGGGAACAGACTGGTATATTCCCGTTGCCTGTGCACCCAAAAGTTGTGGTGTCCAGTCTGGTTTCTTTTCCTCTCCATAAACGGAGATAGGAAATAATATCAGCAGAAGAAATAATATTTTAGGCATTGCCTTGTGGTATAACATTTTCCATAAATTCCTTTTCAAAGTTTTCATTGAAACATCTTTGTTTATAAAACAGTTGGAGCAAATAGTCAAATTGCAATTCTGTAACCATCTTGCCCTGATTTTTGTCAAGCAAAATACCTTGAAGGGTAAGAATAGTCTTCATAGCAATGAGATTATTCTCTTTGGCAGCAGCCCTCAATGCATCTCCAAGTTTCTTAAACAGGTCTGTTTCTGTTATCGGATTTTCTGCTTTCGGTTTTTCTTTCTTCTCTAAGGATTTCCGAAAGATTTTGGTAATTTTGGACAACAGCGTTTCTACAATCATCATATCCTATTCTCCATCCTAATTTAAATGCTCTCACAACAACCAAAATTATGATCAAAAAATCAATCATATATGTTGTCATGAGAATGTTAAATGCTAAATGCTTTTGAGCATCAGGCAATTGATCTTTCAAAAAGAAATAAATGAGCAACGGTATTCCAATTATTAGTAATACCGAAATAATTTTCAATATTGTCAATATTGTCTTTATCATTTCCCCGCTTCCCATCTGTCAATGGTTCCTGAAATTCCCATCTCGAATTTTTCAATTCCGATATAAGGAATTACACCACCGACATATTCATTGTCAGAAGTGTGGACATATGGCCGATAGAGGGTGACAAAGGTGGCATTTTTGTTTATTACAGTTGCCACACTATATGCCGCAATTCCAGTAATACGAACAACATCCTTTACTTGTAAATCCTTGACATCAACCTTTAACCACATCGTTTTTTCTCCCTTCTTATCGAAGATATTTTACAGGGGTAAGAATAAACCCCAATCTGTGTAGAGTGACAATAATCCCGATGGCAAACATGAAAAAACAAATCATTTTTATGACAGTATTAAACCATCCCCTTTTGCTCAAAATAATGGTGAGAAATCCAAAGATGAGCACCGAAATCCCGATAAAATAATTTGTCAACGTTTCCATTTTTACCACCTTATCTGTTTCAGCCTGAAGGCTTTTGTTAGCATATATCTGATTCGATGATTTTCATCATCAACACAACCATGCTCGAAAATTTTGCCATCGACACCCCACTTTTTTCGGAGATAGATGCCCTCTTCTAATTCCACAATGGCATCAGATTGTAGGGGGCCGAATAGGGGCGCATCTTTTTCCTCTTTGATGAGAATTTTTTTGATTTGGTTTTTAGTCATTTTATTCCTTTACGATTTTTATCAATCTAAAAAATTCAATCAGTTTATCTATGGCCCTACAATACATTCGTCCCTGATATTTCATCAACTTTCCGTTTTTGTAAATACGTTGAAAGTTATATGTCATTCTTTCTTCAAGTTTCACTTTAAGAGGGACTAATCCTTCCTCAATTTTTGTTACTATGTAATACCCCTTTTTAAATTGGGGGACACCAGGACTTTTCAAAAAATCAGTCGTATTGTATATGATAGAACCTTCTTTTAATCTGAACATTTTACTTTCCGAATTTTCTACCCTTTAGGGTGTAATACATTGATCTTGACAGATCGGTAAAATTCCACGTTTTGCAGGTCACTTCATAACCTTGTTTCCGTAAATCCCGCGCTCTGCGATTGCGAATTTTCATCGCATCGGGGCCATACTTCGTATCGGAATATCCTTCTTCGATGTACTTCATTATTTCCCTTCTCCCTTCAAAACGTCAAGAGCCTTTGTTCCCGTCAGCCAATTAAATTCTTTGCGCATCCAATAATTTTTGATCAGTTCCATCGCCTCTTTGACTGTCGGATATGGGTCTCTCTCTTTCGGTAGAGGCCCATATTTGATATTTCGGGCAAGGTTGAGAGCATCCTTGGCGGTGTATTCCATTATTTTATTCTCCGGGCATTCCGCTTGATCTCTGCCACATAAACATCACCCATTTCACCATCAGGGCAAATCGGAGTGACTACATCACAAAACCACCGAGCATACTCATTTTTCGCCTCTGCCTCTGGCGATTGATATTTCTTCAAAACATTCCAAGTCCAAGAATCACCAAAAGACTGCCATACTTCATATGGTTCATTTCTCTTTCGGGTTTTCGCACATTCGTTTTTCGCCATTTTATTTCCTTTCTTATAAAATCTGTTGTTTCAGATTTTCGGTGAAAAGTGATCTGATAGCATACAATTCACCATCCCCATCATGAGAAACATCATTGATCAATGAATGCAATTCAGAAATTTCTCTATTCCAATGATCAATGATAAACTTTAAATCTGGAAGTCTTTTCTCCAGCATATTCGCGGTTGCTTCGCCCTTCAACCATCCAGCATTATGCTCACGGATGAATTTCATGTCAACTCGCTTTTCGGGGTTTCGGGAAACGTAACCAAGGAATAAATCAACCTTGTTGTCATAAGGAATATCTTTTCCCCAAACCGAAAGATGAAGCATTCCATAACGATCTTCGAAATAAACGATATACCCGTCTTTCTCTCCCGCATTTATCATGATCTTGATAACATCGGTAATTCTCTTTCCTAATTTCTTCCCCTCTTTTTGCTCAAGAATTTCAAACAGGGCAGAAACAATTCGATGATTTCTCCGTAAACGGATGAGTTCATCCTTGATCTTTTGAGTGACTACCTTGAAATCCAATTTGATTTGATCCATTTTTTTTCCTTCCCTTATTTTCTGATTATATTATACCAAAAAATCGGCAAAGTGTCAAGAGAAAAATGCATTACATTTGTTGAGTAAATTCAACGAGTTTGCCAGCAGAAAAGATGTAATTGACAGGATCATCGGAGGGAACTACCCTAAATTCCTTTGCTCCAAACCACCGAGAAAGTAAATCATTGCCATAGTCTTTGCCCTCTTGATCTGTTCCAAAACGCAGAGCATTGGCCACAAATTTCGTTTCCCCTACCGCCAAAATTTCGACTTTGAAAGACATTTTTTTCTCCTTTTTTTGTTCGGGTTCATAACCACAATTTAAGCATCGGCCACCAAAAGTCATATGTCTTGCTTCGCAGGGTGTTATATGGGATTTCTTCACTTGTTTGTCCATATGCTGTTTATGCGTCATTTTTTTTCTCCTATGCGGTCAAAATGTCCGATTAAATGTCCGTATAATCGAAAACAACAACCCATTTTCGATTTTTTGTGGTAAACATGAGAGGCACAAGAATGATAACACCATCTTTTCGCTTTTTGAAATCAACGGCGTTCCTAACATCGGAGAAATATTTCCAGGCAAGGCGATTTTTGGGAATTTTCTTTCCCTTGTCTCCTGTCATTCTGGAAAGGGAAAGTTCGAATCTGGTCATTTTTTTCATGTTAATTAGCAAGAATAATGGAAAGGGTTTTTTGCGCCTTTGAGATCTTTTTTTCTACCGGCACCATGATGGTTTTTCCTGTCCAAAACTTAAATCCACCACAAGAGCAATGTAAACCCGGGGCATGATCAACATTTCTACAAGTGAAACAAAGGTAAGTCTTATACTCTCTCATTTTTTCCATCGTTTTTTCCTTTCCTTTCCTCATTTTCTGATTATATTATAACATTTTCTTATAAGATTGTCAAGAAAAATGTTTTTCAATGAAATCAGGGGGTTATGGGGGGTTTCGATGGTCGTTTTTCCTTCATCATACCAATTTATCGTATAATTTCCCGTAAATGTCTATGAGAAGACTATCCCATGCACAATAATAATGCATTGGAAGGACTTTTTTCAGGGCTGGAATATATTCACACCGATTTCCATCTTTTTCTTTGATGGTTTTATTACAAATACCGCAAATTATCTTCCCCTTGTCAATACATTTACTGGAAAGAATGAAATGTTGCGTTTTTCGGCATCGAGAAAAGCCTTTTTTTGCCTCTTGAATACTATCCGCAACGTGATAAGCGCATGCACCATTTTCCCAGGGCTTTCTAAACATTATTTTATCCTTTCAGTCTCATGAAAACTTCATCCAAGGGCAGAGGGCAATTTTTAATCCATTTAATATCAGATTTTACAATCCATTTCGATAAATCAATTCCTTCAATATCAATCCCTTCAAAAATATTTAGTCTCAGGCTCTTATTTTGCGTTTCCATCTTCAAATTCAGCTTTTTGAAAGTCTCAACATCTTTTTGTTCATGAAGGGTAAGACAAATCCCATTAATATCATTCAAAACACTCAAAAAATCGGCTGTATTATCTGTTTTTGCTGTATATAAATAAATTTTAGTGTTTGTCTGGTTTCTAATCTGCCTGACGGTCTGTTTGACAAATTCGGGTCTCAATAAAGGCTCCCCTCCAGTCAACATAATTTCCGTATATCCAGAAAAATTGTCTGTCTCTGGTAATTCCTTGAGGTTCCAATCTTTATTACAACACCCCACACAATTCCTATTACAATTTTCAAATAAAAGAAGACGAAGTTTCATATTTTTTCGATAAAGTCCTTTCCGTCAAATTCAAATTTGCGGAATGCCTTTGATTGTTCGAAAAGTTCGGGTTCTACACCGTCAATATCCCAGGTTTTTTGTTTATCCCATCCATATCTTTTTCTTTTATATCCACCCAAAGTTCTAATCAATCTTCTCATTGCTGGCACTATGTCTTTATGCCACAGCATACCCTGTGTTTTATTTACCTTCATAAATAATGTTGGGATTTTCTCACCAAATAAAATAAAGGTCAATAATTCAGGTTTTCTCATTTTATTCCTTTCCTTATTTCTGTCTTGGAATTTTGACGGTCAAATTATATTGATAATCGGGTGAACCGTCTTCGGAAATAATGTTTCCCATTTTTTTTATTCGTGTCAGGGAAAGTCTGGGGTGAATTATAGCAAGATTTTCATTGATACTCTTGAGATTATCTTCCATATTACCAGAATGAGAAACGTCAATCAGGATATACTCATTTTTCGGCCTGATAGCAATGAAAGTCAGGCCAATGCTCCACATGAAAAGGTCGTTTCCCGCGATTTTTTTTGTCGGTCTCTGTAAAAGAAAAAGCAGGTCTTTATTGGTTGTCTTTTTCATTTCTTTACCTTTTCCTTTCGATTTTCTTGATTTGATTTTTTTTATCTATAATTTGTTTTTCTAATTGCCAAATTTGACCTTGGATTTCCATGATCTTTTGGTGTTTAGGCAATCTTGCTAATGCTTTTTGCTTTCTCTCAAAATCTTCCGCATCTGACCATGATGCTCTACCTTCTGCTTCGGGTGTAAACATTGTTTTTTCTCTCACTTTCCTTTAAACACCATATTTTTGATAAACTTCTCGCTTCAAATTTTTGGCCAATGTATATTTTCTGATGTATTCAGAAGGGGTGCCGATGAAAGTATTATGGGGATTGTATTTCAAAGTCATAGAAACCGCAATATATAATTCCCGTAACTGTTTGATTGCTTCTTTTCTGGCTATCGTTTTCACTATCGTATGAATACTCATTTTTCCTCACTTTCTACAATAATTATAACAATTTTGAAGGGTTTTGTCAAGAAAAATCTTTCAGAATGAAATCAAGGGGTTTCAGTAAGGGATAAAAAGGGTAAACGGGGATAAAGTAGGGATTTTTTGTATCCAATGTAGACGGGAAGATAGCGAATACCAATACCTTCGATAAAAGTCATAAGGTGGGCAGCATTATGAGGGTCAGTTTCTCTTTTTCCCTCAAAATCTTTGTTATGATGGCAATGGGTTTTTCCGAATTTAACTTGATCTGTCCAAAAATATCGTGAATTGTAAAGGTCAACTCCAAAGAGAATCACTTTTTCGTATTTCATCTGATACCACAACTCAAAAAGCATTGTGAATGAAATTCCACCCACACAAGTCAAAATATTTTGATCTTTTTGCTCTGGCATCTTGTAATTTGGAACTGGTATTCTGGCATCACCCAATTTTATCATTTTATACATGTAAATATCAAAGGCATCGGGACCAATCAGATCAACAATCTCCTGTGAGTGACAAATGAATTTTACATTTCTGTATTTGTCGGCTCTCTCTAAATGCCGATGTCTCCATATTACTCTATCACGGTTTTTGACTTCCACATGATAGAAGTTTGGGATGAAAGAATGATAATGGAAATTGTTTGATGTCCAAACATCAAATTTTTTCATCTTACTCCACTCTTCAGTGGTTATATCATTTATACTTTCACCACAACCAAGGAAAATAGCGGTATCAGACTTTTTTTCTTTGAATATGTCTTGTAATTTGTATATCATTGTAATAATTTTTCGATCATTCGGGCATCTTCGCGTGTATCGACCTGAAAACTCTCCCAATATGAAACAATATGATACAACGGCTTCTTTCCTATTCGGCATTTTGACTTCATAAATTGTTTTCTGGTGGTAATGAAGAATGCTCCCGTTTCAATACAATATCCGCTTGCTCTATTCTGTCTTCGCCCTCTATTTTGAGGGTCATAATTTACCGGTTTGTCTTTATGGAAATCCCATATCAAAATATCGTCTGTTGGCAGAACGCTGAAACAACAATCAAATCCAACAGGACGGGTTGTAAATTCATAAATGGCATCATCCAAATCCTTGACATTCAATAGGGGGGAAGTTGCCTGTAAAAGAACAATTATGTCATAATATATGATAGAAGAAAAATGCTCCATAACGCTTTCAGTAGTTGAATCATCCTTTGCCAATTGATCAGGTCTGATAATTATATTTGCTCCTTTATTTCTACAAAAATCATCTATCGCCTGATTATCTGTGCTGACATATGTATTTTCTCTGCCAATATATTTACTATTGAAAGATACATCGAGCATATATTCAATAAGCGGTTTACCATTTATTGGATAGAGATTTTTCTTGGGGATGCCTTTGCTTCCCCCTCGCGCGGGTATGAGAGAAACTATTTTCATTTATTTTTTCTCCTCAAAAATCTGATAAAATCCAAAATCAACCATTTTATATGATAACTTATTCTTTGCTGTTCTTTCCAAGAGTCATATTTTGTTTTACTCATTTTCTTCTCTTTTATAAATGATTTCCGAGTTAGATGGTTTGAAATCGTCTATATTTCTTTCTTTTTCTTTACAAATTATATGGAAATTAATTAGGAAATCCTGAAATAAAGGAAAGGTGTTCCATTCTATATTATAAATTTTTTCGCGGATTTCATAGTTGTTTTTATCAATCACGGACCATATATCTATTTCTGTTCCAAGTTTCCTTTCCCCTCCAGTCAAGGCTAAAACAAATTTTATTTCAGGTATTTTTTTTACTCTTTCAGAAATGAAATTATATAATTTTGTCTTATCATCATTTTCTTCTTCATCCTCGACGGGACCATATGAATCAGCATCATGTTTTGCCAACGCATCAAGATATGCTTCTTCTGATTTACTCAATTTTCGATGTTCTAATTTATATAAGATAATGTCTATCCATTGTTTCGGATTCCACCATTTATCTTTCATTCATCATCCTTCCTGAAATATTCTTTTACCGTTTCAACCAATTCAGTTATATGCGTTCCGAATATAGGTTCGTATCCCCGTTTTATGTCATTCAATTTTTTTTCGTATTTTTTGAAGCGAATATCTTTTGTTCCCAGTTCGGATTTATGCGCACTCCAAATTATCGAAGTGCTATTCTCATGGTGATCCATATATGATCTGTCAAGTTGTAGCCATCTCAATTTTTTTGGTATATATTTCGCATGTAACTCTGCCAGTTTTGGTTGATCTTTATTAAAGAAGTATTTTCCATCCAGTAGATAAATTTCCCAATCTCGCAAGAAATCTATTGCCAGCGTTGTTGGATTTGCTATTATAATACCACCAGCAATCTTTAATGGATTTATTAGTAAACCACCAAGATCATTTTTCATCATTCTATGCTGTAATTCATCGGGTATCGGCTTTATTAGCATCATGTCTGCATCCAATAAGACATGCAGTTGATATGTATTCATAACAATAGAGTTCAAAAGAAACGATGCTTTATGCGCTATTATCTGCCAGGACATTTCAGCCCCTTTTATTGGTTCAATTGTGTTTCGTAAGACTGATATTTTATTTGGATAGTTGTAGAATTTTTCCAGTTTATTTACTGGCAAATTTATAGCATATGCGTTTATAAAGGCATCATTATGATTGAGAAGAATTGACTCTGATAGCAATTCTGCCCATTTCAAATAAGGTTCATTGAAATATATAGTAAATATCATGTTATCACTTCCTTGAAAAAATTCAAATACTCATTTGCCATATGTCTTGCTGTCAAAAATTCTGGTAGTTTTACTCTTCGTCTATCCTTATATATTATGTCCATTGCTTGCAAAATATTCGTCCGATTTTCTTCTGATAATTTATTATAATCGTCAGTATAATAAGGAGCGGGAGAAATATTATCATAACTTCCATCCCCAGAGCAAACAATACATCCTTCTGTCTCTTCTGCCATATCGGTAGCTCCCCCACAAGCATTTGTGGTGATAACAGGAATACCAGCACCAATCGCCTCAACGACAGTATTTGGGCAAGAATCTTTTTTGGATAGATGCAACGATAAATTTGCTTTCCTGAATATAAGAGCCATTTGATCATAGTACACATACTTATAATAACATATTTTGGGGTGGTTGTAAATGGCATTTGTTTCCAGATTTCCCAGGATATGTAAAAAAGCATTGTGTGACTTGAGAAATTCAAGAAACAATTCTATTATCTCTTTCAGTCTTTTATGTCTTCGCCATATAGAAGAAACCACGATATGGAATGTATTTTTATCGGGTGTATGCTCTCCTGCCCATCCATCATCAATTCCGTTGTATATCACTTTTGTTTTAGCATTATGTTTTCTTCCTTCCATATATGAAGGAACCATAATGCTTGAAAATTCTGATTGATAAATTATTCCATCGGCTATGGTATGCGCTCTGCTTATTGGGGCATTCCAGGAATTATAATTTGTTTCGGTATTATAATAAATCCCATCCACACGGATAATCTTTGGTAGAGAAGAATTTCGATGAAACAGAACATATGATAAATGAATATCCGCACTACTTATTTCATTGACAATATCACAATCATTTTGTTTCCAATAAGGCAACATTCTCCTGGTTACTATGTGGTCGCGACCATTGTCGAGATAAATTTTCATCGTTTCAGTCTTCTATATTTGGGTTTGTTATTGAAATATTTGAGTATATCTTCCTGTTCCCTTCTATGTGTTTTTTCTACTTGTAAAGGGTTTGTATCATTATAGCAATAAAGGACTTTATCTATGTATTGTATTTTGTTCGGGCTTGACATTTCTAGCATAGGGTAAAGAAGTGCCCTATCATAACTATATTTTGCATATTGGCCATCAGGCCCTTTCAAGTCATTCTTGTCTAAGGCATTCCACAAGAATGCTTTGAATGTTCGCAAATGGGTGAAAGACCATGTGTGGTTTCTGTAATTTTTGAATAGATAATCATCTTCTGTATATTTCGGTATCCAACTTGACATTGTTCCATTTGACATATATAAAAATAATGAACTTGTCATCCAACAGTCTGTCTTTTTATAAACATCATAGACTACATTCAATACATTGTTTGCATAAAGCCAATCATCAGCATCAAGCAGAACAATTATATCTTCTTCGCTCTGTATCCATGGGTCTAAATATTTTAGGGCATTGGGTATCCATTTTATATTTTTTTCATTTTGGAATACTGCCCGTTGTGGGCCAAGATGTATGGCGGCTTGTATGAATGTATCATCAGTTGAGGCATCATCCACAATTATATGTTGCCAATTCTTGTATGCTTGAGCATCCACACTTTTTATGTGGGTTGGAATATATTTCTCACAATTATAACCACAAGAGAATATCACAAAATGCAAATCTTCCATATGTCACCTCTAAAATATTCTTTTTGGATATTTTTTCTTTACTTCTCGGTAGCGTTGTGTTTCGCTATATCCTTCTGCCCTCCAGGATACTTTATCTTTTCGCGGGTCATATTTCAATACAAAATTGAAGGTGCCTGGAAAACATTTTTCCATTTTCTTATTACATTTAGGACATACAACAACATCATCATCTTTATGAACAATACGTTCAAGCATCATATTACATTTTTTACAATTGAAATCAAATAACATTTAACGACCTCCCAAAAAATTCTATCATTTTTACTATTGTTTCTGGCTTTGTTTGCTTGTCTGCTGGATACGCAATACATTTATTATTAAAATTATATATTCCATCTTCTTTATATAAACCAATCGGTCTTCCCCAAGTGAATAGAGGCTTTCTTTGAAGATTGGCTATTACTGACCAATGACCTGTGGGGCATATGACCATTCGAGCATTATCAATGATTGATATGATGTATTTATACCCATTCTCAAAATAATCCGCGCACCGCAAGACAACATTTTCTTGATTGAGATATGTTTTCATGTCTCCAACCACGATAAGATCATTCTTATATATATTCGACAATTGCTGATAGATTTCATCTATCTTCAATAAATCTTCTTTTATATCGGGAATGAACACAATCTTATTTTTGTAGATTTCTTTTATTTTTATATCTTCCGGCACAACCATTTTTTCAAAGAGTTTGTTATGGATAGGATAATTATTGTTTGTATTTTTGGTGTAGTTTAGAGAGAAGATTTCGACTTTTCTTTTTCGTGTTTGCTGTATTCTTTCTTTGAACCGCCTGATCAAAAGACCATAATCTTTGTTATTCAGGCCATCGAAAATATACCCTTCCTGGGACAATTCATTTCTACTAAATTCTCCAAAGATGGGAAATATATTTTCTTTAGGAACCCATTGATATAAGAATGTCCTGTTTGAATGAGTAGAGACATAAACTTCTTTATGTTGTATTACAGATGAAATCCATCTGGCCCATGGGCGGAAGGTTATTGTCTCCTGTTCAAAATTTCCTACATACGGTCCCAACAAAAGTGTTGTATCATCTAACATTTTTAATTGTCACTAATTATTACATTGCCTGACCATTCTTCAAAAACAGGCTGAAATGCTTTAAATTGATCAGTGCTTAATTCAATAACTTCAACATTTCTCAATAAATCTTTTAAAATATTGGGGGAGCAGAAAAGATATTCTTTGTCGAGTACATCCAAATTGTTAAAATTTAGCAATACTTTGTTGTTCTTTCGCATGAAAGAAATCAGCATATCTCCTGGTTTATTGCAGATATAATACTTTTTTGTTGTGGTTTTCAATAAGTTATTATACACTCTTATATTATCACAAACAACAAATCTGTTTGTTTTGTCCCATGTATTCATCACATTTGCTATTTTTTCTTGAGTAGGGTTTTGAAAATTTAATTGAATTAAATGAACTCTTGGAATGCTTTTTAATGCTGTATCGTTTATGTTCTCTTCATTGATAGAAATATAATCTGTACCTTTTTGTGTTATTTTCATTGTATTACCTCACATTAATTCATTTTCAACTTGACCATGGCATCAAACTTTGAGAAAGAGTTATCGGAAACAAACTCATAGATGTCTTCAATGCCACATTTTGTAACGAGATCGTTTATATCCTTTATCTCTTTGTATTTATGTGGTGGGATGAAATATTTCGTCAAGTGTGAGAACTTTCCTGTATTCATGTATTCAAAGGTTGCCTTCCTACCAGGAGCATCATTATCAAGAGCGAGAATAACACCTTTATCTGTGCTGTCTAATAACTTTTTGATGAACTCGTCCGTTATTTCTACACCCAAACTTGATGTTCCTTGATTGGGTATTCCATCAGCATCCAAAAGGCCCTCTACCACAATGATATATTTGTCTCTTTTGAATTTGTCTAAATTGTATATAATCCGACTTTTTTCTGTTGGTGGATTTTTATATTTTCTTTCTGGATTTGACTCTAGTGACCTTCCCTGAAAATATATCATATCATTGTTATTGAAAATAGGAATAATCACTCTGCCTTTATAGTCTCCATGGTAGGCAATATAAATTCTGAAATTGGGAGAAATTTTTCTTTCATTGGCGAATTTTACCAATGCCTTTTTATGCGCCGTTTGAATAATCCCATCGGGTTCATCGGATAGGCCGATACAATCCTTCAATATGCTGTTATATAAATTGTAGGGAATGTCTTTGTAAAGGTCTGGTTTATATTTGGGTGCGGAGAGTGCTTTTATAATTCGGTCGGGGTCGTATCTGTCTAATTCTTTTTTGGCATCATTATATGATAGGCCATTCAATTCTGCATACAATTCGACAAATGATCCAGATCGCCCACAGTTCCAACAATGCCATGCTGGTAAACCATTTTTATAATCAAGATTGAAACGTCTCTTTGATTTTGATTTTTTGCTATCACCACAGAGGACACATCTGGCCTGAAAGTGGGTGCCGCCTTTAGTTATGAGCACCTTCTGGAAATGCTGAAAAACAAATTCTCTTACCTGATCTAAAGTAATTAACATTTTTCATTTTGTTATTCTTTCTCAAAAGAATAAAATCCTAAAGTATTTAATGCTGTGAGGTATTCTCGCAACAATTTATTGTCCTTTTCAGCCACAAAATAATTTGTGGCCATATGGATACATGCGGTCGGAAAAATGACACTATCATAATATACATCGGGAATACGAGGAAAATCCCTTTTCATTGAATTTATCAAATCAGACTTTTTCATTTTTCATTCCTACATTTCCGAATGAAATTTACATTCGTGATCTATAGGTGTATACATGCGTATTTCTTTCAGCGTTTTGCCTTCAAATTTTCCCTGTATACACCTAATTATTTGTTTCTTTTGTTTGCAGTAATAACAATCTACACACAATCGAATATTATTCTTCTTCTGCATATTCCAATTCATCCACTGTTCTAATTCTCAAATATTTCTTGGCATCTTCCATTATTTTACTTCTCAAAATCGGAGGGAAAAGACTATAGAATTTCTTCGCATCTTCGGGTGATTTGATATTGAACATTTCCATCATTTGAGAAGCAATTTGAAAAGGTGCAAATTCGGGGTTCATCTTCCTGATCTCATGATACACCTTTTCAAGACTTCTCTTCAGTGTTTGACTGACAGCTTGCCTGCATACCCCTAACCTTTTTGCTATATCTTCACCGTCCATTGGTGTGGTGAAAACGATAACCTTTTTTGCTCTTTTCATATGTTTTTCCTTTCTTATGAGAGTTTATCAAGTTGTTCTTTGAGATATTTTCTTTCTGATCTTGATTCCGAAATTTTACTTCTGATGTATCTTTTTAGTTTAACTTCGGCCTGCTCTTTTGTGGAAGAAATCCAGTCAGCAGGAACAGTCATCTGTCTTTTCATGAAAATATCATCATATCGCTCTAAAGCAATAACTTCCGCAATTTCAACATGATCATCTATATGTCTTTCTATTTCAATACAAGGAAAGACCTTAAATCGCATATGGTCGAATGTCCAGTTAAGACTGGGCTGAGAAATGAAATCTTCATATACTTTCTTTGTTTTTTCTTCCGCTACTTTCTTTCTTTGTTCAAGTATTGTGGTGTTTGCCCAGGGTTTAGACATTTGAAATTCCTTTCATTTCAATAGTTTATCTCCATTATATCTTATTATAGCATATTATGGATTTCATGTCAAGAGATTTCTTTTGGGTATGGCAAAACTTTCCATTTCAAGAATTTTCGGTCTTCTTTATCTGTAAAATAGACATATCTGTTCTTTTTAGAACGATAGACAACCCTCATTTTCTCTTTATCTCGTAACTCTTTTGGAATGCTCCTATGGTCTAAATCTCCAAAAGTGTAATCTTTGAAAGGAATTGATGTTCCTGTAAATATCCAATTAGTGGCCTGATAAACTTTCCCCGAATGCCCATATTTAGTATCGGCATAACTTACGAGAATTGTTCCTTTAGGAATTGTCCTTAAAACCCATCCGATAAATCGGCTTTCAGAATTTTTGGGACATTCATCTGCCATCCATAAACGATTTAGTTCAAAAACTTTTTTTGCTCTTTCTTCTCCCGCCACACCTTTAATCAATGTATGAGATGCTGGTTTACCTATGGTAAGAACGCCCACTAATCTATCTTCTAAAAAGGCACCGAATGCCCAACTTGTAGGTGCCTTTCGATGAAGGTAGTGTTCTCTTACCACCATTTCCATTGCTACCTTATAATCTATTTGCTTAAATTTTAGTTGGAGCGGAGAGGTCGGACATGAACCGCCATCTTTCTTCTGGAAGGAAGACTGTTCTACTTGAACTATCACCGCTGTATTATTTTCCATATATCACAATATTTATGTTTGGAGGTTAAAAAAGTTATTTCCATTCTTGATCTAATAATAAATCTTCTCTTCTCAAATCAAAATATTTCTTTGCTATCTCTGGATACTTTTCTTCCATTTTTTTAAGAGCATTTATTTCGGGATTTCGCTTCGCCTCTGCCTGAATAATACAATACTGTCTGAAACTTTTTTTCATGTAGTTTGGTACAAAATTACACCATGTTTTTATTGTTTGATATACATCTCTATAAGGACCATCACACTCTTTATATCGCATAATATAAGGAAGACATCCATATTCCATGAGGATTTTTATTCTTTCAAATACATCTGTAATATCTTGTTCCCAAAACTCTTCATCGAATCGGTTATTTCTATCAAATCCACAGAAAACATATAACTTCGTTCTGCGTTTGGGATTTACATATTTTCTCCACATGCGGAGTTGTTTGATTATTGTTTCTTTGTCTTCAATATTATCAAAAGCAAAAATATAATCACCAAGGTATTTACAAGAAGATATAACTTTGGCCTTTTCCTCTGTCATCATTCTAATATCCATGCCTTGTTTGAATTGAAACGGATAACCTGTTTCAATGAGTTCATCGAAAACCTCGCGCCATCTTGAATATCCCAAAATATTATCATCCCATAAAGATATTTTCTTTCTTGAAGGATCAAAAAATTCTTTTACATGGGCATGAAAAAACACTTTATCATATTTCTTATTGACACAAAATTCACACTTGCGAAAACATCCTCTGGTTGTAAAGCCAATGGAATAGTCTTTATAATATTCAAGGCGTATTCTTTCTAATCCTTTTGTTTCCATTATTTTTACCCAATTATCATATAGATGATAGTCGGGTATATGATGTTCAATTTCATCAGGCAGATTTGGTGCGCTGTCAAAGAAAAAACCTGTTCCACCATGTATTGTTTTTTTCAAAATACTTTCATCGAGAATGGTTCCAGTAAGAATTGTATCTGTGAATGCTTTTGATATATAAACCAAATCATAATTATCAATGGTGTTATAATTTAGGAGCAGTTCTGTATTATCCCCCAATTCTTTATGATAACCAGATAATTTCATACAAGCAAGATTAGGAAAAGAATGGCCTTTTCTTCTTATAAGATCAGCGTCAATGATACCTATGCTTTTACTCATTTTAAACCATACTTTTTTGAAAGAACAGAATCATTTTTTATGAAACAGAAAACTTCATCACAAAAATATTCTATATTTTTGGGTATAACTATTTTCGATCTATTGTTTTTGATCCATTTATAATCAATATCAAGTATGCCAAATTTTTTACAAAAATTTATTCCTGTAAGGGGTTCTCCAATACCAGTTATGCCCCCCTTACATGCATCCAAGGCTTCTTTATCTGTTTCTGCATCAAAACTGACAAAATATATTCTTGATTCGGTATATCCTTTTTCTTTGCAAATTTCAGAAGATTTTAATAGTTTTTGTCCAACTTCTTTGCCTTTTTCTGTATCAAATTCCGTTCCTTTCTTAATTTCATAAATATCGGAGGTCATTTTATTATTATCAAATTTTAATAAATCAAGCTCTATGCCCCGCGAAGTTTTATCCCCTTTTATTTTTTTGAGTATCTTGTAATTAAAATATATTTCTTCATTTTCTTTTACTAATGGTTTTCCCTCTTTCGCGGAATTTTCAAGCCACCCCATTTTCAGGAGTATGCATTTTACATCAAATACTAAAGCGTCACCTGTCTGTATTTTTGTAAGATGTGTTCTTGACATAAGATTGGCAAGAGATAAAGGAAGAATGTCTATATAAGCACTTTCTTTTTTGGGTTCATTTTCTGAAATTAATGTCGATATACTTTTTGGTTCTTTTGGCGGTTTTCTTTTTTCCCCTTTCATGGATTTTTTCATTACATCACCCCTTGTTTCAGGATCAGGTTCCTGAAAATTTATCTGTTTATTGATTTCTCTTTTTATCTGTTTGCTGATATTTTTTCGGCATTCTTTGCAAAATGTTTCTTTTCCCTCATCAGGCACTACAAAAAAATATGCCAAACTTTCAGTAAGTGGTTTCTTACAATTATAACAAATCATGAAAAGCCTTTCTTTATAGCATTTCTTCCATTATCTCATACTATTATATCAAAAAAAGGAAACACTGTCAAGAAAAATATTATATAATAATTTTACAGGGTTGCGGGGTTTTTAATATCACACAGTCCCTTACACTCGATATCTTCCGCTGACATGAAATCTTCAGATTTTTCTTTTTTCAAAACTTCAATAGTTTCTTCTTTGCTCAATTTATTATATATTTGACCTTCCCGTGATCCTTCAGTATAAACAGTTACGCCCTTGAGGTCACGCAAAAATTCTTGGAGTAAAATATCCAATTGTTGGGGTGTAGTTTTGGCGGGTAAGTTAATCGTTTTTGAAACGGCTCCGTCCACGTATCGTTGAACTATCGCTTGAACTTCCAAATGTTCTTTCGGAGTTAATTCTGACGCATCCACAAACCAATCTGGAATGGGTTGTTTGTTGATAAGCAATTCTTTGTATTTTGGGTGAATATAAATTCTTTCTCCAACTCTGTCTTTTCTTCTGTAAGATTTATATGGCAATGGCTCAATTCCTGATGATACTTCGGGCAATAGGCTTATCGTCCCTGTGGGTGCGATTGATAATCCAGTAACACAACGCACACCTTTATTTTTTATGTCGATGCGTAACTGGGCAGGAAGTTTTCTAACAAAAGATGCGTTGCCATAAGCAACAGGATCGAATTTTGGGAATGACCCCTTTTCTACTGACAACTCAATAAGAGTTTCGTATACGACATCCCGGATAAAACGCATTAATTTTTCTATTTCCAATATGCTGTCTTTTGAGCCATATCTGATTTCTTTAGCAAATAGATATTCTGCTAAACCCATTATTCCAACTCCAATCCTGCGAGAATTGTGTGCTTTAATATCTATTTCCTTCAAAGAATATCTGTTTACATCTATTACATCATCCAAAAATCTAACGGCAAGTTTTATTGTTCCTTCCAGTTTTTTCCAGTTCGTATTTATATTGCCTGTAATGAAATTGGGCAATACCAGTGAGCCTAAATCGCAGGAGCCATAATTTTCCAGAACGGCCTCACCGCACGGATTTGTGGTCACGACGGGGTCATAATAATACGAGTTGTTCTTAAACAGATTTGTGCTATTCAATAATCCTGGTTCTGCGACAGTAACCATATTTTTGATAATCATGTTCCATAGGTCTTTTGCCTTTACATGACCATATTCTTTCTGTTTGAATTTGAATGTCCATTCACCATTGCTCTCTACTGTCTTCATAAATTGTTCATTGACTAATACTGAAATGTTAAAGTGGGATATTTTCTTGTCTACAAGTTTGGCATTGATGAAGTTTACTATTTCGGGATGGGATACATCACAACATGCTAATCCAGCGGCTCGTCTCTGGCCTCCGCTTTCTATTGGTTTGGCAACCGCATCAGACATTTCGATAAAAGAAACCATTCCGCTTGAACTTCCGCCTTTGCCCGATATTGGGTCTCCACACGGGCGCAAGGGTGAGAAATTACATCCAACTCCACCACCTTCAGACCATAAAACAAGACAGTCTGAAAGAAATCGTCCTATTTCCTCAATGCTGTCTCCAATAGGCAACGCATAACAATTTAGCAGGCTGCCCTTTTGCTTTCCCGCGTTTCGCAATATTCTTCCAGCAGGAATAAAATCCATGTTATATATCATCTCATGGAATTTTTCGGCATATAACTTCTTATCTTTTTCTACGCTTGCTATTGCGTCTGCCACCCTGACTGTTGCTGTTTCCCAATTCTCACCATTATTAAAATATCGCGCCATTGCCACTTCTTCCGCATTTGCTGATAATTCTATCTTCTTCGACATTTATTCTCCATAAAGTAATAAAGGACAATAAATGTCCTCTATCACAATCAATATTATTATGTTATATAATTATTTTGTTTCTAAAATAGTTCTAAATTTTGATGGTTCTTTTACTGTAGGTTTCAATATTTCAGCCCAATCATCTTTTTCTTCTTCTTCCAATATTAGTCTATTGAGAAGATTGTTCAATTCAATGCTTTCTTTCTTTGCTTTGCCATATATTTTTTCGTCTGCTTCTTTCATTTTATTGGCAAACCTTTTATCAATATGCATCATCAAATCAAAGTTTACCGTTCCCGAACCGTGACCGATGATTTCAAGTTTGCTGATAGGAATAACTTCCTTTTTGGTTTTTGTCTGATATCCAATATATGGCAGTCTTTCAGAATGTATCAGAACCAATCTTTCGGTTATCTCATTCCAATTCGATGTTCCAAATATTTCTTTGGATGTGTTTTTATCAAAAGATATATCACCGACCACCATTGGTTCTGACCCATCCAATGCTGATGCTATAGGCAATTCATCGGTTATCTTTTTCATCAACCCTTTTTTAAGTTTTGGGTTCTTAGCCAATTCTTCATAACATGGAAGTCTGAAATCTCTTTCATCTTGTGCTATTCCTTCTAAGAATTTCTCAGCATTTTTATCCTTCAATGCTCTGATTGCCAAGATAGCACCCTTCATTATTGGTCTGTTTTTTGGATTTGTAATATCATCAAATTCCAGCCCCTCTTTTTCCATATGGGCCTTTACATCTTCGTCTTTTTCCATTGCCTTCTTTACTTCTTTTTGATGTTTCAGTAGATAATCTCTTACTTTGGCTTTCTTTTTGTTTATAAATTCTGTCTGGTCGAATTTCTTATTCAGTTTTTCGTCCCATTTCTTCAATTCTCCCAAACCACCAGTTTTCAGTTTGGCATCAGCACTTTTCTTCAAAGATACTTCTTCTAATCTGACACCTTCTTTCGTTTTGATTTTGTAGAATACATCTGCTGTGTCTTCAACATTGGAAAGAGGGTTTTGAAGACCTATTGCTTCTAGGTCTTCTGGGAAATCCCACGCGCCCGCTATAATATCTTTATCAGGATCAAATCCCTTATTATCATATTTCCATCTTTTATGATTTGCTTCTCTATTCTTGACTGCTGCAATTAACCATGACCTATCAATAAATCCATGGTTGCCTTCTCCCCTTTCATCAAGTTTTTGTTCTACCCCTCTTTGAAATTCTGCTACTTCAGTATCATTCATACATGTTGCCATCAAAGACATTAATTCACCAGGAAGAGATGCTTCTGCTCCCTTTGGTGCCCTTCCTGTATCAGGCCCTAAGATATGAGAGAAAGTTACACCACCTTCAGTCTTTGTGTTCATCAGTCTTTCAAATATTTGAGCATATCTTTTCGGTATCTTTCCTTTTTCAATACATGCCATTTTAGGAAATACATATGGCTTTCCTGGCATATTCAAGTTTTTCCCGCTGAAGTTGTTGTTTCGTTCTGTAAATTCTTTATTTGATTCTTTTAGATTTCTTGTATATTCTTTTTCTTTTGCAGTATCAACTTTGACAAGAGTTTTATTTTTGCCTTTGATTATTCTTTCTTCTGTTTCATATTTTGGTTTTCCAACTGCTGTTTTTACTTTTGAGGGTTTTACATTCCCTTTGGTTTCGGCATTTCCTTTGATGGCCCCTGCCTTTTGATCGTTACTGCCGGCTTCTTTATCTGACTTGGATTTTGTGGTTTCTCCACGTTGTTCTTGTTCGGTCCCTTTCCCTGATTTGACATTTTTCTCCCCTCCTGGAACTTCTTTTTCCAATGCTTTTTTAACCTTTGATGGTTTTTCTTCTTCAGGTTCCTCTTTTGGCACTTGCCCTGGTTTCAACCCTTTTTCTTTTTCAATCTGTTTGATTTTTGCTTCTTTTTCATCATTTTCCTTTTTCTTTGCTTCTAATTCACCCTGGCCCTTATCGCCACCACCTACAGCTTTCTTTACCTTTGATTCCCCTGGTTCTTTTTCCTTTCCTGATAATTCTTTCCCTGCTTCTCCTGCCTTTTTGGTTACTTTTTTATCTGTTCCCTTGTGGGTTTGAAGATATTCTTTTTGGGCATTGAAACTAAGGTCAGTCCACCATGCAGGATATTTGGGGTCGCTCTTTGACCTTTCTGCTTTCTTGAATGGTGCCTTTACTTTTTCATTTAGCAAGAAATTTCTTATTTTCATATTAATTCCTTAATAATCTATGAATTATATCATCATATTCTTTTTTAAGATTTAGTATTTTAGAAAGCACACTTTCAGCATAATCCAATTGTCTTTTATTTTTTGCATCAGTAATAACATCTATTTTCTTATCTATTATATTGATTTCTGCTATAGTAACTTGATAACTATTCTTTTCAAATTCTGTATTTTTTTCATTTATGAATATGTTGAATTTCATATTTTATCCTAATATAACATCATCAATTTATTTTCTACTTTATCATACTCATCCAAAAAACCTTTGAATTTATTCCTGCTAAAGAATTTATACATATTACTTGGATTGGGTAATTCGTATGTTTCATATTGGTTCAAAATCCTCTTTCTTATTACTTGAGGGATTTTTCTAAAATCAACTAAAATTTTATTTGCCTTATATCTTTCTACAAGGTTGTTATCTTCAATCCACTTTTCAACACCTTCCGCCATAACAACTCGAAGCATTTTATCACCAAATGATGGTTTTCTCTTTCCTGCTGGCCAATCTAAAGGTGTTCTTATATTGAATATATCGTCTTTCTTCTGCCCCATCAAACATAATTTAGCAATAAATTTTTCTGTATTTTCTTCCTTTATATATGTCTCTTCATTAGGGCAAAACAATTTTACATTTGGCAATCCTGTCAGTTGAAGAAAATCTTCATCATTGGAAATAATGACATAATCATTCTCTGGTTTATCCATACATAATATAGCGATTATATCATCTGCTTCTGCCGATTGAATTTTTATTGTTTTGAACGGCAAATTTTCTCGTAACTCATCTGTAAAATTATTCAATTCATCAAAAAATACTTGCCAGTTGACACCTTTTGTTTTATCTCTTTGTATTTTCCTGGATTCTTTATATCTTTTCCAGTACACTTTTCTCCAAGAGATAAAATCATCAACCGCCAGAACTACACCAGAGACATTATTCGCCTTATATAAAGAACGATATACATTATTGATAATCATGTATTTCCATAACTGGAAGTTTGGTTCCGCTTGTTCCAAACTTACTTCTTTTGTGAAAAATACTCTGTATACAAGATTGTTGAAATCAACCAAAATTACATTTTTTCTATCCAACACAATATCAAACCCCTATTCCTTTGCTTCAAGTCTTTTTTTAAGTTGCTCTATTTTTTCTTTTTTTGCCTTCACAAGATAATCATCATAGGGCTTCCAATCTCCCTTCCTGCTTTTTTTCATTGTTGCTATATCTTTTTCTAACTCTTTTATTTGTATTCTTATTCCCTCTTTTTTATCATTGCCTTCATTTAGAAAATTGTCAATTTTTTCGGTTATATTCATTACTTTCTCCATCCTACTATTATACCATAAAACTTGTCAATTGTAACCATCAAATTATTGTTATTTTATATGTCTTTTTTGCTTCCCTTCCATATAAACCATTTGATTTGCTCTGAATATTGGAGAGCCTTTACAGATCATTCCCCAATGCTCATACTTCTCCCCTGTATCGTCTTGATCGTGCCATCTGTCGTTTAATAATTGATAACTTAACCATGTTCTGCGGGGATCAGATGGGTCTTCAAAATAAAATTTCTGGTCATCATATCCTATTGCCACAACATAATGTCCCTCATTCCATATATCATTATATGTAAATCCTATTTGATGTCTTTTATCATAATCTGCCCATGCTTGTAAAGTTATTATGACAGGCCAACCATTATCAATAGAATTTTTAAGGTCATCTATTGTCAACCCACTTCTTGTTTCTACATCTATACCATAATATGTTGCCCCCACAATTAAACTTGTAACGGGTGTCCCATGCTCGGGTGATGATCCTAATTGTTTCATTATCATCTCTTCTCTCATATCCAAACCATAATATGCCAGAACAGATTGTAATGATAATGCTCCACAGTCATAATCATATGCTTGGCGCAATTCGGGGAAGTCCAAAACTTTTGCTGTTTTGGGTATTACTCCAACTGCCCCTCCGCCAATTTGTTCATCTACTATATATTTTTTTAGGCGCATTGTTTATACCGTTATTGCTCTATTGATTTTGTTGATAGCATCTTTAACACTATTTACTGTTGTCTTACGAAATTTTATTCTACCTGAAATATATTCTATAATACCAGCATATGAATAGTGGAGTTTTACATAGTTAGAATTTTCTATTATTCCACTAATCCATTTTTCCTTTGGGTCAAGAGATATAGTTATCAATATTGATGTACGATGTTCCCCACCAAGAGTGCTTTTATATACCTTGACATAAGGTGCTTTTATTCCTGTTTTCAGTTTTTCTATTGCTGAATCCGCTTCTTCTGGCGTAAATGATTCGGTTATATATTTTTGTAGTCTCATTTTAATTCCTCTCTTCAATGAGATATTTGTCTACTAATTGGTCTATACTTTCCTTTTTCATCATTGGTTTCATTCCCTTCATTCCACACTTTGGACAACTGCTTCTATATGATGAAAATTCAGATTGTAATGTATGACCGCAATGACTACATTTAAATTCATTTTTATGTGTTTCCATTATCGTGATTCTCCATTTTTTACTAATTGATGAGAATAATAGTCTATAATCAGTTTGTCAATTTCCTTTTCATCGGTAATGCCGTGATCTAAAACATATTCGGTTACATACTTTATTATCTCACCGACCTGTTTCCCTGGTTTCATTCCAGTAAGTTTCATGACATTATCGCCACTTACTATCTTCACCGTATTATTTATGACTTTCTGCCCAAACTTTTCCTTCGTCTCTATTGCCTTGTTCACGATTTCTTCAAATTCGTGACTATCCATAAATTGCTCACCACGGGATGCCCAGTCTGCTTTAGCAACAGCAACCAGAACGTCCCAATTCTTATCTGTGGCAATCTTGAAAATTTTGCTTGGTTTCATATCCATTATTTTATGAAACTTCATATGATTAGCAACAGCAAAGAAAAGTTTTTCTTTTTCATCATTGCTGAACTTCAATCTATCACCAATCTGGTTGACTAAATCTATACCCTTCTCTTCATGCTCAAGGTATGTTGGTGTTCCATCTGGTTTTCGAGCAAATGTAATACCCTTGCCTACATCATGCAATAAAATTGCTATATTGATAAGAGGGTCTTTGAGTTTGTTTGCTTTCAATGCTGATAAAATATGTTGCCAAACATCACCTTCGGGGTGATGTTCTATTTTCTGTTCCATTCCTTTCAGTTTGGTAATTTCGGGAAGTATCAATTCCAATATTCCCATTTCATCAAGATAGATAAGATACTTTGCAAATTTATCTCCTGTCTGTCCCGCTGCTTTCCATATTTCGTCCTTTACTCTTTCCACAGAAAGTTTCAATATGTTTGGTGCTAAATCTTTAACTGCTTTGCTTGTTTCGGGGTCTATTTCTAAATCAAATCTGGATGCAAATCGCGCTGCCCTCATCATACGAAGATGGTCTTCACCAAATCTGTCTCTTGGATTTCCAACAGTTCTCAAAACTTTATTTTTTATATCCTTCTGCCCGTCAAAGTAGTCAATGATATTTCCATCTTTATCAACTGCCATTGCATTGATAGTGAAATCTCTTCTTTTTGCATCTGCTTCAAATGACACAGCGACCTTCACGCTCTCGGGTCGTCTGCCATCGAGATATTCTCCATCTTCTCTAAATTGAGCAACTTCAAAACTATGCCCCTCTTCTCTGACAACTACTATACCAAAATCTTTTGATTTACCTATGTCATATGTTTTGTATAGTTTTTGAAGTTCTTCAATGGGCATGTTGGATGCTATATCAATATCATGTGGATCTATGCCCAAGATAATATCTCGCACACTTCCGCCCGTTATGTATGCTTCATAACCTTTAGCAGTAATTTTTTCTAAGACTTTGATGGCGGCACGGAGCATAGAATTAGATTTGACATATGCTTGCCATTTTTTGAGTTGTTCTGCTTCAAATAGATAAAATCGTCTGAAGTCCATTAGTATATAAACTCCCCCACCTGATGAACCGTTATATTAAAGGTGCTAAAAAGAATGAGAACTTCTTTCAGGCATTCATTCTTTCCACCACCACAAATATAAGACCCCTGCCATTGCTTTAGAAAACCAATATTTATTTCTCCTGGAAGAAAAATGGGTTCACTATACCAGACACTACTTTCTTTACGCCATGGTGCAATATGTTTTGGTGTTCCTCCAGATTCGGCATCTAAATTGGGTATTGCTTTTCGCCAATCTTCTTCTTCTATATCTCTGGAATCGGTAACTCTTTTTTCCAGCATAAAACGAATTGCTTTCTTCAATGTTCCTGGTTCTATACCTATATCCATCCAGCCCCGAAAGAAACCATATCCCTTATCTATATATTCAGCATCTTCTACTTTGGCTTCATTCATATCATAATCATATAACCAATTTTTTATTGAGTCTTTATTATCTTCTGAACCAACGGTTTCCCCATTATAGAAAAACAGAAGATTTCGCTGAACATTCAAAAATTCAACAAAGGCATTCATTTTAAAGTGAATATATTTTTTATATTGAGGTTGAACGTCAACGATGATAACATTATTTGTTCTCTTATCTGAAATGAATTGTTGAAGTCTCATTCTACCACCTTGGCATTTTGCCTGATGCTTCTTTCTTCAAATAATCAATGGCAAATTTCATTAATGCCTTATTTACACTTCTTGTTCCTGGTGGATGAAGGATTTTGTTCATTCTCGCAAATATTTCATCAAGTTCTTCATCTATTGCTTTTTTTATAAACTCTTTCTTTTCTTCGTCCGATGCTTCAACTTCATCATATTCTGTTAGATATTTGTTTAGCTTCATTTCACTTCCTTTTTCGAAAATGCATTCACAGCTTTTAGCACTTTTATTATTTTATTATTATTTCGTTGGAGTTGTCGTTGTTGGTTGTGATAGTGTACCGCTTGCTACACCATTTAAGAATTTGTAGCCGAATTCTGCTCCTGCAACAGACAAACCACCAATGATCACGAAATGCACCCAATTAAACGGTGTTGTATTGTATCCTGTTTCAGCAAGGGCCAAAAGAACAGTTATAAGACCAGCCGCCGGCTGTACTGCCCAACTTGGCAACCATTTCTTTATATATTGAGTAACTAAAATCGTGAACGACCCGATTTCCAATATAGCATTAATATCTATAAAACTTGGTAGTGGCATTTTATCACCTCACTATACTTTCGATTTAATCTTTGATATAATATTCTCAATAAAAGTCTTTGCATCCCCTGCCAATTGAGAACTGATTTTCTCTAAATCTGGAATAGTATCTAAAATCAAATGATTTTTTATTGTTTCGATCTCTGCACCAACTGTTAACCATTGGTTGTCAAAATATGTTTTGACTGATTTATTTTGAAAATAGTTGACAACAATTATTATAACACCAATTACACCTACTGCTCCCAAATATAAAAGTTCCATTGTATTTCCCTCCTACAATTATTTTATGTGGTTTACTACATTGTTAATATAATCACTCTCTCCTAAAAGGTCAAATTATTTTACTTTTCTCATATAATTTCCATCTTTTGTTCTTACCCAAAATGGACGGTTATATCTTGTTTTCTGCATATATTGAGTTATTGCATCACTTGACTTAAATCTCAATCTCTGTCTGTCTGCTCGCAAATTGTTATAAAAATCATCTGTCTCTACATCAAATACAGGAAGATCTTGTTTCATACCATCTGCAAAAATATCATCTACATCTGTTGCAATCTTTCCGGGCTCAACACTTCCCTTATCATGTGTCGCCACCGTCGCGTCTTGCTCCGGTGATGTTCCTGTTCCATATCCTAATTCACCCATTTTATTTTCCTCCAATTCTTACATATCTATCATGAAAATCTGCCAAATCTTTAGCAGTATGTTCTCGCCTTCCGATCTTCTTCTTATCTTTATCTTTTGGTTTCTTTCCGAAGATTTTTTTAACAGTATCTTTTATTCCTTCATTCGTGCTTCCTAATAAGAATTTTTCTATTTTTCTTTCTATTGTTTCACTCACTCCAAATATTGGGTTGTCTTCATATATTTCCTTTACCAATTTCATGATTATCTCATGAACTTCATCTGGTGTCTTAACCTTATATTCATCTACCATACTGGTTAATCGGGCAAGGGCCATCCAATATAAACGAGCACTCTCGTCCCCATTTGTGGCTAAATCGCCCACAATCTTGAATGTCATGTTTTTTATCTCTTCTGTTATAATCATAACTACATTCTTTTTATGAGAAATACATCAACAAGATAACTAAAATTGTTCCTACTAAACCTAATCCCAACATATCATTATCTCCTATAAATAAAATTTATAAATCAAACCAAGTGCTACAAAAAGAATTATCGTTCCGACTAATAGTAATAATGGTTTACTCATTTTTCCTGTTTCTCCATTGTAATAATATTTTTTATATGTTTCAAAATTCTGCCGATGATGCCTATCTTTTCATCTTTAGGCGCATCGTCTTTTCTGATTTCAATCCAATGACCTATCTTTGATGGATTATGGGGCCTAAACACATTTCTCATCATTCTGTATCTTACTCTCATTTGTGGATTTGCTTTAACATAATACCATAGGAGAGCAGACCTAAATCCTCTTCTCTTCATTATTTCAGCAATAGCATTGAACTTTTCTGCATATTCAGGCGGTTCAACTTCCTCTGGATGTTGTAATTTATCCAATAAAAAGAACAAACAAAAATCTGCAAATTCTGATGCTGAAAGTGTAAGTTTCATTATGCCAATCCTTTTATATGTTCTGGTCGAACCACTTTAAAAAATTCTTCCATATCAAAAAATTCTGCTCTAATTAAATCTTTATAAGTTACTGTAAGGCTTTCTGGTAATTCTATTTGTTGACTTAATGAATTTACAGTAATAACATCAACTGCCAGAATTATATTCTTACCTTTCTTTTTAAATATCAACATTCCTCTTTTTTCTGCTTTAGTTGCATCTCTTGTGCATTGCTTCCAAAACTCTTTTATTTCATCATTCTTTAAACTTTTAAAATGTTTCCAGAAATCTGCTTGCGGGTATCCAGTTTTTACTTCAATGCTGAATTTATCAGTCAAAAATTCTGCTTCTGGTGCTAACGAAATTATATCTCCCGAAGTATTTTCTCGTTCTTTTGATATTGTCTGTAATACACCAGAGCTTGGTGAACGCCAATATAAATAAGGCGATTCTTTGCCTGATACCCACTTTGTTAAAATCTTTGCAATCTTCCGTTCAAATTCACTACCTTTTGCTTTACCATTTGACATATACACCTCTTAATCGTGTCTTTCAGAACTTTTTTCTCTTTTTATGGATATTATCTTGAACCCGTGTTTGGTCAATTCATCTCTCACTTCTTTTTCTGTTTTCCTTCCTGTTCTTGTGTCTTTCAGCTTCTGCCCGTATTTATCTTCATATTCTACTTTCCAATCAGGCTCTTCTTTTTTCTGCTCTGGTTTTTCTCCCTGTTCTTTAGATGGTTTGTATGTTGACCTGGAAGCCGCTTTAATTGCACTATGACTATATGGGCTTCTTTTACTTCCAGAATATGTTGCTCCTCCTCTTCCACCACGGGGCTTCCAATCTGCTTCGTTCAAATATTTTTCTATAATTTTATCTATCATAATATTCTCCTAAAAATTTACATCTTGATATGAATTTTCATCGGCATATCCCAATTTTGTCCACATTTCATCTTCTGCTTTTGAAAGTCCTTTATATGAACCCATTTTTTTACCATCCATATAGAAATCGACTTCTTTGCCATATTGATGAAATGGTGAATCACTTACCAGTTCTATTAGATGCTTTCTCTTATTTCTATCATATAATTCCTTGAAATTTACATATGGGTCATTACTTGAATATTTTCTTTCCTTGAATGCTTCTCTTCCTGGCATCCAAGTATCTTTCGATCTTCTCTCGCATAGTAGAAATTTATTCATTCTTATTGTTATATCTTCCTTTTTGACTTTCTTGGGCTTATCTGTTGCGTGCATACATTGAGGGCAAAGTTCTCCGCGAGGCCACCTATTAGGGTTGGCCTTATCGCCCAATGGTGTATCGGGCAAATTGGGATCGGGCACAAATATATCTTTCATTAATCTCTTACACTTCTTACATCTTTTAGGCCCAGGATCTTTATTTGACAAGTCTTGGAAACTGGAGATATCATCTACCGCGCCCATAAATTCTTCGTTTGTCAACATATGCTTTTCTCTATACAAGACTGTCTACATCCTTATCATACATTACTTGTTTAGTAGTCATCATTTTCTTTAAGTCTTCAAGATGTTTTCGAAAAGAGTCAATCTCCACCTGAATTTTTTTCGGAACAACTACATTATTGAATTGTTCTTCCTCATGAAAGAAAGTGGATATATCCTTATCTGAATTGGGATATGTGAAATTGAACTCCGCACTACTCAATTCTTCTTTTAAAAACTTATTTAATCTCATATGTAAATCTCCTATTATAATCCATATCTTGCTTTCGTTGCATTGTAAAGTTGTTCTCTGGTCATTCCTGAATAAGTTCCATAGGCGTTAAACCAAAGTGTTTCTCCAAGAATACCATCTAAAGATCCTGTCCCCGCAGGTGCTTGTGCTCCTATATAAAATAATTGTGAGTTTGGCTCAGAGGGAGTATATAAAGTACCCGCTGGAACGTCAAGGGCTACTCCATCAATAGAAATAACCGCTCCAACATTTCTGTCAATTTCGTACCCAAATAAACGCCAACCTGTTATTGAAGTTGGAGTATTACTTACAAAATAACGAAGTCCTGGTGGTGATGGTGCTGGAAATATGTTGTTTTCCGCAAATACAGCACCTGTAGAAAAATTAGGAGCCATAAACATAAACCCGCCTGATAATGATGGGGATGAGAATGGAAAAATATTAAACAAAATCTGGGAACTCCCATTATTCGTAAGATTTGCCCAAAAGAAATAAGCAAAGTCACTGGCTCCAAATTGTAGAGAAGGAGCAAGGGGTACTGAAACATACTTCCCAGTTGTCCCATCAAATTCTAAACCTAAAAGTCCAAATGTAGCCACATTGACTGTTCCATTATTTCTATAACTAGAATGATCTATTGCTGTCCCATCCCAGTAAGCATGATAGAGAACACAATCCGAATCTACTGGAAGATATGGTGAAACAATAATTTGTTCCAATTGATTATGAACAATTTCTTTTGCCAATATTTGATCATTTCCAGAAAGCCCACTAAGATTATTATGAATAATTTTATCAGCTAAATCTTTTTCATTTGCTGGAACATTCCAAATATTATTATGAATAATATCATCTGCTAAATTTTTATTTGTATATGACATTTATTCTTTCTCCCTGCACGTTGTGCATTTTCTGTTTGGCTCGTCTGGATGAAATGATTGAAATGTTTTTCCACATCCAGGACATTTTACTTGCTTTGATTTTACTGCTCCCCGATTTTTTATTGCTATCATTGAACCTTTAGACATTCTTGGTTTCAATCCTTCTATTAAATATTTATCTATTATTTTGTTTATATCCATATTATTTGTCCTTTTTTGAACATCATATATAACCTGAAATATATTTCCCACTGGGTTCTATTATGATTTACTTTCAGATTATCTTTCAGGCATAGTGTAATTAAATTGTTTGGATGGCAATGTCTCTTATTATAATCAATATGATGAACAATATTTCCATATTCCATACAAAGTTGACAAGTATAATTGTCTCGTTCACGAATTTGAGTTTTTAATTTATGGTCAAATTCTTGTGGATATTCATCAAAAGAAACGCCACCTTTCCAATTTGAATTATTTTCTCCTTTTGTTTTTTCTTTCATTAATGCTGAATGTTCGGGTCTTTTCTTTCCAAAAAATGGATGTTTTTGCCCTATTCTTTTTTTATTTCTTTCCGATACATCAGGTCTTTTCTTTCCTGTATTCCATGGGATTTGTCCTTTATGAGCAATGCTTAAATTTTTTATATGCTCTTCTGAAAACACTTTCCCCATATGTGCTATACTTAACTTTCTTTTATGCTCTTCTGTCACTATTTTCCTTCCCAAACAAATTGGTATTGTTGTATTCTATGCATCCACCCTCGCGCCCACTGCGCCTGTGATGGCTTGTTAGCAATTATTTCTTTATAATGTATATATTTTTCACAATTGATCGTTGTGAAAAAGGCCCTTCTATCTTTTTGGCCCCATTTGTTTATCAAATTGATTGTTATCGGGCCAATAGCACCATCTACTGTAATGATTTCTTCTAAATGAACTAATGCTTTTTGCGCTATTTTTCCAGGGGCACCCTGACCCATATTTACACAACAATCAAAAAGTGTTGCTGATATATACTTGTCGCTTATCAAATCAAGTTTTACATCTTGATAATACATGACAAAATAAATTTGTTTTGCTTCATCTGCTGTAAGGTTCTTTACAACATTATGAGAAACAATTCCTCTTCTATATGCTTCATCAAGAGTTATATGAGTAATTCCAAACTTTGTTTCCCCGCCCGGGTCTCCAGGATCATTACTATATCCACCTTCTAAATCCAATGTCTGTGATACAGCATAATTGAAATTCTCCGTCATAATATTCTCCCATGGACATTATATTTCTCTATTATTTATAAAAATTATATAAGAATGGTGGGGAGAATGGTAGTAAAAAGAAAGCCCCCAGAGGTTGTAAAGGGTAAATACAATCTGTGGAGGCTGTTTTTCGAGAGAGGTTGGAGATTAAATTTTATCTAATTCTCTTAGAAGTTCTTCATCTGTCTGTGTTCTTTCTGCGCCTTTCTTTGGAGCATCTTTCTTATTTTCCATTTTTGCTTGTTGAACAACTTCTTCTATTTTTTCTGGCGGGGTCAAATTAGGAATATCTTCTTCCTGACTTGGGGGTATTTGTTCTTTGACGGGTTTGGCTGCTTCTGCTCGACCCATATTTGCAGTCCAATCGCTTTCAATCATATCCCACAACATTTCTGTTTTGAGAGCCGTTATCAAATTCTCAATGGGAATTTTCAGGCTTTGAATATATTCATCAAGGTCGAATGTTGTTTCCATAATTTTCTTTATATCAGCATCAGAACCAAGTGCCGATGCTTTTCTTGAAAATACGGAATCACTATAATCAGGATATGTCTTTCCTGACTGATCTGGTTTGGTTGACTTTACTTTCAGGATGAAATTATATCCTTCTTCACCTGGGTCAAATATCTTATAACCAAGACCTTCTCTCTTATCGGTAATTTCCATCTTGACTTTAGATTCTACTTTATCAGGGAACTCATAAATCCTTAAGGTATTGGCCACTTTATGATTTGGTTCTTTTGCTTCAGCATCTCTGGGGTCATCAATAATATAAAAATTTCCTGCGTGTTTCACCTTTCTCTTGTAGTTATTCGCTGCTGTTTTGTCTTTCTGTGTTCCCATATATAACTTTGAAGTTATTGAGCACATTGGGCACCAGTGGGAAAAGTTTTCGGTTTTTGGGCATAGATAATGAACCCATGTTTCGCCTGTCCTGAACATATGATAGTAATACTTTTTCGTGAAATTTCCTTTCTTGTCAGGAAGAAATCTTCCTTCATAAACTTTCGGTTTGTCTACTGTTCCCGCCTGTGGTGTTCTCCATACCATATTGCTTCGGAACATCCCTCCTGGCTTCTTCTCTTCTTCCTCCTTTTCTTTAGTTTCTACATACTTGTCAAATAGTGCTTTGTTTACCCATTTCGTCATTATTTTCTCCTTGATACTATTGGCCCGTTTGTTTGATTTGTTCTATTGTGGTTTGTTTTTGTATAAGTTTTGATGCCAAAGTATCTATATATAAATTTATTATAACAGATACAGAACGTATTGTAAATGTATGATATTATTGTTATATTATATGTGTAATTCGTTGATGGTTGAAAAATTTACGATCTGTGCATTTGATGAGTTATCATTACAGGACATTATCTCTTTGCAAAAGGAAGATTTTTTATCACCATTCCTGCTGCACCTTTATGGCCCCCTGCTGATATTGCACCTTTTTCTTCCCCTAATTTTTTTGCTAGTGCTGACACATCAATTATCTCCGAATAGAACGAGAGGGAATAATTTGTTCCATCAAAAACATAGGATGCTACAAAATTATATTTTTTTAATAGGTCTCCAAATCCTTGAGAACCAAATCGGTAAAGATTGACTGCAAATCCTTTATGACCATAAACATCTATTTCATATCCATAAGATTTGATCATATCGTTGCAATAGTTGTTTCGATATTTTATACACGTATCTCCTGTTTCTACTATTTCATTTACCAAATCCTTTGCAAAGAATTGGTCGGTTTCCAGGAGCATTTCCCATATTTTCGCTTTTGGTTCTGTATTTGCCAATTTTAATCCTTCATAAAATTGGAAACATCGTGGAGCAAATTTCAATGCCCATTTATCATAATCCCCAAGTAATTGTATTGCTTCAGGAACGGGTTCTGCCGCCACAATATATTTCCATGTCAATTCACATGCTGCATTCATTTTGTCTCTGAAATCTCTCTTGCCATTTATAAAATTATTATATGGATAATCTTTTGCTGTTGCATGATGGTCAATCCAGGTAATATATCCTGTCTTCTTTGAGACAGCATCCATTACTTCTGGTTTGAAAGAAAAATCAACAATTATTACTTCTTCATTTTTTCTTATATTATCAACATTGATTGGGTCTTTATAATCGGCTTCTATAAATTCACATCCTCTTATTCCAGTTGCTTTTATTTTATAAATATAAATGATGGCGGCTGAACATCTTCCATCCAAATCGTTATGAAAGAACACTTTCATTTTTTGATCTCCTTTTTCTCATTCAGATTATTTTCACTATAACCAATTTTATATATTTTGGGATAATCTTTATCGTGCAACAATTCTGCTCCACTTGGAGTTTGTGTTCCCCATAGTTTATTCCCTTGCTTTATTTTTTTGCTCACTTATTCAATTCCTCCTCCAACCATTTCACGATGTCTGGTTGGCTATAAAGTTTTGTATGATAGAGATTGTAATTTTGAACTATAAGAGGCACAACCATTCTTTCTTCATCGGTAAGAACAAGATAATGCTTTCCTATAAGCCAAGATACTGTAAATTTGTCTATATTGTTTTCAATGAAATGTCTGATAGGCATACTTTCCCCTTCTCTGAAAAGACAGTATTGTTTTATCATTGATAGGTCTTCTCTATGGGGTCGTATTCTCATATACCCTTTTATAAATTCGATAGATTTTTTTATACCAATCAAATTCAAATCCCATTCCCGTTTAATTATCTTATCCCTTTCGATATACAACCGCAATATCCTGCGGTCAAAGAATTTTGTGTAGGTGAAATTCTTTTTGAACAATTCAAAACCGCATTGGAAAAATCTTTCAGGGGCTATGTTTCTCCAAATAGTATTGAAATGCCCTGTTGCCATTTCCAATGCTTCCCTGTTTCTTGGGTTCATTTTGGTTTCAAGATAATTGTCAAAATCTTTGGGAATACGATATGGCCTGTTCAAACAATCTGATTGTGCTATTCTGAATAATAAATAAATATCATATGTCGATAACATATTACCTCTATTCTATTTCAAATAATTCTTTTGGAAGTTTAAATTTTTCTGGTTCTTCTTCTTTAGTCACCGTATGCTTCATTATCTCTCTAACAAAATATTCATAATCAATCTGCTCAAAATTTCTAATAGGAGGTGGGGATGCAAGCTCTTGCATCCTTCTGTTTTTTTCATATTCTTCCACCTTTCTTTCCAATTCAAACATACGGACTTGAATGCGGTCGTAAATGCGCGCCACTTCCTGTGCTTTTTGCCCTTTTCCGCCGTCGTTCATTATTATCCGATTTTCAAAATCTTCCCATGTTAGCATATCTTCCCGCCATGTCTATATGGTCTTGTTTTGTTGAACTCATGTTTCTTATTTACTTCAACGATGATGTCAATCCCATTTGCTTCCGCCGTATCAAATATTCTTATTATACAATCTGCGAGTTCCTCTCCTATCCATCCTTTCTCTCCAGGAGAAATTTGTTTTCTATGTGCTTCCATTGCTTCTGCCAATTCAGTTACCATAAGCATCAATACTTCTGGTATAGGTCTTTCTCTATCATACCATCCTTTATCTATTGCTAATTGATGAATTTCTTTCGGTGTTACTATATCAATCATCACTTCCTCTCTCTTTTACCACCACTTCATACTTTTGCAATAAGGCTCGTTTAAGCATTCGTCCTATTTCTTCTTTTATCCAATCTTCTAAAGGTTCTGGATCGCCATAAAAACGTCTGTCCTTAAATCCCTCTTTTACAATCGTTATAATCGTGTTCAAAATCTGTTGTTGTAACCATTTGCTGTTGAGCATTCCTTTCAATTCTTTCTCAACACATTTTTCAATATGCTCACGGACAATATCAAAAATCACTTCACGGTTTATCTTTTCTGTATTGATAATATAGTTTTTTATTGCTCGGTATTCGGGTGTTTTGCGGGTTGACATTTTATTCTCCCTTTTCCCAATTTGGGCATCTTGTTATCATCATATCAACATTGGATAATCGGGAAATATTTGAAAATAGAACTGACCATTGGCATTTCTTAAATCTTATGCCACAATTCCAACAAAGGCATTCTTCTTCAGTCAATGGATAGGTATCATTATTCGCCCAAATTTTGTTTTTTCTTTTGTAGTATTGTTCTGGTTTATGTTTCATAGTTTATTATTTTATCTATTTCTAGCCAATCGTATACTCGTGTGATATTACCATGAATGCTTCCTTGATTATATGATTTGTCGATAAGATATACTTGAATTCCCTTTGATGCTATCTCATTTGCGAAGTCAAGACGATCCTCAATAAAAATCTTCACGGCATTATTCAATAATGATTTTCCTTTTTCGGCCTGGGAGGTAAATATAACATCAAAAGGAACAGTTATATGTTTTTCTAAGAGATCAAGAGTACAACGAAGATGTCTCATATCTCTTCCAGTTACAAATAATACAGTATCCTGTGTTCTTTTGTGATATTTTTCAATAAAGGATATTGCCTCTGGATATGGTTTCAGCATATCAATATCTGCCAATGCGGCATCAATACATTCATCAACAATTTTTCTTGATACACCCAATTCTTTTTCAAGATTATAACTTTTCCATAATCCAGGAAATTTTATTCCATGGAGTTTGTCGAAATAATGAAAAAGGGCAGGATTCATATCTACAACACAGCCGTCAATATCATAAGCTATTTTTTTCATTCTAATCTCTTTCCAAATAAACTCAAATATGCTTCAATATATTTTCTAATATTATTGTTATCTTCCCAATAAAGTTGATCTTTTATTGTAGCATAATCCTTCTCAAATGTCAATTTCCTCAAATCTACATCTTCAACTAATCGTTCTATGTTAGATATAAATTCATCTTCTGTCTCTGATACCAAATAAGCATCTTTATATGGCTCGGCTTTGGAATATACTCCGGGACAACCAATAGCAGTAAATTCAAGCATCTTAATATTGCTTTTGCTGTCATTAAAAACTCCTGACATTAAAGGAGCAATGCATATATCCATCTCTAGGCTTTTCAAAAATGCAGGATAATGGAGAATATCTGTCCATCCATGATATTCAATTCCATTATTCTTTAGATCGTCTAATTCACTGGGGAACCCGCCACAAATAACCCATTGATAATCATTTATTGTTTTCCTTATGAAGTGAATTAATTTCTGACCGAAATCACCGCCTTTGATGCCTTTCTTTATCAATTGCTTTGTAGCAAAATGATTTTCGCTCCCAGCATAAAGTATTCGTGGTCTCTTCCTTTTTAAAAATCCATCAAGATCAGTAACAGAACAAGTATTGCCCCAAAGAAATTTAGGAAGATGATTGGGAATGACTACAATGTTCTTATTAAATTCAGAATAGATTTTTTTCAATGTTTCAGTTGATGTTGTTATTCCATCACTGATCTTCATCATTTCTTTGATATAGACAGAATTTTCTTTGTAATAATCATGGGCATAATTCCATTCGGGTATGTTCATAAGTAGATCATCTATTTCATAGATAATAGGAATTTTGCATTGCTTTCTAATATTATCATGGAAATACTTGAATACCTGATAATGGGAACTAAGGGCAGAACGTTGGAATTGAACAAACGTGAAATTCTTATAGAACCGCGCATCAAGGACAAAATTCACGGAGTACAATGCCACAAAACGATAATTTGGAATACGGGCAAGATTAAGAAGCATGGTAGGAAAAACAACACGGATATGTCCACAACCTTGCAATTACAAATCCCCAGCATACGAAAAAAAACTAATCGAGGTTGGGGATTTGATGGGAGTTAAACCATTCACTTTGGCATCACCACCTTTTTCCTCTCTCACAATTTTATTGTGTTTGATAAAATTTTAAAACAAGGGGGCCATTGTTGACCCCCCAAGCATGGATTATATCAATCCATATTCTTTCAATACACCATCCAATCCCAATCTCTGAATTTGGATAAGCATAAATTCATGAATGGTTGGGGCAAAGGGGCGTTTCTTCAGAAACATTCCTGCCTTTTCTGGTGTTCTGTTATCCTTTTTGTTGTTACATGGGAAACATGCTGTTACCACGTTCTCAAAGGTAGACTGTCCACCTTTTGATCTTGGGGTAACATGATCCAAAGACAAACGTGGATGTTTCACTCCGCAATAGCAACAAGTAAACCCATCTCTGATGAAAACGTTTCTCTTGTTGAAAGGAACCCGCTGTCTATATAGCATACGGACAAACTTCAGCAAACGGATTAACTTCGGTACAAGAAAAGTAATTGTTCTTGAAACGGTATGGATAACCTTTTCAGAATATTTTAGTACCTCTGCTTTTCCTTTCATAACCAAACGAATAGCCCTGCGCCAATTGATAACACCCATTGGGCGATAATCTGCGTTAAGCAAAATTGTTTGATCAACAGTTAGTGTAGCAACTGGCCTGAAAGGTAATTCATCCAGAATTTGCTTCTGCTCTTGTGATAACATTGTCTTTTCCTTTCTTTAAATTACTAACTTCTTTGGGATTTTATCGCTTTTCCCATGCGCAGTGTCTTTGAGAATGTCTTGTTTTTCTCTCAACATTCTCATAAATTTCTTATACTCTTCAATTATATCTTGTCTTGTTGCTCGTAACGATTTATTTTTTCCATACCTGATTTCGCCTATATTGTTCATACAAAAAATACACATCTTGTCTTCGGGATGTTTTGGAACCTCATCTACAAAATCAGGAGGGAAAAATGCATTACATTTCACGCATTTCGGCATATTTCACTCCTATATTGTCTTATTATATCATAAACAGAATAATCTGTCAATACTTATTTATAAATTATCTATGGCCTCCGCCGTGTCCTCCACCATGAGAACCACCACCACCATGACCACCACCATAACCACCGCCGTGTCCACCGCCATAACCGCCACCGTGACCTCCCCCTCTTGGAGCATACCCTCTATGGAATCCATAACTATGTCCAGGGAAGGAACGATGTCCCCATGATCCGCTTATTCCGCGTCTTCCATACCAACCTCCATTATAGTATCTATAATAGAAACCACCATACCAGAAATAAGGATATGAACTATATGGATAATAATAATATCCTGGATATCCTGGATATGCTTCAAATTCAGATGGGGGAATCTGACCTTGAACGTCTTCCATATCTGGTGGAGGAATTTGTGATTGAACTTGGGCGACAACAACTGGTTGTTGAACAACAACAGCGGGTCTTAAGACTTCTGTTGCAATGATAGTGCCTGCTATCCCACCAAGGATAAATGGTGCGGCTCCTCTACACCCGACTAATGCTAACACCAAAATCAAAACCAAAAAAATTGTTCTTTTCATAGTAATTCCCCTTTTTTATAATTGGTTCATTAAGTAACTAAACCCGACAATGGGTTCTAGTCCCAGTTTTACAATAGGTTTTAAATACCCATGTTCTGTAATAAATTCTGCTACAACAGGTGAATGTTTGTAATATTCATCTGTTAGGAATGTACCAACACTATTTGTCAATAGGTATTTATCCCTGAACTCTCTCAAAATCATCACATGAGGATGATTTACATCGTCATAGGTTGCGGTTGCAATAAAGCACCATATTCCAGGCCCACGACCACCGTGACCACCACGGGCATATGGGGTAAGACTTGTCTGACAATCTGCAATCACTACACCCAAGAATGAGATACATAAAAATAAACACACCGCATACATCAGTTTTTTCATTTTACTTCCTCCTGTTTACCAACAAATTAAGGTCACGCCCTGCCATTGTCTTTCTGTGTCCCTTTCAATTATAGTAATTGTATTGTCGGGGCATCGAAGAGTTTTGACTGTCGCGCAACCAGTAAATAAAACAATCATTATCAGAAATATAATCATCTTCTTCATACTCCACTCCTATGTATATTATACCATATCTGTAAGGAAATGTCAATAAACAAAAAAAGGGAACTGATTTCTCAATTCCCTTTCAGTTTCTCTACTATGATCCTTTTCGTTTACCTTTTCTTTTGAGGAACTGGTCTCGGAGCAGGTCTTGCTGGCGCGGATTGTGGCGCAGGTCTATTGTGAATTTGCGGTGCTGGCCTTTGAGCAGGCGCGGGTCTATTGTGAATTTGCGGTGCTGGCCTTGGGGTATTATGTAGTGGTTCATGATGAATACCGGGACCGCGATTTATTCCTCCACGATGTTCATTTCGATAATTTGGATGATCATGATGAAATCTTTCAAAATGTCCACGGTGTCCATTATTCCAATGATCGTGATAAAAGCCTCTTTCACCAAATGGAACTCTGTGATGGAAATAATATGCTCCACTTCCTCCAATCGTGAAAAACGCTCCATCATAATAGAACACTGAAACTCCATCGACAATAAACGGCCCGTCATAAAATATTTCGGGGGATGCTTCAGGTCCTGGTGCACCAATTGCCAAATCAACTTCTACTGGTTCGGAAACTGCCACTTCTCCTGTGGGGCCTGATACTTCAACACTTGATGGGCGAACCGACATGGCGCAACCCATAAAAACAAAAATTCCTGCTAACAAACCAAAAATCAAAATTTTTTTCATTTTATTTTACCTCTTTTTTATTTTACGATATTGAAATCATTCCTTCTATTTAAGGAACTATTCAATTCTTTTTTACTCTCTTCTTAATGAAGGGAACAATACCAACCATTCCGATACCAAGGAGCATCATAGTTCCTGGCTCAGGGACTGATTGATGGACAAGGAATTCTTGGGCAGTACCTCTGGTATCTGTTAGAATAGTCCATCCAGACCCATTGAATGTACCATAATTGTTTTGGGCAAGTGTAACATAATATAGGGTGTCTGAATCAGCATAATGGCCACCACTAAAATTCCAAATGGCTTGTTGAATAGAAACCTGATTCCCCCCATTGTTATAAATGGAAGCAAGATAGCCCATCTCCAGGTATGCCATTGGATTTTTCAGATATGTTAAATCAAATGAGCCAGAATAGGTAGTGGTATTTGCCAACCATGACGTATTCAGATAGGATTCATGGTTGAAGTCAACACAGAAAGCATAAACATTTGAAATTCCATTTACTGTAAGGTAGTATGGGGCAATATAGTATTGTCCATTGTTAACCCCTCCTACTCCTGTCAGGGTAACATCTACCTGATCGGCTGGGGCAGCCATCGGCAGTAAAAATAGTGAAACCAATGCAAGAATACAAATCAGAAAACGTTTCATCTCACTCTCCTTTTTTAATTTTTAAAAGGTGGGGACTAAATCCCCACCCTAGATTATGGTTGTCTGTTTACTTAGGGCAACAATCTACGCCGGCGTCTCGTCCATCACAGATTTGATGCTGTACTTCTGTCTGGCCCTTTTCCGTCTGGAAGAAAACCACGATCATCGTGGCATCGTATACACGAGATCCCCATGAGTGCGCAATACCAGTACCACCGCCACCCGTAAGGCCATTCTCTTTCTCAGATCCACTTAATTGACTTTGCGTATAGGCCAGTCCTAAACCAACCGTAGTTGAACTTGGCTCAGTCAGTTCGTTTTGGGTCAGGATAACAAATGCATTCCGACCACTCTGCATGGTAAGAAGTGCTGCTGTACCTACTAAATCGTCCGTAACTCCAGGCTCTCCAAAAAGCCATGGTTGCTTTGTGCGTAAATAGGCACGACCAATCAGCTTTGCATCCACAGGAATATAGCTCAAGCGATTCACATAGTCAAACTCATACTTAAGCTCAACCGTCATTCTAACAGTAGACTGCACTGTACCCTTAACCAGCATCTTCGCATCTGCTTGGCAAAACTTTGTAGGAATACCAGAGGCATCCATCAATTCTTTCGGAAGAATAACCCAACCCTTGCCAGTGCCTTCATGTCTCTGAGTATTCATGGGACCAGGCATCTCCAGATTATTCGTGAACTGTCTTCCCGTCCCAGGAGCAACCGCTGCCACGTTCTGAGTCAAAGACTGCTGAGGGGCAATCGTCTGGCCATTATTCTGACCTTGAACTAAAGTAGGATTCATCGTTTGGGTATTGGTTTGTGTAGGTTTAACGATATTTACATTTTTAACATCGTTCTGTACGGCACCCGCTGCAATTGTGGAATTACCACTACCAACAATAGCTTGTCCCTGTTGCTGCTGTTGCTTCTGGCCCTGTTGCTGACCCTGAATATTGGTCATCTTCGGGTCAACGGTAATTTTCGGGTCAACGGTAACGGTGTTCTGCACTGCACCCTTCTGAATTGTAGCAGAAGGTGAAAAGTTCCCAATTCCATTACCAATATTATTGGTAGAGTTCCCGCTATCCCTTACAGAACCCCCTGTTGCTGATGCGTTTCCGCCTGTTAAGGTGTTAGTATTGGTAACGCTATTATTAGAATCCCCACCCTGGCCACCATTGCCGCCCTGGCCACCGTTGCCGCCCTGGCCACCGTTGTTTACTCCCCCATTGCCGATACCATTATCAGTAGCCAATGCAGGAATTGCGAAAATCAGCATTAACGCAAAAACCAATAAAACAATTTTCTTCAACATGTTTTTTCTCTCCTTCATATTTTTTTTCGGGTTATTTTTATGTCTTACCCTTGACAAATTTTACTATTGGTGACAATCAAATAATCACCCTTTCAATTATTCAATAACCATTGTAGCATATTCTGATTGTATTGTAAACATATTTTTTCAAGAATTTTACAATTCATTATTATTCTTCATCTTTCAATAAATAGTCGTTATTCAGAATCTTTACAGATAATCTTCTCTTCAAGGCTTCACTGAAGCGATTTATGGTAGGTCGAATGACAATTCCTTCCCTTCTGTTTTGCGTTCCCTGATAAACACCTTTTGCCATTTCCAAAAGTTGTTCAATCGTGTGATTAAAAATAAAAATGTCGGCAAGAGGAACCATTGGTATCTCATATCTGGTACAGAAATCCCTTAATTCGGGAAAGTCAAAGTATTCTTGTTTGTCAATATCCCAAACATCGAATATAAAAATTTCATGGCTGGTAAGTTGCATTCTGTTTTTCTGAATTGAGGGACCGCAAATTTCGCCCTGGATAGCAATGTTTCCGGCATCCTTTAATACGTCTTCGATGTTGAATTTTTTTGCTATCTGCCAGTAAAGCAATTCGTTTGTTTCTTTGTATCCCCAATTGCGAGAGCAAATCCAAATGTCTCCATCTTTGTTTATAAATGAACTGCTTGTTCCATCACACTTTACGGTAGAATAACATTCCACCCCTCGAAATTCTTCAATTACACCAGGATAACTTTGAATCCGTGGTTCATCGGTCCTGGAAACATAAGCAGGGAAATTGCCTTTGATCTGTCCACGTAAGGAAGCAGGAATGGGTTTCTCATAATGAATGATGCCAAGAATTTCTGAAACGTCTGTGTCTTCCAGAAATAATACGTTATCGGTTTCAGGAAGAATAGACATAGGAAAGACAATTCCTTGAGATAGATTTCCGCGAAGTTTTACTGTTTTTATCCTGAATTTCTTGTTTCTCAAAAATTCAAATGCAGGATTGCTGTCAGGCAGAAGACTATCAATCTCCACAAAGCAAATCAAATCCCCCACAGAGAATTCGTTTCTTTTCGTGACGATCTGCCATCCCAAAACTTTGACAACATCTAAGTTATCAGAATTTTCAGCGGGACGAGTATCAAGAATTTTTTGGATTGTTGCTTCTCTCATATCTTAAACACACTTTTAGGAATTTCTACTTTGAATGGTTTATATTCAACACATTGGGCATCGGCCCCGACGGGAGCAAAACTACAATTCCCTGGTCCCCATCCCCCACCCCACGGTGCGGGTTGTTTGCCCCTTCAGTCTTTATGAAAGCAGTCACCACTGACTTCTGCACTACATATGAACAGTTTTTCTTCTTTCACAATTATCCTTCTTTTATTTCTTCTGTCTCTGACAATTCAATCCAGTCTCCATAATCACCACATCTTCGAAGATAATCATGACCGCCATCAGCAGAAACCATACCACACTTGCAAGTTTGGAAATCGTGACGATGCTTGCTCTCAATAACATCGTCACAAAACTTACATTGTATCCTGTTACGGATAATTTTCATTTTCATTTTGCTACTAAAACATCCTTTCTTTAGACTTTCTGATAATCAAAATTGTCTTTGATCTGCTCATTGAAAAATACTCCAGCGGATTCTGAAAACATAAACTCTGTTACCAATCCCTTCGGAACATCAAAGTATTGGTAAGTGTCTCCGCTCTGGAAACTGATTTCCAAAGTCTTGTTTTCTACATCATAACCCACATCTTCAATCAATGAAGAATCCATTTCATAACTAACATTAATCATAACGTCCTCCTATATTTTTTCTTTTGTTCTTCTTCCTTTATTCCTTCTTGGATTTTGAACGCCTCTATTGCTTCATTACATTCATTTTCAGTCTTCCCGCACGGGCAAGCCCATTTTCTTTTCAATTCTTCTCTCGCGCGATTTCTTATTTTGTTTCCCCAAAGTATGTTTATCAATTCAAATATCATTTTATTCCAACTCCATAGGTATTTCTGCAAGGTCTTTTTCTACATCTTTTATTCTATTCTTGGGTAATTCCTTATTCTCATCAAGATATTTTTTTATAGCACCCGATATTGCACTTCGAGTTTTTTGGGAAGGAAAAGAAACTCTGCTCGCCTCTCGGGGAATTTTGAAAAAGGTCAACCCAACAGAAAAACCAATTCTCTGTTTTGTCTCTCGTATCTCTGCTGCGTCTCCATTTCTGCCATTTTTAAGTTTGAAAGAAATAGTTGCCTGACCAGCATAAGTAAATCGTTTATATGTCTCATACCCGATGCCTGAAAATATCAACATACTCTTTTCATCTATCGGTATATATGGTATGCCTGTAACAGAATATTTTATCATTTTACACCATCACGATATTCTTTTATTTTTTCATCAGCAATTATTCTTGCTTTTGTATCATGGAATGTTCTATTGCTTTTACATCGTGAGCATCCACCATGGTTACAGCAGGAACTATCAAAATTTCTGCTATCAAAACCAGGATAGGCCGTTCTCCAATCTTTTCTGTTAGGATATAAATTGTAAAAACCCATATACTACCTTCCTATTTTATTATTATACCATAAACAAAGTAAATTGTAAATGGAGGAAGAGGCGGGATTTGAACCCGCAAAGGTTTTACCCCTGACAGTTTTCGAAACTGTTTGGCCTACCAAATGCCCACCCTTCCTTAATTTTTCAGGGCCAACGCTTGGCCGATCTTCAATTCTTTGATGAGAATGATTTGCTCCCAAGTAAAATATTCTGAGAGTTCTTTTCGATGAACAATAATGTTTTCAATTTCTCGGCACTCGCTATCAATGGTGCGTTTCCAAAATTCATCTTCTCCATGTCTTCTTACAGTTCTTCTTCTGTTTTCTGGTATCATTGTCTTTCTCCCTCTCCTATTTTATTTATATCTCTGAAGTCAATTTTTCAATTTCTTTCTTGAAATCATCAAATGGGTCAACCAAAGACCTTTTCGTCTTTATGAATTGGATATGTTGACACTCTATCCGCTTGAATATCCATTTCGGACAGGAACACCCATAATTACCATTACGGTCAATAGCAACGGTCCGGATGCTATCTGTACCTTCAACTTGCCACCTTTGTACCCATCTATCTCTCCGCATTTTTTTCTCTCTTACACTTTAGCATTCTGATGAACTGCACTTCAAAGAATGCATTTCCCGCCGTTTTCATATCTTCGGTCATATAAATCTTGAGTGATCTATCACGGAGTTTTTCTATACCCCATTTCTGCTTTCCGAAAACATTGTATAAAAGAAACATTTCCAGAAATCTCAGCCTCTTTGCTTTGGGTATTCTTCTGATCTGTTTTCGATCTAATAAATTTCGTGAGATAAACATTTTATTTTCCTTCCTTGGTTAGAATGTTATTCCAGGCTCTTGCTTTTTCCATTCTTTCCTGGATTTCATATCGCGTGATTTCGAGAATTTTCTCACAAGTCTCTTCTGCCAGACAAAGATTGCCGCCCAATAATCCCAAAAGATATTCAATCTTCAACTCTGACACCATGGTGTCTTTATTGGTGAGATTGGCCTCTCCAAAATCATCGACAAGTTTACATGTGCAGATGGCCAGTTGATTTATCGCTATTTGCAAGCGGGAAATTCGAGCGTGAATTTTTATTGGATTTTTCTTGGATATTCGCATTTTATTACTTCCTCCAAAATCAAATTATTTCGCTCTGCCAGATCATTCCGAAATTGGTCAAGGTCAATTATGTTATTCTTTGAATCGCGGAGTACCCATCGACCAGCCATGTCATTTCCATTGGGTGTTTGGCCAAATTCTCGGCGCATTATAGTCAATCCACTATCTGAAGTATATATGCTGTCGGATACATGCTTCAAAATTATTTTATCCATATTTCCTTCCTTAAATGTAGTTCAATGCCAGCAACCAAGAGGGCAAACCGTGTTGGCAATGTCCATCAGGTTCGACCTTGCAACCATCAAGGGCCTTTGCCACACCGTCAAAGGACCATTTTTCCAGGGTCTTGAGGGTAGGCGGCTTCTTACAAACAATGGGTTTCACGGCGAAGGCATGCGCCACGGCGTATTGTTCAAGGGTAACATCTTCTTTCAACTTCCTGACACCGCGTTCAGCAGAATAAACGTACATTTTTATTTCCTTTCATTCCATTTCAATAATGCTTCCATTTCCATATGCTCTTGTGTTCCTTTGGCATAAATCCAAGGGCCACATGCGCCACATTCAACACAAATTACATTGACGGGTGTTCCTTCTCTGTCTGGGGTGCCAAATTGATAATCAATATTGGTTTTTTTACAAAATGGACATTTTTTTACTTTCATTTTTACCTTCTCTCCCATCCAATTCTTTTTGAGGCAGCGACATAGGCATCATTATCTTGATCTCGGAGTTCAGACAGCCTTTTCAGCCAATACGGTCCTGTCTCTCCCATAAACCATTTATCACCCACAGGGGCGAAGCGAACACGGCCAAGAAGTTGTTCAACGTCAAGGCTGTCAATATATTCCTTATTTTCTTTAGTCAAGTCCATTTTTACTTTCCTTCCTTTACACAAAATTGATCTGACAAATACCATCCACTATTTACAAATTTGACCAGGCCGAAAATTTCAGCCTCCCGCAGAGAACCATGAGAATTTGGCCTCCAGCCTTTTCCTTTCAGAGCAATGGCATCAAGACCAGGATTTTTACTTATGATGGAGAGCATCTTTTCATATTGAATTTTGTATTCCCATCGGCCATCACGCTTACCCCATAAATTAAGCAAGGTCTGAAGGTCTTTGTGAGTATGGCAAAAAATTCTCTGAACACCCGAATCACCCTTTACGGTATGTTTCCAAGTATAGAAAAATTCTCGCAGACTTAATTCGAGTGCTTCCCTTTCCAAGAAAGTGTAGGTCACTCCAGCTTCGATGTAATGTTTTTCGTACATTATTTTCCCCTACTTTTGTTTTCGTTTATAATTGCCATGTATCCTTCAAACATCGCATCTTCGGGAGTAGATATTCTTTCACCCACACAAAATTCCTTCAACCACCACCAAATCAATCCGGAAATCTTTTTCACTTTTTTCTCCTATTCAATCCGCGCATCGAAGGCCATGCTGATAACTGGCTCGGTATAACTGACAGATACTTTCTTTCCTACAATGTCTTCTTTCTTGAAATCAATGAGACCAGGCTCATCAAAGAAACTGAATTTGATGCGTTCATCCATCCCATCTTCATCCACGCAAACATGAACATCTTCTTCCTTGTCATATTCTTTCACGAAAAAATACTGTCTCATTTTATTCATTCCTTTTCAAATATGCTTTGTGACAAATCTTTTTGTGTGATTGCCATTCCCATTTGGGAATGAATTTTCGACAACCTTTACACCACCATGTATATTTTCTTTTCAGCCCTTTGCCTTGCATTTTTTTCTCTTATCTGTAAATGACAAATTCTTTTTCTGCTAAAGGAACCAAACCAAATTGTTTCATGACTGATTTCCACGGCCTTCCATGTCCCCAATATTTTCGGTCAATCCAAGTTTTACAATGGGCAACTTCATGGGCAATTGTGTCTTCGATTTCTTCGGGATGAAGTCTAAGATGAAATCTTGAGACCTGGATAGCAAGAAAATTTCCAATTTTCCAGGTTGTTCCCCATGCATGGGGAAGTTTTCTGGTAATTCCAAAACGGATTCTTGAAAGGGGAAGTCCTGCGATTTCCATGTACTCTTCAAAAGCCTTTTCGATTTCCTTGTCAATTGTCATTTTCATATATAGATTATAACAAATTTTGAAAGTATTGTCAAGAAAAATCTTTCATAATGATTTCAAGAGGTTGGATAGTAAAATAGGTAGGTAATTTTATTGAGGTTTTTTGTATTGTGGGGTAATGGTTTTGTATTACCCCACCAAGAAAGTCCAGCCACAGGGCAATTTTGAGCGATTTTTGGTATCTTTAAGGGAAAACCATGCATGACCCGATCAAATAGAGTATACCGAAAATAACCAAACCTAAAAAACATCCCCACAAAAATTTTAGGCCACTTACACCGTTTGCCATTTTTATCCTTTTTACCTTTTCTGCCCTTTTTATTCAAACCAGACTGAAAGTACCAGATTTTTCTCTTTCTCCAATGTTTCGGCTTTCGGTGAAAAATCCTCTTTCCAGTTGTTTTCTTTCTTTCCAAAAAAAGTTTCGGGATTTGGTTTCCTTTTCCCATTTGTCAGGGCAATTTTTAAACTCGTTTCTCCATGTTCCAATTGTGTCAGGATGCAGCAACCCAAGAGAAATTTTTTGACAACCCTTTTCAGAACGGTAAAGGTAATATTGTACCCGAAGAAAAAAGTGTAACCACGTTCAAAGTCTCCCCTCTTATCGGTGATTGAAACTTCCAAGCAAAGAGGAAAGCCGATGGTATTTGCATAACTTGCACGAGAAGACCATGGACCTTTCAATACCTTTTCGCCCTCTTTGGTTTTGATGGTAAAAGAAGAACCACCAAATCCATTGCGATTTTTATCACTCCCGTCATGGGAATAAAATTTCACCCATCCCTCTTTGTTACGAGCAAACCAAAGACCTTTATTATACCGATAAAGAAAATCGGCATTGTTAGGAAATTCATCCACCAGAAGCATGAGCCGTGGGGAATTATCCCATTTCTCTGCCCAATCCATTTTTGCATCAAGAATTTTTGCCATTATTTTTTCTCCTATTATCTCACCTTTTCGGAAGTATAATTTCCCCTGATTTCCCGATGGTAAAAACTACCAGCAGAAGAGGCGGAAAGTAAATCTTGGGCAAGGTACAAGGGAACATCTGAATATTTGTAAGATGCACCGCTGATGAAATTGATAATCAATTCAACTTTGGGAGAATCCACATTGGGTTGTGGCCTGTCATCAAATTCCACTGATTGAATGTTAGACGACTCGACTCCATAAATCATCCTTCTCGGCGTTCTCTGTGCTTCAGCAATGGTCAGGCCAGTAATTAAAGCGAAAACACTATCCGATTGCGTTTTGATCCCCCCAATGATGTTCCTGAGTTTTTCATCATCATTTATTGGGGTATTATCCAATTCATCCAAAAGACTTCTGATGGTTTCCGATACGTTGAGAATTTTTCCAGCTTCTTTGATCTTCATTTTTATCCTTTCTTATTCACCGATCTGAATGTTTTGGTTCAATGACAGGAAGGTACGCAACATCTTATCATTATCGGTAAGAATTTGAAATTGCGTATATCTATTGCATCCACCAGTATAATCCTTCATATTCGTGATCGTTCGATAGAGAATATTGTACTGTGGATTGCTGTGGAACTGATCTTTGTTCATCGTGATATAAATCCCATTGCCTTCACTCCACATACCCATAAGGGTAAGATCACCAGAGCAGGCAGGGCCAGCATGATTGAAACGAACATCAAATTCCTTCAATTCCAGCACAGAGGCCAATTCCCGCATGGCCTTTTTGCCCGTCCGGCAAAATCTTCGCTTCAATTCAGAATTGTGGTAGGGGTCTTCATTACTCAACATCAGGGCAGATAATTTTTTCAGACTATCCATCATTTTCCTTTCTTATGAAAGAATTTGTGAAAGAACCTTTGCGGTCCTTTTATCGGTTTTTTTGCTGAATTGCATATTGGTTATGCTGATAGGTGAAGAAACATTTTTTTGGGTATTTTCAAAGGGCTTATTCCAATGACCGATGTTCAGATGCATGTAGAAATTGCAATTGAAATAATCGGTTTGAATATCAGACTTGTCCCAATGATATTGACCGATAATCGCGTATGTCCTTCTCATTGCAGTCCAGGCTTTATGGGTTAGTGGAGTACCATTACAAAATGGATCATGTTCATCATACTCATCCCTTAATTGGTATTGGTTCAATTGAGCATATCCTTTTTCTTGGAGGTATTCAATAGTCTTTTTGTGATCTTCACTGGTAGGATTGAATCGGGAAATGTCATACCGAAACACATCAAAGGGGGCTTTCATCAAGGAAACATGAAGAGATTGACCCATAGAGTATCTTTGAATGGTAACAGAAAACGTGGCTTTCGGAAATTCCCTTTTGAGTTGATTTCTGACTTTCAGCGCGATTTCTTTGATGCCTGTGTATTCCATTTTTTACTCCTTCACGATTTCAAATTGAATGGCAGATACTTCGCGTTCATCATATTGCCCAGCAAATAAAAACTCTCCGGTATTAGCAACAGAAAAACCATCCTTCTCCAATTTTTCTCTTACGATTTTTTCTACTTCTTCGATAGACAATACGATTTTCATTTTTTCCTCACTTTCTAAATTTATTATACCAAATTTTGGTTTCTGTGTCAAGTCTTTTTTTTAGATATTTTCCCCCGCTCTCATTTCTATAATTTCATTGTCAAGATTATCAATTTTTTTTTGTTGTTCATCCACCAATTTTTTGAAAGATTTTCTTAACCTATTGATTCTTTTATCTAATATTTCAATGTCTCTTACTTCATTTCCAGAAAATTCGGAAATTGAGGTGATTGTTTCTTGCCTGTAATCTTCTAACAACATATTGTATTTATTCATCAATTTTTTGTTTATGTCCACTTTTCCCTCACTTTCTAATATCATTATACCAAAATTTTGCTTGCCTGTCAAGTCTTTTTTTCATTTTTCTTCAAATTATTTTGGGGTATAACTTCTTGAAATCATTATGAAAGATTTTTCTTGACAAAATATTCAATTTTTGGTATACTAGATAATAGAAAGTGAGAGAAAATGTTTTTAGAAATTATGTTTTATTGCTTTTTGATCAATGTAATATTTTTTGAAATTGGCAAAAAAATTTCTTGACATTGCATTTTTTGTATGGTAGAATAAGAGAAAATGGAGGGAAGAAATGAAAGTGAATATGGAAAATGTGGTTGTTCCTTTTTGGGCAAAATTTGCAGTTTTATTTGAAGATTGTTCTTTTGTCTTCTTTGGTTCAAAACGTGGAACTGCTGAAAGTGTTTCAAATCATTGGAATGCCAAAGGCTGGAAGAATGAAGTTAAACCCGTAAATCAAGATGAATCAGTGAAATAAATGGAAGTCAAAAGAGATAGAATTACTTTTTGGTTTGGTAAGTTGACATTTGAAGTCTATTGGATAGATTTTCAATGGTCAAAAACAACCAAGGGATTTTTTGCCCCCACAATGCTTTTGTATCGTCCCAATAAGAGTTGGGAATGGCAATGGGCAGTTGTGGCAAGAGTTTTAGGTTTCGGTTTCGGTTTGTCCTGGATGCATGTTAGTAACCCAAACATCAAGAAGGAAAGTAAATAGTGTTTTTCATTGGCAGCAAACATATAATCACAAAGCAATGGTTTGATTTTTTCAATCCTGATGCCAAAAAATTGAGGGATAATGAGGCAAAGAGATTGAAGAAAGAGGGATTTAAAGTCAAAAAAGAAAACTGGAATTGCAGTATTGAACGTGGAAGCAAATGTTTCAAACTTCGGGCAGAAAGACCCATATCTTTCAAATAAGGAGAATAAATAATGTTACTGGAAAAAGGAACACTCTGTATCGTCAAGCGTGGATATAAATGGTATCGTGCCCGTTTCGGTGGAAAGCGTGATGCGTTTTATGGCATGGACAGAATTTCCTCTTTATCCGAAACGAGAGGTAAGAAATTTGTCACTCTCGCGGCTTATCTTCGCCTGAATAAAATCAAAGAGAATGAGGAAAAAATTCTCAAGGGATTTGCTGTTGAACGGCTTTACATCAAATTTAAGAAACCCGTCAGGGTGAAGAAGGCGAAGAGGGTAAAGGCAGTGAATAAGGAAACACTCAACCCTGGTGAGAAGATTTCCGACAAAAAGGTCGAAAAACATTGGTGGTCAGCATCGAATGAAATTTGTTTATCCTGCACCAAGTCTTGCAAACAGAGTGGTTTTGTTACCATCGTTCAATGCAAGTCATATACCAAGAAAGCAAAAGAGGAAGCGAATGCTTGATTTAGGATCATATGTTTGTTGCAAAAATTGCAAGAATTATGAGAGTTACCATAACGGATATTCCCATCGTTGTCCTGCCCTTCGCCATGAAATTGATATTGACATTGGTGGAGATGGATACGTAAGGGAAGTTGAGCCTTCCGATGAGAATACCTTTTTCTGCCGATTATTTGAGAAGGTATAATGCCAGCCATTACAACAAAAGAATTTTACATAATGCTGATCAAGCGGGTTCATCCTGACAGAAATCCAAATGTGCCTGATGCTGTCAGGAAAACCCAAGAAGTAAATTCAGTAAAAAATAATTTGAATGCCCTCATACGATTAGCAATACGATGGGGATTCATGAAGGGAACACCGCCACCCGAAAGAACGAGAACAAGAACGAGAGAAACACAATATTGGGAAACCATAACCGATTTGAGGTTTGCAACATATGTAATTTTCAAAATGGGAAGTTACAAAGTTTTAGGAAAAACGGGTGTGGTTATATTGGTTCAAAACATCAATGGCGGGAAATTTAACGGGGAGAAAAAATACACGATTTATGTCAGGGGTGTAGGTCTTTTTGAATTGAAAATAAGAAGGAAAGACTTGCCGAAATTTTTCAGCAAAATTTATCATTCTGGAATGGTTTACAACCCCTTATATAATGAGGGTGTTTTATACTTCAATAATATAAAACAAAGGACGTTGGATAGGGAACATGAAAAAGTAAAAAATATAGTGAGAGATATTCATAGAGATATAAAAACGAAAAAGGAATATTGGGAAACGAAACAAGCGGAAGAGGAAAAGAAAAAATGGTGGCGAAAAAGAAAATGAAAATGAAAAGGATAAAAAATACAAACAGAATAAAAATTCGTATTCCTCTTTCAACAAGGTCAGGGCATCGCATTGGAACAAAGAAGGGCAAAAAAGGATATGATAGGAAAGGGGGAAAGGAACAAAGAAAATTCTATTGGGATTATGGTGATGATTTTTGAAAGGGGGCCAGAAGGCCCCCGCACTACCTTTGCTGATTATCTGGGAAGATAATCATGGAGAGGGGTAATCCATTTGTTGACAAAGACACCCTTTGATTCAGCATTCATCAGACGATCATATGTTCTTTTGTTCACATCATAATAATCATATGTTCTTCCGCCGTGACGAAACGTGATGGATAGTCTCTGACTTTCCACATCATACTTCACATTACTTATTGCATTTGACTTTACTCTCATCGAAATTCCTCCTTCTTGAGATTTATTACTCTTATTATAGCATATCAAGAATATAATTGTAAACATTTGATTTCAAAAATTTTTTCTGGTTTTGAAAAAAGTGTTTACTCATAATATTTATTTCATTTCAAATATTTGTAAGTCATTATTTGAATAATATCCGATGTTTACAATTCGGATTGGATAGTATATAATAATGAGTGAATATGGCAATTGCCTTATAAAATTATAGGAGGAAAGTATATGAATCGAGCAGATTTAACAATTGATTTGGCCGCTGAATTGGGAATTTCCAAAAAGCAAGCGAAAGACGCTGTAACATTAATCTTTGATCAGATTGCAAAAGGAATGGTATCAGAGGGAAAAGTTACAATAGTCGATTTCGGTTCTTTCATGGCAGTTCACAAACCAGCCCGACCAGCCAGAAATCCAAGAACGGGTGAAGCAGTAACCGTTCCTGCAAGGATTGTTCCCAAATTCAAGGCTGCAAAAGCATTGAAGGCACTGGTAAGAAACGCCGATGTTCCTGAAGAATCCGCGCCAGAAGAACCAACAGAATAATTATGATGGGGGCTGAAAGGCCCCCAAATAATTTCCAGGAAAAACATGATGACAAATGAATTTGATAGCACAGAAATGTGGCCCTTCAAGCATGAACCAGTTTCTCTTGACGAAATGGTTTTGAGTAATGATATACGAGAGAGACTGAAAAAAATTATAAAAACTAGACCCAACATATTATTAATCGGTCCTGCGGGAGTTGGTAAGGGAACATTCACCAATATATTTCTGAAAGAAACAGGATTGGATAGCATGAAAATAAACTGTTCTGATGAAACATCCATTGATAATGTCAGGAATAATATAAAATCTTTTGCTACCGCACTTGGTAGAAATCCATTGAAGGTTGTTATAATGAATGAAATGGATTGGCTCAGTCTCCCCGCGCAAGCTATGTTGAGAGATTTGATAGAAAAGGTCGAAAAAATAACTCGATTTATTTTCATGTGTAATTATGGAGATAAATTGATGCCCGAATTAGTGTCCCGCTGCCAAGTAATTTCACTTAATGCTCCACCAGAAAAGGATATAATAATTTTTTGCTGGAAAATACTTAAAAAAGAAAAAGTTATTATAAAGGATAAGATAGCAATCATCGAAATGATAAGAAAACTCTATCCTGATATAAGAGGAATAATAAATACTCTTCAATACAATACAATAGATAACACGATTGATGAAATAAAAATAATAGAAGTCAGCATTATATATAAAGAAGTGTTGGAAAATATTAAAAAGGTCGATCTCAATGAGATAAGAAGAATTTTGAGAAGCAATGCGGTAAACTATTCAGACCTATACAATTTCTTATTTTCAAGCATAGATGAATTTAAATCGCCAGGGGATATGATAATTGAAATCGGGGATGCGTTGTATAGAGATAGTTTCTTCTCAATCAAGGAAATTAATTTCATGAGATTTATTGCTAGGTGTATAAAGGAAAAATACATATAATGGCTGTGAATAAATTTGGGGAAGTTATAAATTCGATTTATGATAAGAGAGAGATTGATTATAAACAAAGCGATCTTCCACCTTATATACTATCCTTGTATTTTTCCCACGACAAAAACCTGATTGAAATTGTAAATAGAATAAATGAAATCCAATTCTTCCTGCCGGCAAAAATGATTTATAAATACTATTTTTACAAGATACCCAAAGGCAGACGATGGATAAAGTGGGTAAAGAAAGAAGAGAGTGGTATTTTGGATGAACAATTAGAAGAGGCGCGGGAAAGACTGGGAATATCAAGATTGGAAATGTCTAAATTCTTGCCCTTTATAAAAATGAAATGGAAAGAAAAAAATGGGGATGGGAAGTAGTTTTGATTCTTATTGGGAAGAAAACCAAAAAGGAAGAAAGAGAATGTCAAAAAATTTTTGGGTAGAAAGTAAAGCCTTGGAAGAATCTTTTCAGGGTTCGCCTGGAAGAAAAAAGAAAAGTAATTATGGTGTATGTAACCAATGTAAACATTTCAGAATGCAGATTTTAGAATTTGGTGGCGACAGAGCATTGTGTGATAGTGGTTATTATGGTGAAAATGTTATTTGGTCACAACCCAATAAGGTAGACCCCATTGTTGAATGTTCCATGTATTATCCTAAAGGACAATTAGACTTGGCGGATATGTCTGGAATAGCAACACTGATTGATGTTAAACCCAAAGAGAAAGCAGGATTTAACTTGGGGAATGGTGAATTAGAAGTGGTGATAACACCACCAAAAGAAAAGAAGGAGGAAGAATAAATGCGCTTACATGTGGGAGAGTTCAAAAAAATTCTCAAAAAAGCAACAGTGAATTTTGCTTTTGAAAGTGTTCAAATTAACTTTAAGAAAAATTCAGTAAAGAGTGGAATGATAGCGAAGGCAAATGATGTCATATCTATCATTAATATTCCGAGCAATGATGCCCTTATTGAAATGGATACAGTCCAGGATATATCTCTTAATTTCAATGACCCCAATACAAATGTTCTGCCTTATCTAAATGTATATGATGATGGGGATGTAATTAATGTTGAAACATCTTTGGAAAAAATGGTTCTATCTATGGACGCACAGAAGGTTAATATTCACTTCTGCCCATCAGAGCTTGTTACAATATTCACAAGTGATACCATACGTTCTGATGTAAAATGTTTTCATGAAATGAAATTAGATGATGTTTTCATCAGAAACTTTCTAAAGATCAAGAAAATAGGAGCAACATTCGGGAAAGTTTATTTCGGGGTTGATAATAACATTTTATATATGGAGACTACGGACCAGAAAAATACTTATGCAAATTCTTTGAGGGTGAATTTAGTTCCTCTCAAGATGGAAAATTTGGCTTTATTCTTCCAATATAAAGATTTGGTAAATGTTTTCTCTGTTATCGGGGAAGAGTATGCTGATTTTGTTCTTAGTTTGTCATGGACTAAATCTCAAGATTTAGGAATGATTTCATTCATTAAAACGGATAGTAGCGAAAAATATTATCTTTTATCAAAATTAGATCAATAGGACGTTTACAATTTGAAATGAATATGTTATAATTATTTCATAATCGTAAAACGATAAAGTTGCAAAATCCAAATTTGGAGGTTAATTATGTCAGAGAGAGACGAAAGAGAAGTATGGGCAAGAGAAGAAAGTCCCAGAAACCTTGAGGGATTGGGAACCTTTGCGTTAGTCAATGGAGCACAGATTCCTTTGACCGCAGGTGCCAGCTTCAAGGATACTTGTCTCCAGCTTTCCCGTGATGCGGGTTTCGGAAAGTTCCGTGTTTATCTAAACGGTTCAGAGATTACCCCATCCCAGGCACCCGAAACATTGAATGAGGGTGACAAAATGGAGATAAGAGCTTTTGACGTTGCTGGTAGATAAAAGCTGTCAAATTTTCGAAAATTTGTAAACGCCAGCGTTGCTTGAGGAAGAAAGAGAAATTTTTCTTCCTCTTTTTTTATGTTTACATATTGATGTTTTTATGTTATAATATAAGTAGAATTGTATTGTCTATTTTTCAATATAGGAGAGAAAAACATGGCAGAAAAAAATCTTGATGATCTGAAATCGGAAATGACCAATTGCCTCAATGTTGTAGATATTGAGAAGATCAAATTGGATAAAGTGACAATGAGAGTTGGAAACAAGATCGTTCAGCTTGCCGTTGTCGGTGATGCTTCTTCCACATCTGTTGATCAGGAAATCAGAAAAGAATATAGCGAAAAACTAACCAAGAAACTTGCTCAAATTGGAGATATAATCAATAACAAGATGAGTGAAGTTACGGCCATGGTCAGTCAGATCAAAAGTGAATATGATCGAAAAGAAAAAATCATAAATGACAGAATGAGAAATATGTCTCCCATGCCTGATGTAAATTTAGATATGGCAAGAAAGGGAATGTATGTTTTCAAGGGAGATAGTGGAGAAGTTTGCTATCTTATCAGGGGAAAATATCGTCCTCTTATGATCGACCAGAAGCCCCTTAAACCTGTCCAGGCCAAAAAACTTGAAGCAGATATTTTCATTATGTTCAATGTAAAAGATGGAAAAAACATATCAATGGTGTCTACCAGAGATATAAACACTCTTGACTATTTTGATCATTATCACCAAGCAAAACCCGATTGTTGGGGGAAATGGATGTGGCCGAAAGATTTTAAAACTCCTTATGATCTGTTTTCTATTGCTAGAACAGCAGAAGGTGTTTTGGAAAATATCAATACTGGTTCTATAGCAAATAGAAATCCAAGGATATATCCAAAGATTGATGTTCTGAGAAAATACATTATTGACACTGATGAATTGAAATCTGAATTGGATGGCATGAAAAAGGGAAAGAAGAAATCCTGGATGGAAATGGATGAATTGGAATTGGAAAGACTTGCTGAAGGAAGAATGCCGGAACCAGAAGTGGCCCAGCCCCTACCAGGAGAAGAATTAAGACCTCAGAGACGAGAAGGCACGGAAACTTGGGATACAGGAAGGTAAACCAATATGGCATTCATATGGCAATCAAGCGATTTGAAGGTAGACTTTGAAGAATATAAAAAAAGGTGTGTTCAAACTATGAAAGCAACAGAACCCAAACCCGTTGACCCGAAATATTTCAAGAGATGGATGGAAGAAATGACTGTCATGGTTGATCAAATACGGAAAGAATATGAGAGAAAAGAAAAATCATTATATAACAAAATGAAAAATACTGCTCCCATGCCTGATGTAGATTTTGATTATGCCAGAAGGGGAATGACAGTATTCAATGGGAAAAATGGAAGAGTATGTTATTTGATAAAGGGAGAATATCGCCCCAAAATGGTTGATAATGCGTTTATTTCTTCTATTCAGGCGAAAAAAATGAGGCATGATATTTATTTTTTGGTTGAAATGGTAAAAAGCAAGATATACAGCATTTCAACCAGAAGAATAAAAGACCTTGCTTTTTTTGACCACTATCATCAAGCACATCCTGATTGTTGGGGTAGTTATCGGTGGCCAGAAGAAATTAATTCCCCTGAAGAATTATTTCATATAATAATAAATGCAGAGACTGTCTTGGAAAATATCAATACACATTCTATTGCTCGCCGTGACCCAAAAGATTTACCAGAGATTGATGTTTTGAAAAAGAAATATTTGAGAAAAACACTAATAAACAAAAGGATTGTGAAAAACAAATCAGCATGGTATAGCAGAAGCAGTTCAAGCGAATATGATGAATATGGTGATGGAGATGACTATTAAAAGAAAGGAGAATGAAAAATGACAATGTTGTATGATAGGCAAAAGGCTTTACAGTTGAGAACCCCATCTATTACCGTTGTAGGATGCGGTGGTATTGGATTTTGGGTTGGAAAATTTTGCGCCATGGCCGGGATAGAGACAATCCATTTATTCGACCCTGATACAATTGAAGATCATAATAGAAACCGATTGGATTTGACCGAAAAAGCAATCGGTGTAAATAAAGCACAAGTTCTCAAAGACCTTATCGTTGAATTGAGGCCCGAAGTGTCTTGCTATGCAATGCCTTTCAAATATCAGGAACATCTGGCCAAAAAAACCGATTGGGTTATTGATTGCACCGATTTGTCAAAGTCCCAAGAAGAAAATTTGAAGATAGCCAAAAAATTCGGAAGCAAATATGTAAAAGCGGGTTATGATGGAGAACATATCTCTATCAATAACAATTTGGCAGAATGGGGTGTTGCCGAAGATGGATATACAGTAATTCCGTCTTGGGTTGTTCCTGCTGTCATTGTCGCCGCGCTGACCGTAGCAAAAATTATGAAGTATGACAAAGAAGAAATTTCAACAACAATCCAAAGATTGTTTTCGTTAAAACATTAGAAGGGGGATGCAATGGGTGATCAGATGCCGATAAAGAAAGAGGTATTCGCGGGTATAAAAGAACTGGGAGAGAAAGAACCTAATACTTGGGTTTATTTGATCGGTGATGGTAAGACGGTCAGCTCTTTCAAAAAACTAACAGAATTTTCTGCTGTTCCAGCAGGGAATAAAATCATGGGAAAAATGCTGGCCGGCAGGGCAAACACCACAAAGGAAATAGAGTTGAAAAATTCTGAAAAGAAAGATGAAATCAGTCCTTCAGCCCCAAAAGAAGAAGTTAGAACATATACTGCCCATAGAGCAGGATTTCAGACATTTAAGGGGGGAAAATTGGCAAGCGAAGCAGATTCGTGGGAAGTCAAGCTGGATTGTGTAACTTCTTGTAGCAAAGCACCATCGGAAAAGGAAGTCAAACTTCAGCCTATTGTCAAAATGAAAATTGATTCCCTGATGAGTAAATATAAAAATCAGGAATGGCTTGCTTATTATGTTGGGCCAAAAGACCAATATATTGTCAACGATTTGGTAATTCCAGAGCAAAAGGCATCTTCTGCCCATGTAGGAGAGGTTGAATATTCCGTTCCAGAAGGTCAATGCGTTGTTGGAGTAATTCATTCCCATCACAGCATGTTTAAGGATTTTTCAGGAACAGATGATGCCTGGATTAATCAAAACCACAATATCAGTACAGTTGTTACTCATACGGGAAGCAAGACCCGTTGCAGAGTAAAAACTCCTTGTGGTTCATTGATAATTGTTCCAGGTAAACTGAAGATGCTTTACAATGTTGAATTTGACGAAACTGAATTTATCAAACTCGCAGAAGAGAAAATCAATCCACCAACTACAGTATATAGTCAACCAGCACATGGGGTTTACGGACCTGAAATGTATGGCGACTATGACGCTAACTTTTTTCGGAACGGGGGGAGTGAAGAAGGACAAAAGTCTTCCACAACCTCCCCCACATCTGACGAAAAAACAACTGAAGAAGTGGAAAAAGAGACAAAGAAGAGTGATGAGACAACAGAAAAATTGGAAATGAACTGTCTCCATTACATGGATAATAAAGGATGCTCAAATAACAAGATTACAGGGCCATATTGCACCTATTTCAATGGCTGTCCTCAATTCGAAAATAAGAATGGTGAGGTAGTAGATGAACAATCGAAGAAATGCTCTGATTATTACACAGCAGCACAATCATCTACAAAACCTCACGGGTGCCACAATAGAAATGTCACGGGTGTTGAATGTATAGGAAGAGGAAAGTGTGGAGTTTTCAGTTATAAATTCACACCACCTTCGCCCACTCCTACTCTCGTCTCTGGCAATTCTGCAAAATTGTGTTATTATTTCTCAAAAGGCGATTGCCGCCACAATAAAGTAATGTCGAAGAAATGTTTGGGATGGTCTGCATGCGGAACGAACTTTTCCCCCAACAGAAAAATAGCGCAAGGAAATGGTAGTGGAAGTGATGATGAATCCATTACCTGCAAACATTATTTTGTTACAAATGAAAGTCCAGCAGGAAGATGCCGTAACCAAAAGGTATCGGGTTTATTCTGCATAGGAAAAGATGATTGTAAATCCTATGAAAAACTTGGACCAATTGTTCATATTCCAGTTGCGAATAAAGATGAATGGAATACAAACACACCAACATCTTCTATATCCGCAAAGAGAAACAAATATGAAGTAACATACAAAGGTATAGGAAAAGATGCCAAGGAAAACACATTTATCATTGATGGGGAAACAGAAGAGATAGCAAAAGGTCAATTCTCTAAAATCTTTATTCCCAAAGATTATGAATTTGTGAGCATAAAAATAATGGAAGATGCCCCCGCATCTATCAAGCCCACTGTTCCTGTAGTAGAATCGAAAGTAACAGAAAGTGGAATACAACCGCAACCAATACAGGAGTTCCCAGTAGTAGAATAAGAAGTCCATCTTATCTAAATCATAACTCCAATAAGACCATCTTAGAGATTTTTCTTTAAGATGGTTTTTTTATGCTCACAGAATTTATAAATAATATTGGATAAAAGGAATGTTATAAAAAGTGAAGTATAAAAGGGAAATAAAACATTCAAAAACACATTATAATAATAATATGTATCACGACCGGCTGTGATAAATCTATTGTAGCATGTACGAAGGGAATTGTAAACATACTTTTTTAATGGGAGTTAAATTATATATGATAAAAGATTATATTTTAGATAAAGATGATAAATCAGTTCGTGGATCATTTATTAATGGTATGATAACTATTTCAATTCTGGCTTGTACGGTATATGGATTATTATTTAGTGATCTTGTAACTGTTCGACTTGAGAAGTTAGCGACTTTTATTATTGGATTTTTTACATCAAGTTACGGTCTGTGGAGTTTAAAGAAACATATGGATAGTAGATTAAACTCAGCAGAAAATATTGCTAATATAGAACAAGGAAATGTGCTTCCTAAAACACCTTCTCCTGTTCCAGGCCAGCCCCCACAACCTGTTGTTTATCAACAACCTCCTGATGCTTCTTGTGTTACTCAACCAGTAGGTTATGATCCAGGCCCAGGGGTTGTAAGCGAAGATGGTGTAAAGCCTCCTGGTGTTCTAAAGATTGATGGTTAAAATATGAAATGGTTGGATTTTATTGCTCCTGAAATGAATATTGCTTATGAAGTAATGAATAATCTTTATTACTTCAACAAAAGACTTTTTGATGCTGCGAGAAGATGTAATTTTTCTATTTCCTCATTAGGAGAAATTGGTGATACAAAAAACCATATTTACCTATTGAAACGACCAAAGGTAAATGGTGGAAACGGTCTTATTACATCGGGATTTCATGGAAATGAAATTGCTGGCCCTTGGGGCGTCGTGAGGTTTTTAGAAAATACCGATTTGAATATATTTGACAATATAAACGTTTCAATTATTCCCCTAGTAAATCCCATGGGGTTTAGAATGAATATGAGGCATGGGGGATATGGTGACGATTCTAACAGGGGATATATAAAAACTGATGATATACAACATATTCCTCAATTGTCTAAAGAAGGAGAGATTTTGAGGTCACACGGGGCTATCTATAAAGACTTGGCCAAGGATGGGTTGATATGTCTCCACGAGAATCCTGGATACGATTTTGACTATTTCATATACGGATATGAAAAATCGGCAGAACCAGGAAATTTCACCAATCTATTCAGAGACATAGAAACCAAATATTTCCTTCCTTTTGGATTTGGTGAATCTCCAAGTAAATGCGATGCCGTGATTGATTCGATTGTTTTCAAAAGATTTGATGGTGGATTTCAGGATTGGCTTTTTAGAGAGGGCATGACAGACAGGGCCGTTGTTACGGAAACTCCTGGAAATCAACCATTGGAAAAACGATTGAAGTGTAATGTTGAGATGATTGAAGCATTCATAAATTGGATACGAGATAATACATGAGACTAAATGAATTTTTAAGTAAAGAAGATTTTTCAAAGAAATCAGAAGAAATATGCGATATATTAAGAAAAGAATGCTTTGATTTTATCGTGGAATCCAAAGGTCAATCTCTTTATAGGGCAACATATCAGCCTGTGAATCATTATAGATTATTTCAATCTCATGTTAAAAGCGGTCGTGAGCCAAGAAATACACCACCAGAGGTTCATGATTATTTGAATGACTTGTTTATAGAACATCTTGGATGGAAGGAACGAGATGGTGTTTCTACAATGGGGCATGAATCTGGTTATTATGGTTATGCGTATTTGTTTTTTCCTGTAGGCGAATATCAGTATGCTTGGGCAGATGATATTTATGATATATATATTAAAATAAATGATATTGCTGATGAGGTTACGGGCCAGAGATCTATTCCTCATCTCTTCTTTTTGGATAAGTATAAGGAAGAAGCAAAAATAAGATTACAACAATTAGTGAAATCATATAACGATGATAGACTTGCAGAAGCAATTCATCAAGATGCGGAAGTAGTTTTTAATTGTAAAGAATATTATCTTGTCAGTCAAGTGTATTTGGAAGATATAAGAAAAGCTATGAAGGTTAGGAAGAAATATATAAAGTAGAGGGATTATAGATGAGATTGAATGAATTTATATCAGAAAAAATGATGGATTTTCCTCATGTAAGGCAGAGCACAAATTACTCTTGTGGTGCAGCCGCTGTTCAATCAGTTATAGCATATTATGAAAACGATATGCCGAGAGAAACCGAAGTGATGAAATGGCTTCATACCGTTCCCTGTGATGTGATGAATATCGGCTCGGCAATTCAATCCGTTATATCTTTTCTAACAGAGCGTGGATATACTCTTGAACATAAGGAATATTTTACTATAGAAGAGGTTGTTCAATATATTCAACGGGACATTCCTGTAATTGTCCTGATGCAAGCATGGGCAGAGCAAAGACCAAAAGACTATTCTATGACATATACCGATGGTCACTATATTGTTGCTATCGGTTATAACTTATTTCAGAAGAGATTATTTTTCGCCGACCCGTCTTTGGAAACAAGGGGATGGCTGGATTTTGATGAATTGAATGCGAGATGGCATGCAGTTGACGAAACAGGGAAAAAAGTAGAACATTATGGTTTTGCAGTTTCAGGAAAGAAACCAAATTTCAGTAATAAGGTAATTAAAAAAATAGAATGAGACTAAACAATTATTTGGAAGAAGAAAGACGAAGCAGAAGTGTTAGTGTTACGACGAAATGGGTGAAAGATTTCATTTCTCATAATGATAATTCTGTTGAATCTTCTTCATTATATAGAGGCATCAAAGGGGCAACAGAACCATATTATTTTACAGACCCATCTAAAGGGGAGAGAGGTTCACGAGACACCTTTATATTCTATGTGTTAATGATGGATAATTTTCCAGAATGGAAGGAATATCCAAAACGAAGCAAATCAATTATTATGGGAACGAGTGATGATGTTGCCTATTCTTATGGTACGGCTATATATAGAGTTTTTCCAGTAAATAATGCTAAAATAGCAATCTCCCCGAAATTTGATGTGTGGTCTGCTTTTGTCTTTTCTCTTGGCTCGGGAATTGAAACTTTTAGCATTGAATTGAATACTATTTTTGGTCTTTTTCGCGAAGAGATACACAAGGAACAAAAAATAACATATGAAGAATTATTGAAAAAATTTAGTATCGCGGATAGGCCCAGAAATAAAGAAAGAATTAAAACATATTATCAAGAAATGAGTTTAGGCTTAATGCGCAGTAAAATATTTCATGATAAATCTGAATATATCAATACACCTAAACTTAAATTAGTGGATGTTTTGAGAGAAAAAATTAGTCCTAAAAATAACAATTTTGAATTGATAACTCTGAATAAACATATGATTCTTCCTCCCAGACGGGAAGCGTGGACGGATAGTGAATGTGTTCTGGTGAGCGTAAATTCTTTAAAAAATATTTTAGATCCATCATTGCTTTGAGGGTTTTTAGATGAGATTAAATAATTATATATTGGAAGATAAAGCAGATAAGTATACAATGATTTCTGAAAAGAAAGCAATGGAAATAGTCAAGGCCAAATGTTCCGATGCCCATAATAGTGATACGAGATTATTTAGGGGATTGAATAGAACCGATCCCGCCTTTATCTATAAGCCATCATTATCACCGAGACATTCAAAAATTAGAATAGAATTTTTGATGTTACTTGCCGACAATCTTCCATCATGGAAAGAATATCCAAAAAGGTCATTATCTATTTCTACTATAACAGGGAAGATGGGGCCAGGTGAATTTGGTAGTGTTTTATATAGAGTGTATCCTTTTAATGGGGCGAAATTGGCGGTCTGCCCAGCAATAGATTTTAATCAGGGTTCATTTAAGAAATCTTTGGGTGATATAGGTGAAGCAAGACTATTATATTATCTTCAAGATATATTTGACAAAATTTTTAATTTGAAGGGGAACATAGAAAAATGGACAGACTTTGTTAAAGTTTTAAGTCTATGTGATAAGAATAAAGATAAGATTGAGAAGTGGTATAGAACAACACAGCCAGAATTGGTACAAAAATATTTTATAGACCATGTAAAATATTTTGGTAGGAATATCAGTTTTTTGGATGCTCTTGATGAAGCACTTGACCCTAAAAAGAATGGATTTCGTATTGCTAATATCAAAACACAAATTCCAGAGGGGAAGGAAGTGTGGACAGATTCGGATTGTGTTCTTATTTTTAAAGGAAAAGCAGAACGCCGAGGATTTTCGGAGTTGATAAAATGAGATTAGAAAATTATCTTGAAGAAAAAATAAAATATGATGATAAAACAAGGTCTTCAGTTTTGGATTTGGCAAAGGGCCGAGAATTTATTTATTCATCTTGCTCTAAAGCACTTGATGCTCCTTATGCTATATATAGAGATTCGGCCACAACAGGAGATGTTCTTCTTGTGGAACCATCAAAATATGAAAGATATTCTGCCAATACTTTTAATTATTATACGTTGATGATAGATAATTTTCCAGAATGGCAAAAGTATCCCAAAAGAAGCAAATCAATCATTTGTTCTACAAACCCAATATATGCCGAAGCCTTTGGTGAAAACTTATATAAAGTGTTTCCTATTGATGGAGCAAGAATTGGAGTATGCCCTAATTCTGATATATGGCCAACAAATATTGGTGGTAAAGCCCAATTGAGCGACCTTGTTGAAGCTATTGATGACTTATTGATTATTTTTTATAATAACATTTTACACGAGGCCAAACCCGAATTGATAGACAGGGATTATAATAAGTTTAAAAAAGCTATGGAACTTATTGATAAGAACTTTGAGAAATTTGCGCATGAGTACAAAAACACAGGGCAGGAATATTATTCTAAGAAATATTATTGTAAGATTTGGAATGAATTGAAATATTTTTCCAAGAAGGTCTCTTCTATTGATTTTTTGCGAAAGATTTTCAATCCAGAGACATGTAAATTTGAATTGAAAACATCTGGTGATTCTCTTCCTCTTGATAGAGAAGTCTGGATTGAAGATAAATCTGTTTTAGTCAACAGGGATGTCTGGAAAAAAATATTTTATTAAAATGAGGGCCGATTATGAGACTTGGTGGATTTATAGACGAAATAAATGAAACTGAATTAATTCAAGAAAGCATAAATGACTTGGGTATATTCAAAGCTGTTTTTATGGCAGGCTTCCCTGGCGCAGGGAAAACATATGTCTTGACAAAAGTTAAATCGGGACAAATTGAACCGCGAATGGTTAGTGTTGATAGATATGTTGAATTTAAAGATCCCAATGGTAAAGATTATATGGCGTTTTATGATAGATCAAAAACTGTAACAGCCACACAACTTCTTCTTTATATCAATTCTCTTCTTCCTCTTGCCGTTGATGTTACATCTTCAAAGTCAACCACGGTTATCAGAAGATATAATATTCTGGAAAATTTGGGTTATGATATGGGTATGATATTTGTAAATACTTCTGCCGAAACATCATGGGAGAGGATACAGCAAAGATCAAGAAAAGTTGATCGAGATAGTTTTTTAAGATACTATGATCAAATCCAAAAAACGAAGGAATTTCTAAAAGGTAAATTTCCATTTTATATAGAAGCGAAGAACGATACGGGGGAATTGACTGATGAGGTTGTTTTAGGATCATATAAGAAGGTTTCATATTTTTATGAATCAAGTATAAAAAATCCAATTGGCCAGGGTTATTATAATTTAATGAAAAGTTATGGCTGGAAATATTTTACTCCCAATGTAATGCCCATGGCAGAATTGAAAAGTAAGATTGCTGATTGGTATAAATGATAGGAGATAAAAATGACTTGTAAAAAATGTGAAATTGATAAATTATGGACAGACGAATATTTTTATAGAAGGTCAGACAATGGAAGATTGAGAAAAATATGTAAAGAATGTGTTATTGATAATCAAAGACAATATAATTTGAAACATAGAGATGAACAATTAAATTATCTACATTTATATTACGAGAATAATAAAGGAGAAATGATTAAACAAATTATACAATGTGAAAAAAATCGTATTCAAAGTGATATACAATTCAAAGTAATTAAAAGATTAAGAAGTCGTATGTATTCAGCATTAAAAGGAAATTGGAAATTTGGTCATACAATTGAATTACTTGGATGTTCTATTGATGAATTCAAAAAATATTTTAAAGAGAAATTTCAGCTTGGAATGAATTGGGATAATTATGGTAAATGGCATATTGATCATGTAAGACCATGTGCTTTATTTGATATGAGCAAAGAAGAAGAACAGAGAAAATGTTTTCATTATACCAATCTTCAACCATTGTGGGCAAAAGATAATATTTGTAAGGGAGGAAAAATAAAAAATGAAATTTAAAGATTTTTATGAAAGACCCATTATGAAGAAAACGGAAGATATAGAAGAACGATTTGTTCTTTCTGAATCCACCCATATAGAAAATACTGATATGGAGCACTTCAAAAAGGTATTGAAAAATCCTACACATGGAAAATATGTATTAAGGAGTTACAGGAATAATTATACTGATGAAGAAAGAGAAGTAGACATTCTTGCTCTGGAAGGAAGAACAAGAATCGTGTTGACTTATAATGCTGATTTCTTGGAATTTACACAGGAAATGGTTGATTTATGTGACGATTTAAATTATACCACCAAGTATGATAAAGAAAGACAAATAAACACACAAACTCTTACGATATATAAGTAAAATGAAAGCCAAAAGATATATAGCAGAAGCAATAGCAGGTGATAGAGAAATACTTGATTTTGTCAAGAAACAATGCAGTAAATATCTTGCGGAATCAAAAGGTAATACTCTTTGGAGAGCGATTCCGCGTAGAATCAATAAGTATGAAGTTGTTCAATCGCATATTAGCAATAGGGCACCAATGAATGTTCCTTTGGAATTTCATCATTATCTCAATTCTATTTTTGAAGAAAAGTTTGGCTGGCCTGTTAGAAACGGAACATTTTCATATAGTGACAAAGAGAAAACATATTTTTATGGTCAGCCTTATATGTTTTTTCCGATTGGGGATTATAAGTTTGTATGGTCTCCTAATGTATCTGATCTTTTCGGTGCGTTATATTCTTTTATACCAAAAGAATATTTCGAACATTCAAGTTCTATGGGTGTATGGTGGAAAAAAAAGCCAGAAGAAGCAAAGAAAGTGGTGAGAACATTGTTAATAACATATACTGATAAAAATTTGGTTGAAGCAATAAAACACAGAGTTCATTTGGTAAGAGACGAAGGTTGCGAAATATCATTCAAATGTGGTAATTATGTTTTAGTGGACGAAGAATATCATTATTTATTTGCGTAAAAATATGAGATTATATAAGAATATAAATGAAGCTAAAAATTATAATAACTGGATGTTTCCTTCTCACGAAACAATGGTGGCGGATTATGAAGAATATAAGAAAAAGGAACAGACCAAGTGGAAATCTAGGGTTGATCGCATTGGTTCACGATTTCCGATATTCAAAGATTTTGAACATTTTCAACAAGCGTTGAAAAATGCCAAAGTAATAATATTGACAAAAAATATTGATGATAGAATAATGAATAGAAGCCATTCATTTAGCATAGAAAATTTAAAAGGTTTGGTTTCTTCATATATTCGCCCGCGCGATGTTGATAGAATAGTTAGCGGTTTCGAGGACAATGATAAAATTCCTTATCCTATTGTATTGAAAGGCAGCAAAGGAATGTGGATAATGGCAGGTAATACAAGACTTGATACATCATTCATTATGGAAATAACACCGAAAGTATTGATGGTTGATGTTTCTGATAAGGTAATGGAAGAACAAATACCTATAACTGCTGATAGAATTATTTATATACTTAAAAAGGATTGTAAGCCCTTTATAAAAGAACTTGGTGGTCGTGGATTGTATTATAGATTTAGGCGGTTTCCTATGGTAGATAATATTCTGAAAATGGATGTAAGAAAAGATCGACAACCAAAAGATATGTCACTTGATATGCAAAGAATATTTGACCATATGTTTTTTAAAAAATTTGGATGGAAACCACGATCAGAGGGTGTATTTGCTTTGCCTCAATCTGAAATACTGGATGATGCGACATATAATTATGGCAAACAATTTATATTTTTTCCTATTGGAATATATAAGTATATTTGGTCTTCAAGAATAATTGATTTATATGGTTCTATTCCTGCTTTACGTGGCAAGGATAAAAACGAAGAGGCCAAAAGATTGGTTAGCAGTTATATAGACAATAGTCTTCCTATGGATACACCACATGAAGTTACATTTTTGTGTGAATATTATTACTTGGTAAACATGAAATATGATAAAGCTATCAGGAATGCTATATGAGATTGAATACTATTTTGAAAGAAGAAGAAGATAGAAATACCAGGTGGGAAGAACTGAAAGTCTTCATTCAGAAGCATTGTGTCAAATTCATGATAGAATGCGCCGAAAAGAATATTATCTTGTGGAGAGGTTCTAATAAATTTCCTATTGATCCCTATAACATATGGGATGTATATCCATCTCGTATTTCTAGTGGAAGAGCACCGATGAGTACAAGTAAATTTCTTCATGATCTGGCAAATAAAACATTCATTGAGAAATTTGGTTGGCCTGTTCGAGACGGGATTTTTACCACCAAAGATTTTAGTGTAGCAGATAGTTATGGGAGAGCATTTATTTTTATTCCTGTGGATAGTTATCAGTATGCGTGGTCTCCTAAAATTTCAGATTTTTATATGTATGTAACATCACAAACTACTAAATTAACATATTTTGATATTGGCGGTGGTGATCCTGATGCTATGATGTATCGTTTATGGATAGAAAAATATGGGCCAAAAACAATTCATGATAATGGTGGTGAATGGTTTGATGTTGTTAAAAATGAAATTATCAAAATGGATAGTTATGAAAAGAAAAGTAAAGTCTTTTTATCTAACCATAAAGTAGGAGATGAAATAGTTCTTGGTGTCTATCATAAACGAGCAGAAAGAATAAATGTTTTTTGGAAGCCAACAGTTGATTTTAACCAATTTAAGAAAGAAGAATGGCTTCAACTGGAAGGAGAAATGCGAAGTATTGTTAATACATATACAGGTAAAGTTTTAGTTGCGGCGAACGAAAAACATGAAATTCTTTTCAATTGTGATAAATATATTATGATATGGGTGCCGAGAGTTGAGTCAACTGAAAAGGAAAAGATACTTTCTGAATATTTTAAAATATTGAGGGAATACAAATGATAGATATACTTGAGAAAATAAAATTTATTTTGGAACAGAACGCAGTAACTTCATATGGCAGACAGGCTCAACAGCAGAAAACCGCCACATCAAGTGCATATAAATCATCTGTCACGGCTCAGAGGTCTGCTGCCGCTTCAAGAGTAAGAACACAAAAGGCTCGACAAGCAACTCCAAAGAAAAGCACTCAAGGCCCATCTAGTAATAAAGAATGGTGGAATAAAATCAAAAGTCAGAGACAACGACATTCAGACGTTATAAATAAAAGAAAATCGGCCAATACAAGTGGCTATCAATCGAGATTAGCAAGGACAAAATAATGGAAAAAGTAAACATCAATGTGGGAACGTTGCCTAATGTAGTTTGTGATTGCGGTAATGAATTTTTCGAAAACCTATTTATCGTGAAAAAACTTTCTGCTTTACAAAGCCCAACAGGCAAAGAAGAAGCTATGCCAATTCCTCTTATGATTTGTAGTAAATGTGGAAAGAGTTTGGAAGAAATTCTAACAAAACCTACATTACAATGAGACTTGAACAATACATAACAGAAAAAAGATCACCAGTTGATATTCCGGGCTATGATATGGAAAAGAATGCATCTATTATTAAGACGGATTGCCAGCCCTTTTTCAAGGAAAATACTTCTGGTAGATTTCTCTATCGCGGTACAAATAAAAGTATAGGTGAAATAGAGAAAATAATTCCAAGAAAAGAAAGAAAACCTTCTGATATGCCACGATTTTTGCACAATGAATTGAATATAGTATTCGCAAAAAAGTTTGGATGGCCAGTAAGAAATGGCGTATTTGCTACTTCAGATGATCGCGAGGCTGAAGAATATGGTGATCTATACTTATTTTTCCCAATAGGTAATTACAAATATGTTTGGTCTCCGAAAATACCTGATCTTTGGAAGTTGTTTGATAAAAATACCGGTATTTTCAAAGATTTGATGCATATGACGAGTATCAAACCAAGCGAGGAAAAATATTTGGAAAAATCTGTTGATACATATATAGATAAAGATTTATCAAAAGCAATGAAAACAAATAAATCCCATGAGATTTCTTTTTTGTGTGAAGCATATTATATGATAGACCCTCTATACGAAGAATATCTATTATAAATCTGGAACAATCCCATCAATGGCATCGCCTTCCTCCAATACATGCTCGATGATATTGAAACCCTCAGAACCATAATATCGAGACCTCTTCACACCAAATTCCAATAAATATTTGATTTCATCCACTATATCGAATACAACAGAACCTTTTGATTTATCGGTATGAAGTCTCAGTGACCTGCCGATGGATTGTAATACTCTTATTTTGCTTTTGAATGGGGATGTCAGAACGATATATTTGAGGGATGGGATGTTTATGCCCATCTGGAATGTTCCATAGGTTGCTATGAGAATTATGTTCTTTCTTTTTTCGCATTCCTTTCTCCATTTTTCTCTCTCTTCAACATCTACTCCACCATGGATGAATACGATTTCTCGCAACCATAAATTATTACATCCTTTGAAATAATCAAATAATAACTGTCCTTCTTTTTCTATTTTTCCAACAAGCAGAAGAATGTTATGGTCAACGGCTGATACTATATAATGGAGCAACATCATTCTATATTTGTTTCTGAAAATCTTGTCCTTTATATCGTTATATTCTCCATCATATTCTTGCTGATATTTCAGGTTGATTGAGACAACATTACATTTGCTTATATAACCTTTTTCTGCCAATTCATTTGCTGTATATTCTCTCCATACAGGGCCGATGAACGCCTTGACATTCCATAAATCCATTTTTGATGAGGGGAGGGTTCCAGTAAGACCATATCGGTATTCTGCGCTTGTGCATTTTTCCATGATCTTTTTTATTTCATGTGCTTTTGCCTGATGGACCTCATCACAGATAACACAATCATATAATTTCAATGCGGTATGGTTGTCTTTCAATGTTTGCCAAGTTGATATAACAATCGGTTTGTCAAACTCTTTTGCCTTTTCCCAAACTTGTCCTATATCATCTTTTGGTATGCCATATTCAATCATATCATTTTTGAATTGTTCGACAAGGGAAATTGTAGGAACAATAATCAACGAATGTTTTACTGGAAGATTTTTTATGATATAAGCTATGACCAAACTCTTCCCGCTTGCCGTTGCTGCCCTGAAAATTCCTTTGGAATACTTCAAAGCGATTTCTATCATCTCTTGCTGGTAATCTCTTGGGGGCAATTTCAAATCATATTTTATTTCGCCCACTGATGGATTTTTGAACATATCCATTACATCTTTTTCTACTTTCATTTCCAGCATCGGATATTCGTCTTTTTTGAAACGGATGAGATCTATGAATAAGCCATAAGGAAGGGTATTTCGGTATGCATTATACATGCTTATCTTCCCAGACCAATAGCCCGATTTGAATTTCGGGTTGAATTGATAGTTTTCTACATAGTCTGAAAAGTGATTTTTTACTGCATCAAGAAAACCTTTCTCTTCGAAGTCTGCATCCAATGTTATAAATAACTTTCCGTACTTCTCTACTCTTATCATTTACATACCGATTTTGGTTGTCTCAATGAAGGACTTCATTGACCAGGACATTTTTTCAAGAGAGGATGCGCAAAGTTCGAAGAAATCTACTCTCTGTTGTTGTCTTCGTATCAATTTATTCAACTGAATAATTTTGGGATCTTTGGGAAGGTAGTATGTTGTAATTTCTGATGGTTTCAAATCTTTATCGCCTTCAAACCGATAATGGTCATATAAATCACAGATTGTTTTTTCTTTCAGCGCATTCAATTTGTCAAGTTGTATTCTTTCTTTCATGTAAAGCTCTTTATATTTGACCACTTCAAATGTATTGGTTTGTAATTTTTCCAATATGCTGAACTCTGTAAATTGTACCATCGTTTCTATTGGATGTTGTTGTATCAGTTCCTGCAATAATTCTTCTTCAGTTTTTTCTGGTTCTTCGGCCATAATTTCTCCTGTAATATCTCTATTTATTATAGCATAAATGAGCAGGAAAGTAATCATTTTCTTTTTTTGTTTCAAAGAGTTATTGTAAAATAAGGAAAATTCAATGGGTTTACTTTTGGCCTATTTTCTGTTATAATAGATATATGAGAAAAATTATTTATAGATGCGATGAAAGAGATCCTGATGATGAAGAAGATATAAATGAAGTCTGCGTGTTCTGTATTATGGAATGTAAAAAATCCAGTTCGGAGATTGTGTCATGTTCTCCGACCTATGAACCATATTGGTGGTAAAACATGGATAGTGTAAATTTGGAACGCCTGATAATAAAGACGGCATTGGAAGACAAGCCTTTCTTGGTGACTATAAGTTCTGTGTTTCAAGATAATTACTTTGAAGATTTGACTATCAGAAGTGTTTTTACATTACTGAAAGGCCATGTTCAAAAGTATGATAACATAATGCCAAGGTCTGGTGTTATTTCTGAAATAGGAACGGATGAAGTAAAAAATCTATTCAAAGAAATAGATGCTCTGGATTTCAATGTTACAAAAAACTACGAATGGGTATTTGACGAAACGAACAAATATCTGAAGGAAAGAGCAATCAAGTGTGCTATATTGGATTCAGTTGAGTTGATTGAGAAGAAGGAAGCATATGCGCAGATTTCTTCTTTGATTGAAGATGCTCTTATCAGAGATTTACGGATTGATTTGGGCATCAATTATTTTGATACATTGAATGAACGCATCAGAAGGATTTTGGAAAACAGTACCATTCGAGTTCCGACATACTATCCAGAATTTGATGAATATATAAATGGTGGCTTTCCTCCATATACATTGTCTGTTTTTGTTTCCAGGATTCATGGTTGGAAGTCGGCAACACTGGCAAACTTCACGGCTCGACAAGTTATGCATGGTCATAATGTTTTGTTATTGACTATGGAAATGGCGGAAGATGCCTTTGCCCAAAGGTTTGATGCTATCTTTACAAAACTTGATATAAACAAAATGTATAATGTAAAGACAGAAACCTTGAAGATGATACAGGGGTTGAAGGCAGTAAAAGAAACTCCAGGCAGGGGCCAGTTATGGATAAAACAATTTCCTACTGGGGAAGCAACAGTTCTCGATTTCAAGCGATATGTCAGAGAATTGAAAATGAGGGGCGTCATTCCCTCTATCATTCTTGTTGATTATATAAACTTGATGAAGTCAGCGGAAGATGTTGGAACAGAATTATATTCCAAAGTCAAAAAAATATCTGAAGAATTGAGAGCATTGTCTTTTGTTTTTGATTGTCCTGTTATTACGGTCTCACAGTTGAATAGGCCAGGATCGGTTGTTGCATTCGATGAATTGGATTTCGTATATATCTGTGAGTCGATGGGTCTTCCTGCTACCGCAGACTTCATGATGATATATGGTGAAGATGAGGACAAAATGGTTTATGAAAGCGAGTTGAATTATATCATCATAAAAAATAGATTGGGTGGTCGTGTAAGGGAGCAGAACAAATTTTACTATGATTCTCGTTCATTGAAGATGTATGACCAATCGGAATTGGATTTGTGGATGGAAGAAGCAAAGATTTCTGGTGATGATAGAAAACTTGCCGAGCAGAAGGAAGAGAAAAGGGTTCCAGGAAGGAGTAAGAGATGATTTGTCCTACATGTATGATAAAATGTTTTATGATTTGTCCATCTTGTTTTGAGGGAGTATTTTCCAAGTGGCATGAAACTGAAGATGCAAAAAAATTTGGAGCGGAGATGAAAAAAGAGCGGAAAGAAAAAGAGGACAAAAAATGAAAATTGGTGATAGAGTAGAAATATTGAGACAAGATATTTTTGCTTTGAACCATCGCAAAATTCGTACTGGAAGAATAAGAAGTATTGATGGTGCTTATATTCTGGTACGCCCTTCTTGGTGTTGGTGGATAACTGAGGTGTATCCAAACGAGATAAAAGTATTAGGTAAATGGAAGGGCAAGGCTCGAATAAAAAGAAGAGGAAGAAAATGACAGAAACCAGAAAACTTGATTTGATAAAAAATACAATGGTAGCATGGAAAGAAGGTGGATTATCTGATAAAACAGTCTGTAAAATAATCCATGATATTCTTTTTACAAAATCAATAGCCGAGGAAGAAAAAATTCAAGGAAGAAAAAATGACAAAACTTAATCGAATAAAAGAAGCAATAAAAGATTGGGGAGATGGAAAACTTTCATCAGGCGGTTGTTGTTTTGCAATAAATGATATTCTTTATTGGAAACCACCAACAAGAGAAGAAAAGAAACAGATGATAGAGTGGGGAGAAAAAGAAATGAAGGAATTAAGGAAAAAAGGAGTGATAAAATAATGTCAAGTCCAGTTATGATAAAATGTTGGAAATGTGGCCAATTTTTTTATTTCATTCACGATGTAAGAACCAAATGCCCGAATTGTGGCGAAGAGTATAAATCTTTCAGAGATTGAGGAGTTTTATGAAAACAATTATAAGTTGCCATCTTGACAGCGTGTTTACTTCTCCAATGGCAGATGTAAAGAACGGAATACATACAGGATGCTGTGATAATCTCAGCGGTGTATTGGCAGTTGCACAACTTATACAGAATGATGATATTTGTATTGAATTTACGAACGGGGAAGAGACAAATTTGGAAGGTGCGAAATGGGTTGCCAATCATTATTCTGCGAGTGAATGGTTTATCATTGTGGTTGATACTACTGATAGGTCAACTCATTGGAAAAATATACAGTTCACGGTAGAAAATCCAGGTCATGTTGATATAAAACATATCAAGAGGGCATTGAGACCTTTCTATGGAAAATATAAATTGAGGGAGTTTGGTGTCGAAAGCGAAGCATGGCTTTATAAGAGAGAAGGATTTTCCTGTGTAGAGATTGATGTCCCTGTTGCACTTGGATTGCACAATCTTCATAATAAAGCAAAAGTGTCAGACATTATAATTTGTTCAGAGGCAATGAAAGTGATTGCTGATTATATGAAAGAGAAAACACGGGAACAAATTTTACCTGTTGAACATACAGAAGAAAGACGATAAAATGGAAGAAGATATTATCAGAGAATTTCAAGGCAAATACAGATGGTTGTCAAATTTCTGGTTTTTTGATGGGACAACGGTGGAACATTTATATCAAGCTGCGAAAGCAATCAATAAGAAAGATGAAGAATATATTCTTTCTTCTTCTAATCCTGGTGTTGCAAAACGTCGAGCGAAAATGATACACCTGCGCGAAGAGTGGGAAGATATAAAAGTTGGTATTATGCACAATCTTCTTCAAAGAAAATTCAAAAATCCTATATTGAGAAAGAACCTTCTGGCAACAGGAAATAAAATTCTTCAAGAAGGGAACAGATGGTATGATACTTTTTGGGGTATAGATTTGAGAACTGGGCTGGGAGAAAATAACTTGGGTAAACTTATTATGCAAGTAAGAGATGAAATCCGTCAAGAAGGAATACCCAAAATTGATAAGGAATTATTTAAAATTGACTGATAAACAAATCAGAATGCTCCAATTATTGGATGAACAAATTTTATCCTGCACCAAGTGCGAACTTCATGTCAATGGTCATGCCAAGCCTTATTGGATTGAAGATGCTCGATATATCATTGTAGGAGAAGCACCAGGATTGACAGAAATTCAACAATGCACACCTTTTGTTGGCAAGGCAGGAGAAATTCTCTGGAATACCATGAAGAGATATTGTTTGTATAGAGAGGATTTTCTTATTATCAATTCTGTCAATTGTCGTCCTGTAGATGGAAATAAGAATGGTAAACCAACTCCAACTCAAATGAGGCTGTGCAAATCGTGGATAGATAAATACTTGTATGTTCTGCAACCCACAAAAATTCTTTTATTGGGAAAATACGCGGTAGAAACTATGTGGTCTCCTGTAAGAAGTATTATTAGCATCAACAGTGACGTTGCCGTAAATAAAGTTTATGGAGCATGGATGATGTTTTCTGTTCACCCAGCCTTTTGTATCTATAATGAAAATCAAGGAAAAAAATTATTAGAGGAAAGCATAAGAAAGTTTAGTGAATTATTATGAGCAAACAAACTAAATACGTTGATATTTTGGTTGACGGCAGAGGATATGTTGGTCTTATTGAAGAACAAAAAGCAATAGGTTATATTATTGCTCCATGTATTTCAATAATAAAATATATGAGCGAAGATGCTATAATCAAATGGATTGAACAGGCTTGTGAGATGGTGAAGGAAACAAGCGAAGGAAAAGATGCTTCTGTTAATAGAAAAATTGGTTCAATAATAACACATTTAAAAGAAAGGGAATATACATTAGAAGAACTACAGCAAATAGCTGTAAACATTCATCTGAATTGTTCTGATTTGGGGTTGCTCCCAGGATTTAAATATGGGAAGGTGGATGCTAAAGGTAGGATTGTATCGAAGAGAGATATAAATCCTGAGTATTTGTCAACATATAAACTAGAAAACAAATAGGAGAACACAATGAGACAGTACCTAAGAGTGGAAACTTATATTGGTCGTGTCGCGGGTGTGGATGTTGATGTTGTTTATGAGGACGAAAAGAAAAAGATTATAAAAGATATGTTTGGTATAAAAGTTTTGGAAAATGTGGGAAAGTATTGGATAGTGGCGAATCAGCATAAGAATATTTCTGATATGCCCCAAGAGGAATTGAAAGCAGGAAAATTTTTATTATAGGAGGTGAAATAGTAACTTTGGCCATTGTAGCAGATAGTAAAACTTTTATTATGGAAGGAGAATTAAAATGCTAAATATGGAGAATAAAATTCAATTGGAAGAAAAGAAGAAACAACAAATCATTCCTGGTGATGTTTCAGAAAGTGTATATTTTCAGATGAAAGATGAAACAAAAAAACAGATATATGATTTACTCGATGATTCTTTGGTCATGGTTCAAGACTTATTAGGAGATATGCAAAGAAAAAGGAAAACGAAAGGCATCGAAAATATGTGGTTGGTTTCAGAAAATTTGGCCAAAGTAAAAACACTTGTTGATGATAGATTATAAGAAAAAGGGGAACTTCGTTCCCCTTTTTCTTTATTTTCTCTTACCTACCGAAAAGAGAATATATTATTTTCCATCTTATAATGCACCAAATATAGCTTACGATACTTTCAAGTTGGTAGGTGGCGCAGGTGCAATGAAATCGAAAGGGGTTGTTATCGTTGCTATGTCAGATTCATTTCCTGCATTATCGACAGCAGTTAATCCCAAAGTTACATTTCCGTTTACGGATGGCATTCCTGCTACAGGAATTTGTATGGTTGTTACCTTTCCTAAATCCAAATATGTCGTGCTATAATCAATTACAGCAGGGGGTACGGCCCATCTCAACCTGTATCCCACAACATCAGTATCAACGCTTGCGCCCCACGTCAATGTATATGTCCTTATTTTTGCCATTACTTCTTCACCTCCTTATTTTATTATTATAGGACCTATTGGTCCTGACGGTCTCCACCGTATTTTCCATGCTCCATTTACTCCTGTTATTAATTTCGCACAACCAGCATCTGTTGATTGGCACCAATCAGATGGGTCAACCCCTGCTTTTGCTGCCCTCACCTCTACAGTAAATACTCCACTCATCGGTTTTGCTATGGTTATGCCTGTTGTGGTTATTTGATATTTCCAGATTTGTCCCGAAATGTCTCTTATAAGCCAAACATCATAATAATCTACTGTTGATGTTTCATCCCAATTAATTGTTACAGTATTCTTTGTTAAGGTATATGCTCCATCTTCAAATTTGGGGTCTTGACCATTTGAAGAAGATGTAAAAAAGAGCATCATGAGAAGGAAAAAAGGGATGATGTAATTTTTAAGATTGAAAATTCTCTTTCTCATGTATCTATTTATGTTCGTTCCTTGCTTTTGTAAACTACTGATATTAAAATATTTTTTTGATTGTAGCATTTTGTGTTCTCCTTTATATAGGATTTTCTGCTTATATTATAACACAAATTGAACGAATTGTAAATATAAAATGGTGTCCTTGAAGAAAGAATTTTACCTATACAATTGCTTCCGAATATGGTATAATAATAATATGTTTCGGAATATATTTTATAATTCAAGAAATAGTCAAATACATTTATGGGAACAATTTTCTGGAAAGGATGAGTATACATGTATAGATTGGACGCCATATGTGTTTGTGCCCTCTGTCGATGGAGAAATCAGGAGCATCGAAGGCCAGTCTGTTCAGAAAAAAATTTTCAAATCTTACACAGAATATTATGAATATCTGAAAAAGAATAGTGATGATGAAAATGTTTTTGAAAATAATGTAAAACCAGAAATTCAATTTCTTGCTGAAAGATATAGTGGAATTGCTGACGATAAGATGGAAGTTCCCAAACTTACCGTTTATTTTTTGGATATAGAAAACTATAGCGAGACGGGATTTTCTAAACCTTCAGAAGCAAATGCTCCTATAGTTTCTATTTCTGTTCATAATGCATTGAAAAACAGGACAACCGTTTTTGGTTTGAAGGAATATAATGGTAAATGGAAAGGCCAGGAATTTTTGAATTATATTCATGCTAGAGACGAAAAGACACTTTTGAGAATGTTTTTTATTTTCATGAATAGGTATCCTTGTGATGTAATTTCAGGTTGGAATGTTCTCGGTTATGATATTTTATATCTGATAAATAGGACGAAAAAATTCTTTGGGGATGACACAAATATATATAAGGCAATGTCTCCTATCAATACTGTTAGGATATGGGAAGAGGAAAAAGGTCCTGCGAAATTGGATATAGCGGGTGTTACCGTATTAGATTATATGGATTTGTATAAACGATATTCTCCGAAGAAACTGGAAAGATATTCTCTTGATTTTGTAAGTAAACATGAATTAGAAAAAGGTAAAGTTGATTATTCGGAATATAAAGATTTGAATGAATTTTACAATAAAAATCATGATTTGTTCATCGAATATAATGTAATGGATACAATCAGGCCGAAACAACTGGAAGAAAAACTTGGCTATATAAAACTGGTTCAATCATTATCTTTGTTGTGCAAAGTACCGATGAAATTTTATGTGGCGCAGACCCAATTGATTGAAGGTCTTTTTATTGCATATTTCAGAAGAAATGGTTTGTGCGCACCGCACTTTTCTGGCGGAAAACAGGAGACATTTGAAGCGGCTTATGTCAAAGAACCGCAAAGTGGAATGTATGATTGGATTTGTGATTTTGATATTACATCATCTTATCCAACCCATATTATAGCACTCAATATGTCAAAGGAAACTTATTTTGGGCGCATTACAGGGATACCAGAAGACAAGATTATTTTTTATGTGGTGAGCAGAAATTTTCCATCATTTACCATAACCAAATTGAACGGTGAGCAGGATATATTTGAAGGACAAAAACTATCTACCTTCAATGCTCTTTTAGAAAGACGGGCATTGGCTGTTGCCCCAAATGGTTCTGTATTCAGAACCAAACCAGAGGGTGTTCTCGCAAAATTGGAAAGAAGCATTTTCGATATAAGAAAAGACACAAAGAAGAGAATGATAAAAGTAAAACAGTCTCTTCCAGAATTGCGTGATGTAAATCTCAATAACGCGAAGGAAAGAATAGAGCAATTAAACTCAATTCAAAATTCTTTGAAAATTGTAATGAATGCTCAATTTGGAATTACAGCAGTTCCATATTCGAGATACTTTAACGTCAACCTATCGGAAGCGATTGCTTCTTGTGGTAGAATTACTGTTCGATATGGAGAAAAATTTATCAATGAATTTTTCCAGCAAGGGATATATGCAAAAAATAAGGAAATGAAAGATGTTCTTGGGCAGATGGGCATAACAGAATATCCTGAAATAAAAAATGATATGGTGGCTTATGGAGATACGGATTCACTGTATGTCAAAATGGGTTATTTTATGGATGTTGTTGGCGGAAAAATTTGGCAAGAATTGGATGAAAAAAAGAAAATTCATTATTTGATTAGAGTATCCCGTATTGTTTATGAATATATAAATGATAGAGAATATAAGGAAATACAGCGGGGATTTTATAATTCAGCAGTTACGGATTTCAAGATAACATTCAAACAGGAAATGGTTGCCAAGACAGCATTATTTGTAAAGAAGAAAAAATATTCCATGTGGATTGTTGATGAAGAAGGTGCTACTGTAGATGAAATAAAAACAAAAGGATTGGAAATTATTCGTTCAGAAACACCAGAAGCCATTCGCCCTAAACTCAAAGAAATAATGGAAATGATTTTGAAAAGAAAATCAGATAATGAGATAACAGAAAAGATAAATACATATAAAGCCGAGTTGATGAATTGTATTCCCGAAGAAATCTCAATGAATATTGGGATAAGAGGAATGAGTGATTATATCAAAGGAAATGTGGTTTTAAAAGGTGCCCCATGGCATGTAAAAGGTGTTCATGCTTATCGGTACTTATTGAAACATCTCAAGCTGACAGATAAATATGAAGAGTTAGTTGATGGTAATAAGACAAAGGTAGTTTATTTGAAACCTAATGTTTTTGGATTTGAAGAAGTTTCTTTTTTACGTTGGCCGAAAGAATTTGACAGAATTATTCAAATAGATTATAATAAGCAAATAGAAAACAATTTTACTGAAAAGATAAAAATGCTTCTTGCTCCAATGAATAAAACAAATTTATTGAATGATTCGGGATATAGGTTAAGTCTCTTCTTTAAATAAAGGAAAGGAGTTTTTAGATGTTAAGCCGAAGAGAAATTACAGAAATACAAGAAGAACAACTTAAGATGTGTCATAGATGTATATTTTGGGATGCGATTAAAGGTTGTCCTGATGTATTTGTTGCGGGACAAGTCAAAATAACATCATGCCAAACATATAATCCCAAACCAGAAGGAGAGGGGAAATTGAAATGCAGGCATCATCCACGATATGGCGGAAAAATTAAACCAAAAGTCAGTTGTGATGTTTGCTGGAAAATATATCTTGATAGAAATTAGAAAAATTACAGGGGGATCGTTCAACGGCAGGACGGTAGGCTCTGAACTTACAGATCAAGGTTCGATTCCTTGTCCCCCTGCCACGATAAGCGGGTATAACCTAGTGGTTAGGTGTCACGTTGCCAATGTGATTTAGGTGGGTTCGATTCCCATTACCCGCTCCAATCTTCATTACTTCAAATCATCAGAAGTCCTTAGTATTACAATACAATAATAAATTTTTTGAATCCTTTTGCAGATACTTTCATCTAAATAGATGTATGGAGAAGAGGTGTAAACTATAGGATGTGAAAATCCGAGAGAGGGAATGTAAATGGAGAAAAATTCATTTTTGGAAGAACGGAAAAAGAAAATGTGGAGTCGCATACCTTTTATGTTTAATTTCGGAACTATTATTTTTAATGGAGAAGAGTTCCACAGAAGAAAATCAAAGTATACTTTAAAAGGAGGAAAATTCATGTATATTGTAAAAGACACACAGCCCGATGTAGCATTTCAACTATCTTTCCAGGTATTGGATGCTGAAGGAAGCCCTGTTATTGATCCAGCAGTTTTGAGTGCATTGAAAGTTGAGGTCGTTTCAGATAATCCATCATCAGTAGCAGTTATTGCTGACCCTGATGGAAACCCACTGAAAGGAACAGTAACATTTGGTTCACCCAACACAGACGGAACGCCATCGAATGCCAATATTAATATAACTGTTTCCGAAACAGATGGAACAGTCATTGGTGTATTTGGTGCACAGTTCACAGTAACCGCAGGTGATCCTGCTGCTATTGCCAGTGGAACAATCGTATTTGCTGGTCTATCAGAAACATCTACTGCTAAAAAATAAATTAGCACAGATGTAACAACCCACCAAACCCTCATATTGGAAACAGGATGGGGGTTTTTCTTTTCCATAAATATAAATAGATATAGAAACGCATCTATTAATAATTATGGGAGAAAATAAATGGCATACACAATAAGAAATTTAGCAGACGATATTATTCATAATAATATTAGGAATATACCAGCGGAATGGAGAACAATTGCTGATGATATTATACATAACAGACTTTGGGAAGTCCCAACTTCTCGTACTTTCAACAGGGATGAGTTTTTGAATGAACTTTTACATAATTATATTTCTGAAATTTCTCCTGATCCTGTTAATCCACCAGGGCCGACAATTACAAGTTTAGATCCCAACAACATAGAGGTTAATAGTCCTGCCTTTCCTCTTACAGTTAACGGCACAAATTTTGTCGATAATTCTGTAGTAAAATGGGGTGGTTCATCAAGGGATACTCTATATGTTGGTTCTACACAACTTATAGCAGAAATTCTTGAAACTGATGTTGCCGATCCTGAAACGGTTGCTGTTACTGTATTTACTCCAACTCCTGGCGGCGGAACATCAAATGCGCAAACATTTACGATCAATGAACCAATACCATATATTTTAAGTTTAACACCAAATTCTGCCGAAGTAGGTGATGATGCTTTTACTTTGGAAGTAAGTGGAACATTGTTTGATCAAGATACTGTAGTGAGATGGGAAGGTTCAGATAGAGATACAACTTTTGTCAGTTATACAAGTTTAACTGCTGAAATAAGTGCTTCTGATATTGCTGATGGTGGAGAATTTGATGTAACAGTATTCAATCCCTCTCCTAGTGGTGGATTATCAAATCCTGAAGTATTCACGGTAAATAATCCTGTTCCAACACTTATAGGTATGAGTCCATCAAGCAGGATAGCAGGAAGCGTAGCATTTACTTTGACTATTTCTGGAACAAATTTTGAAAATAATTCAACAGTACAATTGGATGGTTCTGATAGAGATACAACCTTTGTTAGCGGGGCATCACTAACTGCTGAAATAAGTGCTTCTGACATTACAGATGAAGGAACAGTAAATGTTACTGTATTCAATCCAGCTCCAGGTGGCGGTGAATCAGATGCTTTGACATTTACAGTAAATAATCCAGCTCCTGCATTATCAAATATAAGTCCTTCAGGTGCTATAGAAGGTGGTATTTCATTTACCTTAACTGTTTGTGGATCAAACTTTGTTGATGATTCAGTAGTAAAATGGGCATCGGTTTCAAAGACTACAACATATGTTAGTCCCACAGAGTTGACAGCAGCAATTCCCGACACTAATATTGCTCTTGCCAATAATTATGCTGTAACAGTGTTTAACTCAAGCCCAGGTGGAGGAACCTCTGGTTCTTTGATATTTGAGGTTGATCATCCGCTTCCTGAATTAGATAGTATAACACCATCTACAACGGGAGCAAGTGGATCATCATTTACATTGACAGCCAATGGAACAAATTTTGTCAACAATTCTGTTGTAAAGTGGGGTGGTTCGAACAGAACAACAACTTATGTTAGTTCTATTAAACTTACAGCATCAATTCTTGAGGCTGATGTTGCCGATCCTGGAACTGTTGCCGTTACTGTATTTACCCCAACTCCAGGTGGTGGAACATCAAATGATCAAACATTTACAATTACTTAATATAGGAGAAATATTATGCCAGTAACGGTTAGTAATTCAGTAAAAAGTGGGGTGCTGGTTTCGTTTACCAACCCCTCTTCAGGCACATATGAAATTCAATATAATATAGTTAGATATTCTGGAATGTATCTGTATGTGAATTATACAAAAGGTAGCGAATCGAGTGTTGATTTCTTTTTCAAAGCATCTGATAGTTTATTTGCTGCTTCCGTTCCGCCTTCTGGCGCATACTATGTTATTAAAACAAATTCTTCAAGTGTAGCAAGTCAATATTTCATTAGGTTGACTTCAACGGGCAAATATGTAATGCCTGTTCCAAGTCCCGAATCGGCAGATTTTCTTACTGCGGAAATAGTATTTAATGGGCCAGATGATGGAACTATAAATGTGTTTGGAAATTATGACGATAGTTATGCATAATAGAGGAAGATGTGAATGTTTATATGATACCTCTCAAAAGTCTTGATGGGTCGGGAGTTAATCCAACGGAATTGGCATTAATGATCGGAATATTGATTGAAGAACCAGAAGACAAAAAAGAATGTTTACATTTATAAATAGATATGGTATAATTGAAAATGGATGAAATAATCATTGACGAAAAAACAAGGAAGATTTTAGAAGAACTTACGGGAATAATTATGGAAAGTCGAGCGAGAATACATACAATTTGCACCACCCTCTTGAATTATAATAATTTAGAGGGAGAGTTTTCTCTATCATCCAATTGTTCTGCACTGATTAGAAAACCGAAAAATACACCAGAACAAACAGCAGATACAGGCAAACAAGAGGGGGAAAAAGGATAAACCAATTTCCCATATAATAGATGATGAAAAACCCCTCTTGGAGAAATCAAAGTGGGGTTTTTTGTTTCACAAGTTTAAAATTGTCTTTATTTGAGTACCATGGGTAAGGGAAAGCAGTAATAAGAAGGTAAGTTATTGATTTTATTATGAAAGATTTTTCTTGACATGGCTTCAGTTTTTTGATATAATAAAGACTGAAAATGAGTAATTGATCTTTGACAACTGAATATTAATCTTGGAATTACTGATAGAAAGCGGAAATTATAAAAACCGAGCATGGGGTTTTTTCGCAATGCGATCAGGACAAAGGACGCGGTGTTTCCAAGATACCCTAAATCCCGCGTCAGCGAATTTATAACGATATATCGGTAATGGACATCCTTTGTGGTTTGATTCCGTCCCTGTGTGGTCTGCCCATTATCGGGAATTTTAAGGGTTGTCGCTCGGAATAGATGGCGTGACACAATTGGAGCAATTAAATTCCATCCCTAAAAATAAAATTGTGGGGGGTAGGTGGGTAGCATTAATAACCATGGATAAATTAATGTGAGAGGCCGATTAGAGCAAAAAGGGTGAGAGATAATCCCTTCCTCCCAGACCATTATGATAAACCGAAAAGGATAGATACAAATAGAATCAATGTAACTCAGTTTGGTAGAGGGTTCAAGTAATTGAACAGGTCGGGAGTTCAAATCTCCCCGATGGTTCTAAATGTAGAACAAGAGTGAAATCCCCGAGTAGGTACGAATTTGGGTGTCTCTTCGGAGACTGTTAGACATATTTGTGAATGCATGCTAAAATCTAAATTGTGGTGTAGCGGTAACATACGGGCATTGCAACCCGTGATGCTCGTTCGATTCGAGCAAATTTAGAGACACAAATATGGAGCAATTCTGTTGGAGGCATTTGCCACCAAACAGGATACCCGAAAAATTTAAGAGTAGACAAGCGGAATACGGGTTCGATTCCCGTATGTGAAAATTTGGGATAGATGTTGGTAAGTGGCCACTTACTAATAGAACAACGTGAAATCCCCTTAATAAGCATGGATAGGATGGATTCTAAACGCTTGATGTTTTTGCCGATGTAGTTCAACGGAAGAACAACTGTCTTGTAAGCAGTAAGTTGGGGGTTCGATTCCCTCCATCGGCTCCAAGAGTTAGGGGAAAGTAAACAAGGTAGGAAGCGTGGCGGTTTTGCGCAAAACTTAGCTCGGCATTTCTTACTCTCCCGAAAGAGAGAGCGAACAGGGTTCAATTCCCGTTGCTTCTTTCCCTTACAACATTTTTTCCGATGTAGTGAAATGGCATCACGATTGGCTGTTAACCAATTTTTGGGGGTTCGAGTCCCTCCATCGGAGCCAAAAATTTTGGGGAAGTCGGACAGCGTGGTGAGTCCCAGTGGCCGTAACCCACTTGCGAAAGCATAGAGGTTCGATTCCTCTCTTCCTCACCAGATATGAAAAATTTGAGGGTTGCTCAGAATATGAGATGTGCTCAAAGTCCATAGAGAGACAGACAACTCTCAAATAAAATTGAATTTGGGGGCGTGATGAAACTGGGATCATAATGCGCTTGCACCGCATTTTTGAGGGTTCAAATCCCTCCGCCTCCACCAGAAAGGAAACCGATGTTAAAATTTCTTAAAAGATAATGGTGCTATAGTTTAACCGGAAAAATACTTCCCTGTCACGGAAGAAGATGCGGGTTCGAATCCCGTTGGCATCGCCATAAAGAAATAAGATTGATGAGAAAGGGTGTAAAATGAGAAAACCAACAAAAGCAGAATTGATAAGACATATTCATCATATTTGTACGATAACAGCAAACCCTAATACTATCAGTGGTGTCAAAGATATGGTAACAGCAATGAGATTGATTGATACTGTTTGGATGGATAGTTTTCGCATTTTGGAAGAGTGTGGTGAAATAAAGGAAAATAAAGATGATTGATGAAGATAGCATTTATAGTCAATGCCCGAATTGCGCTAAAACATTAGAAGAAATTCATGAACCTTATGGTTCTTATGGTAAGATTCATGAATCATTAGAAAAGGTTCATTGTCTGAATTGTAAATCTGTTTTTACCAAAGAGTATATTAAAGGATATTGGGAGGGATACCAAAGACAGCAACAGATAATTGATCAGATGGAAGATGCTTTTAAAAAATCTGCAAATGAATTTATTGCAAAATGCGATAGAGAGATTAGGAAAGCAATAGAAGGATAAAAAATTTCGGGGTGTGCGGGTAAACTGGCAGCCCACTCGGCCTGGGACCGAGTATATGAAGGTTCAATTCCTTTCACCCCGACCAAAAATATTTGGCCCCATCTACTAATGGTAGGTAGCAAGACCTTCAATCTTGAAACGCCGGTTCAAATCCGACTGGGGCTACCAAAAATTTGGTCCCATAGCACAATTGGGAGTGCAATCGCCTGATGAGCGATGGACTTCAGTTCAAATCTGGATGGGACTACCAAAATTTCCATCTTGCGGTATGTCAGTACCGAGTAATAGAGATAGTATCGGGGCCTAGCTGAACACAGGCTTAACACCGTAGGGTACTCTATCCAAGATGGAAACACCTTTGGGATCATAGCAAATGTTGGCATTGCAACAGGCTTTTAACCTGTGAATACGTGGGTTCGATTCCCGCTGGTCCCACCAAAAATTTTGGAGCATTAGTTTAATGGAAGAATCTTCGGTTCTCAGCCGAAAAGCATCAGTTCGATTCTGATATGCTCTACCAAAGAGAAAATTATGAAATTAAATTTGAAGGTAAATGATAGGGTTGAAATAAAAAATACAGGAACCGATATTGATGGTCATACAGGAAAGAATTTAGGAAAGGCAACCGAAAATATTATTGACTTTTATATAATTCTTCTTGATGAACCAATTCCTAATCATTTGGCTGTAATATTTCCTGAAGGCTGTTTGGTTCTATTATAGAAAGGAAAATGTATGATAGGTAAAATGGTAGTAGAAACTCCGAAGAAAAAGATGAAGAAGTCAAAGGATGAAAAAATTCGGGAAGCAATGGAAGCATTACAAAAGGCAATAGATATGGAAGAACCGCATATTCAAATTTCTCTTCCATGGTGTCCTGATGTTGAACATGATCCGAAAGGAAAAGAACTTCTTCATGTTCATCTTAAAACCTTTATGAAAGAGTTCAAAGAATATTTCGGCTTGGAAAAAGTTGAAATAAAAATACTTATATAAAAGTTTTGGCCGTGTACCCTAACTGGCAAAGGGAACTGCCTTAGAAGCAGTCTTTTGAGAGTTCGAATCTCTCCATGGCTACCAAATTTATTGAGAGGTCGTTCAACTGGCAGGACATTCGGCTTTGACCCGAAAGGTTGGTGGTTCGATCCCACCCCTCTCAGCCAGAAATTTCTGGGGCCATAGTGAAATGGATTATCACAAAAGTCCTCTAAACTTTTTTTGAAGGTTCGAATCCTTCTGGCCCTACCATATTTTTGCCCCTGTCGTTCAACGCATAGGATAATTCTCCCCTAAAGAATTGATGAGGGTTGGATTCCCTCCAGGGACACCATTTTATATTTACAATTCGTTCAATTTGTGTTATAATACAAATAGAAAATCCTATATAAAGGAGAATACAAAATGTCTTTGGAATTTGAGTTGTATTGTAATAAATGCGGAACATCATTGGATGCTGAAATGAAACCCGATAATGGGGGTGATATGTGTATTTGGGTTGACTTATGCACCGAATGCACTACAGAGAAGATGTATTATTGCGATAAATGCAATGCGGATTTGGAAGTAGATGAGAGCGAAAATGGCGGTATCGCAATAAAACCGTGTCATGCTTGTCTGGAAGAAGCAAACAATGCAGGAAAAGAAGGGAAAGATATAGATGCAGATGGTGAGACTGTAGAAACAGAAGAAGAGGAAGAAGAGATACCAGAAACACAGGAAGGAGCGGATAATAATTGGATGACGCCAGCAGAAGGTGATAGTCCTGATAATCCTTCGGAAGAGAAAGAAGAAGACGATAAGAAAAAGAAAGAAGAAGAAACCGATCCTCTTTCACCACGATATGTTGTTGAAGATGATTTGATTATAAAATGAAAAGGATAAAATCCAGGGAAAATTGCATAACCATAATAGATAGGCAAAATAAAAGAGAAATGTTTGTAAATATTTATGGTAGACAGCCAGAAGAATATTTTTCAGAATATGCCTATAAAGAACCTGAAATTTGGTTTTGGGTTATGGATGATCTTGGAATGAAAAGATTGCCCCTGTAGTGAAACGGAATTATCACACTTCGCTACGGACGAAGCATTGCGGGTTCGAATCCTGCCAGGGGTGCCAGAAAGGTTTATATGTATTATTTCTCAGCAGATTATCATTTTGATCATATGAACGAAAGGGGTGGAATAATCCACTACTGTAACCGGCCGTTCAAAGATATACACGAAATGAATCGTGAGATTGTCAGAAGGCATAATGAACGGGTAAAAAAGGAAGATACCATTTATATTGTTGGTGATATTTCCCTCAGCAAAAGAGACCACGATATTGAAAGATATATCAGCAAAATGAATGGGACCAAAATATTGATTTTGGGCAATCACGATGCCCTCAAACCTTTCACCTATGTAAATATGGGATTTCGTACTGTGCATACAGCATTGGAAATAAATACATTCAAAGGCGATTTTGTTTTGGTTCATGATCCTGCTGCAAGTTGCCTGGATAGAACAAAAATATTTTTATGCGCCCATATTCATGATTTATTCAAGATGGTGCAAAACGCAGTCAATGTAGGGGTGGATGTTTGGAATTTTTATCCAGTATCATTGGATGAAATTTGCGAGTTGATAAAAAAATAGTTTATGGTGAGAGTAGCCAAGCGGTCGAAGGCGCACGGTTGTGGCCCGTGCATATCGTGGGTTCGAATCCCATCTCTCACCCCAAGGAATTGTGGAGGAATAGCTGATTAGGATTAGCGCGACCCTGAAGAGGTTGAGAGGGCGGTTCGAATCCGTCTTCCTCCACCATAAACCAAAAGGGGTTTTTGTTATAAGATGTTGACATTATTATGAAAGATTTTTCTTGACATGTCTTCAGATTTTTGATATAATAAAGACTGAAATAAGGGAAACGAGAATCAAATGATCAAGCAAGTATATTTCTTCGGTGAGGAAATGGCGAAGAAGGCGGTTGTAAGAAAAGACACCGCTATGATTTCTATCTCCGAAAACTCTGATGTTGATTTGCCTGATTGGGGAAATAGAATCTTGAGATTGCGGTTTCACGATATAGATCAGAGGCATATTGATGCTCATCCTGATTTGGTAACTGAATATACTATATTCAATGTGGATCATGCAAAGCAGATAGTGCATTTTTTGCACAACCTGGATGATCGAGTAAATACAATATATGTTCATTGCGCAGCAGGAATTTCAAGATCAGCAGGAGTTGCATTTTTCATAGGAGAAAAATATAATGTAAGAGTAAACAAAATGGAAATCAAATTTTGGTTTGCTACTTATAGGTTATACAATAAACTGGTTTATTCTACATTGAAGAAAGTTGATAATGCGAATGTGGGCCAACTGGTAGAGTCAACAGGCTTAAACCCTGTAAAGTGAGGGTTCGAATCCCTTCATTCGCACCAAAGGAAAATGTTATGAGATATGTAGGTATACTAAAACATCTTTTATTTTTTTGTGGGCACTGTAACAAGAATGTTGCAGTAAAAAAGAATGATCTTCACTGGCAAGGAATGAGCCAGGATTGTGATAGATGTGGTAATCATGGTGAGGTTAAGGTAAATTTCGTATGCCCGAAATGTAACAACCGCACAGAAATTGAATTGAATAGTTGGTAATATGCGCCTGTGATCGAATCAGGTATAGGTGCACGGCTCAAACCCGTGATTTTGGGGGTTCGAATCCCCCCAGGCGCACCAAAAATATTATGAAAAAAGAATTGTTATTCTCTGTAACCAAAAAAGATTTTGAAATTCAAACTTTTCGATCTGGTGGCAAAGGTGGGCAGAACCAGAATAAGGTGGAAAGTGGAGTAAGAATAATTCACGAAAAATCTGGTGCAATAGGAGAAAGCAGAGAAGAGAGAAGTCAACTTCAAAATAGAAAGAATGCATTCAGACGATTGGTTGATACCGATAAATTCAAAAAGTGGCTGAAATTGGAAGCATCAAAATATTTATCAACTCATAAAACAGAAAAAGAATTACTTGCAGAAGTTGAAAAATGGGTAAACGATAAATATATAAAAGTAGAAACAAAACAAGAAGGAAAATGGACACACGCCACTGTAATTCAACAGGAAGAATGATTGGTCCGTACCCAATTCATGAGAGTTCGAATCTCTTCGGTGGCTCCAAGGAAAATATATGACAACATTGCATGGTAAGGATGCCGAAAATTTTTTGAAGAAACTTCATTCTGGAAAAAAACATCCATTGGTTCATTCCAAAGAATTTTCTAAATTTTCTAAAATGTTGAAGGAATTTCTGGAAGAAGAAGCAAAAAAAGAAAAATGCAAACCAGAAACTTGTATGGGGCAATGTCAAGGAATGAATAGCAATCCTGAATGCCCTCATATGGAAGATGATGAACCGCAACCGAATGATCGGTTGATTCGCTCTTTACAGACAAAAGCACCGTGGGAGAAAAAAACAAAGAAGGAATTGGCAAGACAGAAAAAATAATGGCCCCATAGCACAATCGAGTAGCGCAATCGGCTTATAACCGATAGACCCAGGTTCGAATCCTGGTGGGGCTACCAAAGGAATTTTATGAAAAAAGTAAGTAAACATTTTATTCAGTTACATCCCCAAAGAATATTGGGAATGTTCATATATGAAAACACAAAAGATTTTGATCTGATTGCTATGGCTTCAGATGATGAAGGTGAAGGCTTTCCTGATTTTAATAAAACAGCAAAGGAAATTATTGATGGTTTAGATGATTGGTGGTGTGTATCATTACTTGAAGCACTTCATGAAGAGATAGAAAAAACGGTTGTAAGGCATTGGAATGAATATGAGGAAAGCAAAAGCAGATTAAAAGAAGAACCTTACAAATCGTGGTATAAAAAACACAAGAAAGAAATTGATGCGGAGTAGACTGGAGTTGGCCCCCAGCATTGGCTCATAACCAATTCTACGTGAGTTCAAATCTCACCTCCGCTACCAGAATTAAGGAAGGGTGGCCGAGTGGCTTAAGGTGTTAGTCTTGAAAACTAATGGATGTAAAAGTTCCGTGGGTTCGAATCCCACTCCTTCCTCCAAAATTTATTGCGAGTTCGCCAAGATGGTAAGGCGCATGGCTCATAACCATGTTATACGACAGTTCGAACCTGTCACTCGCAACCAAATACGGGAGAGTAGTTTAATTGGAAAAATATCGGTCTCCAAAACCGAAAGATTAGGGTTCGAATCCCTACTGCTCCTGCCAAAAAGGTGAATATGAAAAAGAGAATTACATTCAGGGAAAAGATGGTTAATTTGTGTAATCCAAAAGATAGAATGTTTGTTGGTGAATTGAAACCGTTTTACTGCTTGAAATTCAAGACTATATGTTCAAGTAAAAATTGTAAGTTGGGTGAATATGAACAGAAAATTAGGTAAGAAAAGTCACTCCGATGACCGCCGCTTTGAATGGGCGAAGCAAAGAAAAGAATGGGGATTTGATGAACGCGAAACTTGGTGTTTATTTTTGTATGTAGCCAAATTTACTCTACCAAGATTGAAAAAATATAGAGAAATTTCTCCTGGTGTTCCTGGATGTTTTTCTCCTTCTGTTACAAATGAAGATTGGGATGCTGGAAGAAAGAAATGGCATAAAATTCTTGATGATATGATTTATGCTATGGAAATTTCTTCGGATGATGATAAATGGTATGGCCCTGATGTAAATCATAAGAGAGTTCAAAGGGGATGTAAATTATTCGGAGAATGGTTTCAGACTTTATGGTGGTAAATGGAACTTGTTAATTATTTGAAATACATAAAGAAGAATGAAGACCTTCTTTTCCATACAAAATCAGATATGCTTGTTTGCAAAGGCTATGATCGTCTTGTTGTTGGTAAGCGCGGCCCATATGTAGAATTTAATGACGATCAAATAGTAAAGGCAAATATATATATACCATTGAATAAAAAATATAAGGTGATTTCCAAAACGGTATATTACATTGAATACAGGACGATTGATGAATCTTATACAAAAATTTATCATCAGTTAAAAATAGTAAAGTATGCGGATTATCTTGTTGGCAAGTGGTATATATCACCGTATGATTTGAAGGTGCTTATTGAACTTCCTAATGAGATGTTTGATATAAGCGGGTGTAGTGTTTAACGGAACAGCACGAAAGGCTTCCACCCTTTTAGTGAGGGTTCGAGTCCCTCCACCCGCTCCAAGGTATTATGGAAGCAATTGATAATCGACATTTATTTAAGAAGAGAGATAAATTAATTCTCTGCCATATATGTAGGAAAGGAATTATAAGAAGGTATCCATCGGTTCTTTGCAGTTTGTGCAACCCAAATGAAAGTCTCGATTGTGAAGTATTAGAAAGCAATATTGATATATACAATAAGAGAAAAAATGACAAAAGTAGTTCATTGTAAAAAAGAAGCATATGATGTATATATCGGAAGGCCCAGTAAATGGGGCAATCCATTTGCTATAGGCAAAGACGGCAACAGGGAGAAGGTATTACAGAAATATCAAGTATGGATAATGAAGAATGAAAAACTTCTTGCTGATTTACATGAATTGAAAGATAAAACTTTGGGGTGCTGGTGTAAACCCAAAGGATGCCATGGTGACATATTAGCATTATTGGCGGATTATATAGGAAAGGAAATTGTATGAAGTATTTTGTGCTTCACGATGAAAACGAGGAAATAACATATCGTCTTCCTCTTGTTAGTTGTTCGATGGATTTTCAGGATTTCCTAGATATAGTTTCTGAATCTGATATGACTTGGTTGGAAGAAACATATGGTGTTCATGATGCTTCTTGGGATGAATCCAAAAATGAATTTCTTGGTTTCACAAGTTCTGAAGTTGAAGATTGGGATTTTGTGAAAAACTATTGGGAAAAATGGTTGCGAGAAACTGGGTTTGTCATAGGTAAGAAAGGATGGAAAAAGATTAAGGCGGCATAGCAAAGATGGTAATGCGTCTGTCTGCAAAACAGAAAATGCGGGGGTTCGAGTCTCTCTGCCGCCTCCAAAATTCGGAAGGGTGATCGAGTGGTTTATGATGAAAGTTTGCTAAACTTTTGGGTGTAAAAGCCCCGCAGGTTCGAATCCTGTCCCTTCCTCCAAAAGATTATGATGGATAAAATAAAAATAGATATATTATCGACCAGAGAAAACAATACATACATTGCTAGATTTTCTGATTATCCAGATCATGTAGTTGCCTTTACGTATGATGCCAAAAAATTACTCGATAATCATCAATACATTATAGAGCATAATGGTTCTCATAAATCAATATACTCTGATGCGTGTTGGATAGATGAAGTGAAAGTTATTGACCAAATTCGGAGAGATGGCCGAGTGGTTTAAGGTGCCTGTCTGGAAAGCAGGTGGAGTCACCATGCTCCCATGGGTTCAAATCCCATTCTCTCCGCCATAACTTATTGATATATATGTAAAACTTTTTTCTTGACATATATTGAAAACTCTGATATAATTATAATATGAACTATAAAATCTCAAAAGACCATGATTATGTTTCCCAAAGATTTATTACAATCATAAAGGAAATTCGTTCTATTCTTTTTGTTGGTTTGAAAGAAGCAAAAGAAATGGCAGAAAGCATAAGAGACAATGGTTATTTTGTTTCTGAATTGACCGATATTCAAAAAAATGATTTAATTTATGTTGGGTTCAAAATTATAGATGAAGAGGATAATTCATTTTATTTGCCTTCAGCCAAAAGCAGAATTTCAAAAAAAATTGAATTGAGAATTGCTGCCGTAAAGGATTTACGAGAAGTTTTTAATAATGGTCTTTATGAAGCAAAAATAATGATGGAAAATATTGATGAGTATGGTTATATTGACCATGAAGTGACCGATGAACAATATGATAAACTGATAGCGCGAGGGTTTACAGTAATTCGTCCTGCTTTTTTTCCAAAGGATTTGTTCAAAATAGAATAATGCGGGATTAGCTCAATTGGGAGAGCGTTGTCCTGACACGGCAAAGGTAGTTGGATCGAAACCAACATTCCGCACCAAAAGAAAGGAAAGTAAAATGAATTATTTTTGTTCAAAATGTAGCGGGGATTTGGGAAAACCAAAAACAGCAACGGGTGTGGATAATGGTGTTTATTTTCTTGACCCCTGCCAGTATTGTCTGAAAGAAGCAGAGGCCAAGGGTTTACGAAAAGGCCGAAAGTTAGGAAAGACAGAACGAAATATTTCTTGGAGTAAAAAGAGTTGGTAAACAAAAATTTAATACATTTTGGTAATACATTCGCTCAAGATAAATTTAGAAAATTAAGAGAAGAGTGCCAAAATAAGGGAAAACAAAAAGCAAAGGAATTGAATTGGTTACATATTTCTGGATGTATGTTGTTTTGGGGTGAGGGTTCTAAAAAGAAAAATTCCGTCATACTTACAAATTCAGATGTTAATATGTTGAAATTTTTTCTGAAGTTTTTGATGGAATGTTATAATGTTCGGATAGAAGAAATAAAATTAGAAATAAATGCTTATGATAATAACGGAATGTCAATATCTGATATTGAAGCATATTGGTGTAATGCTTTGTGTTTGCCGAAAAGTTGTTTAAGAAAATCAATTATAAATAAGTATTCTAAATTTTCTTCGAAAAAGAAAAAAGGAAAATTGCTTTATGGCACTTGTAAAATAATGGTTCATCGAACAGACATAGTTCAAAATATTTATGGTGCCGTTCAAGAATATGGTGATTTTAGAAACGAAAAATGGTTGTATTAAAATAATGCGGGATTAGTTCACTTGGGAAGAACATTCGGCCTACACCCGAAAGGTAGGTGGTTCAAATCCACCATCCCGTACCAAAAATTTTATGATAGCGAATATTCCACAATTGACTAATCCCAATCCCATAATTGTAAAAACAATGGGGATTATATATCTTATTATCGGTATATGTTTTTTTATTTTTACATTGAAGAAATTATTTCAATATATCAAATATCGCAAAGAGAGTGAATATATAAATTCAATGTATGAAGCAAGAAAAGCAATAACAGAATTGAAAAATATAAATGCTTATCTGAATAGGAAGTAGAATGAAATTCGAACATGGTGATACAGTAATTATAGAAGATATAGAGTTCTCCGATGGTTTTTATGATAAACGAAAAGAATATATTGGGAGAGAGTTTCATTTAACATCTTCTACACGATACCAAAAGATATTTTCTTCCAATAAAGATTATGTAACATGTAGTGGAAATCTGGTTTCGAATAATGAATATTGTTTTTTTCTTTCTGTGAAATTAGGCTCGATCATAAAGTTTAAATTACCAAAAGATTTGTTTGAAATATAATGAGGTCGTAACAAATATTGGCTTGTAACAGGCTCTTACCCTGCGCACATGGGGGTTCGATTCCCCCCGACCTCACCAAGGAAAACATGATAGGAGATAGAAACCATAAAGCACCGGGATGGACATTCAATGGGGATGGTCGTTTCAAGAGAATAAAATTTTTCTGGAAAAAATTTCTTCGTCAAAGAAGAAGATGTGTTGGTAAACGAGATTTAAGAAAGGCATAAAAATGAAACTCAAATTTGTAGTTCCTGGCGAACAAATAAAAATGTTGGAAGATGTAAAATTTGTTGATACGGGATGGAGTAAAATGGATATAGATACCATCCCTAAAGATACCGTTCTTCAAATCAATCAAGTCTATATACGAAATAATGGTTATTTCCAATCAAGCCTAACCTTCAAATTCATTTCTGGCTTGGGGTTTGATAAATTCCTGAAATTTGAAAACGATAAGAAGTTGAAACAACTTACAGATAATTATAATAATTTACAAACGCAAATAGATGATTTGAATAAACATGATGCTGATTGGAATTATAACCCACCATGGAGTGAAAGAAAACGCATTCCTCTATCCGAAAGTAAACCCATCTATAAGAAAGGAACACTTGAAGAATATCAAAAGTTTTTGTTCGATAAAGAAGGGGCCTTTTCTTACCATAAATCTACCTATATGGGAATGTTAGAGAAAGCCGCAATTGCTATTGCAAATTTCAAACCCAAGACTACAATCTCCGCACATTTCTGCCCCGTCTTTCGTGTTCCCCTTGCTGAAATCGAAAATTGGGAAATAGAATTACTTCCTGGTAGAGTTGTAGAACAAAAGAATTTATATGTTCCTGATACTACACCACCCCGTCCTCTTGAAGAAATTGAAAAAGAAATGAAAGAAATGGTCGCTACTCTCACCAATCTTGAGAAGAAATAGTCGTTCCTTTTTATAAATAAGTATAGATTATATTGGGGGAAAGACTATGCGATATGAAAATTTTTTGGTAGAAGTGGACAAAAGAGAAAAAGAAATGGCAGTGAAGTATAAAAATGTTCCTGTAGAACAAATTCCTCTTGAAGACCTTTGGGTTTTTATGTCTAAAGGAAATTTGAAATTATCCAAGAAGATAAAAATATTCAATCTTCCCGCTATACAGAGTTGCCCAAATTCTTCCCAATGTGCTAAATTCTGCTATGCTAGAAAAGCAGAAAGACAATATCCTGCTGTCAGGGCAGCACGAGGCCGAAATTTTAGACTTGCTAAAGAAGCCCCCGAACTTTTGAAAAAACAAATATTATCGAAGTTAGAATCAGGAGATATTGTCAGAATTCATGAATCAGGTGATATGTTCTCTCAAGCATATCTTGATATGTGGTTTGAAATTGCAAAAGAAAGACCTGATGTAAGATTCTATACATATACTAAAACAGAACATATATGGGATTTTGGAAAGATTAAATCTCTTCCTAATTTCAATGTCGTAAGTTCTTTTGTTGGTGGTAAAGTTAACTTTGGCCCAGAACAAGAAATAAACATTCGTGCAGGAGAAACAGGTGCCTTTGTTTGTCCATGCAAACCAGGAAATAAGGTGGTTTGTGGGGAAACATGCACCGCTTGCCAAACAAGGTCTGATGTTCTTTTTGTTCAGCATTAATATTTTATGTTTACAATTACTCTCCACTATGCTATAATTATATTGTAGTATAATGATTTTTCTATTTATGAGGTTCAAAAAATATCTTTGGAGAGATAATGGTAGGTAAACCAAAAGCATTTGTTTTCATTGAAATTGTTTTATTGTTATTCAGTCTTACCTTTTTATTCTATTCAGGCCATAATTTCGGTAAAGTCTTACCAGTACCCGTCTATATACTCAATCACGACCCTGTTGTATCTGAAGCAAAAATGGCCCTTTATATACTCAATGCTCCTATAAATAAAATCAATGAACTTACTTCTTCTGTAGCCAATGTTTCAAAAATTACCAAATTGAATCCCACACTTATTGTCGCTTTGATGTATACCGAATCCGAGTTCAAATATAATGCTGTATCCAATAAAGGATATAAGGGATTGATGCAAACACCATGGGCAACAAAAGAATATGCCGATGTTGATATTCTTTATGGATGCAGAATTTTGAACGAAAAATTGCTGATTGCCGATGGCGATATGTTATTTGCTCTTGCTTTATATAAAGGTGGTAATAATCCTGAAGCAAAGAAATATGCAAGACAGACAATGAACCTTTATATGAAAATAAAAGACAAGCAAAAGAAGTTGGATTTGGAAGTATAAAAAGGAGAATAAGATGGACAATCTTTGGGATACTGAATTGAAATATGACAAGCAATTTGAAGATGGAATAAATCAATTCATAAAATTTATGAAGAAACAAGATAAGATTGTTACTGCTCGTGATATGATACCCAAAATGAATTATGAATATATCACGGCATATAAAAAAATTGACAGGATTGAATGTCTTTTGTGGGAAGGTGTTCTTATCAACAGAGAAGTATACGATGCCCAATTGAATATCGGATATGAAAAATTTGGAACGGGAAGAAATCAGGGGCAAATATATATTCATAAAAAAGGAACTGATTTGCGCACAAGAGAAAATTGGGTGGTAGAAATCAAGCCTTATTGGAAAGATACCATTAAAGAAATGTTGAAAGGAGAATGATAATGCCAGAAGATATCCCGCTTTTCAATAAGTTTGAAGAAAAATATAATTGGCCACCTTCACAGAGTGAAGATAGAAAGGAGAACAAAATGGAAGAGAATACGGATAAAATATTGGCCCCAAAAGTAGAAAAGGAAAAAAATCAAATGTTGTCAAAAATCGGCAATGCTGTCAATAAGTTTGCTTTGATTACTCTGATATTTTTCTTATTCGGTATCAGTGTGGGCATTTGGGGTGCGAAGCAATATTTCTATATGAAGATGGGCGAGATTGTTCAAGTTAAAGGATTTGTCCATGATGGCAATGTTTTCGATGTTCGTTTGAGAGTTACAGACATTCAGACGCCGCCATCCCAGGTTGTCCCTCCAACGTCAACCAAAAAATAAAGAAATATATAGGCTGGTTTTAGACCCATAGGTGCGAAAGTGCTTATGGGTTTTTTATTTTTTCTCTTACTTTTTCCAGAATGTTTTTCATACCAGAATTGAACATTTTCAAATTGTTCCAATTGATATAATGGAATTGATCAACTTCTGGCGCGAGTTCATCGGGTCTTATATGAAACATTGAAGTGCATTTCATTGAAGATATTGAAGGAAGATTTTCAAGTTTCAGGACAAAAACGTCAACGTCTTTATAGTTTGTATAATAATGTTTTCCCATTGGGGTTAGTTGTGATTTATATCTCGATATGTCAATGTTTGTTTCTTCTTTGAACTCCCTTACAATAGTTTCAACAGGGTTTTCTCCTGGATTGCCCATTCCTTTTGGCATATCATAGAGAAATCCATTTGTAGGTCTAACGGCGAGAAATACTTCTCCATCTGTAAGAATAAGACCTACACTGAGTTTTTTTTCTTCTGTTATATATTTATTGAGTCTCATTCTGATCCCATATTACTATTCTGGTATTTGATTTTTTGAGCAGTAGGAAAATCCTTGAACTCTCCATTCTGATAAAATCCTTTGAATGCTATGGGAGAATCGCCTATCGCAATATATGGTATAAGACTTGGGCGTTTATATGCGGTCAGAGTTGTCATACCAAAGACTGTGTGGGCAATCCATGCATACTCATTTCCCACGCTCATTTCTTTCATTCTTTGGTGAAGCTGATCTACATTCTTTATGTTATAAACAACAACTTTCCTTTCTTCTTTTTCTGTAAGATATTCTTGTAGTCTCATTATTTTTCCGATAGAGCATATTTCAATGATGGGTTGACTATTAATCCAGCCCGTCTAATAAATTGGCGATTCATCAATACAGGAGTTGAAAAATCTTCTCGATCTGATAGACAGAATCTAACGTTTTTGTATGTTTCCCCGTTGAAAATTACATTCAACTTTATGACGGGTCTTTCTTCTCTCTTATGTTCTGTCGCTCCTGCTTCTACTTCTTTCATGGAGTCTAATTCATCGGTATATTTCTTTCCATACATTTCCCATCTTATATTATCGCCATTTATTTTCCATTTGTTGGCATGAATGACAGAGTAAGAACTATTGCCCGTATCCATTTTGGCATCAAATTCTTTATCTGTTTTTTCTATTTTTATTTTTTCAACGAAACCACATTCTGTCTTTTTTATATCAGCCCAATTGTTCTTATCGGTTATGAACTTTACTACTGTTCCAACTATATTTTTATGGGTGGCTTTTTCTATTCCTTCTGTCCCTGGTGAAGAGTTGACTTCGATAACGCGATAATCCTCTTTTCCTGCATCCATTACATCTACACCGACCCATATTCCCCCTATTGCCTTCGCTGCATTGATAGCAAATTCTCTCAATTTGTCATTTACTTTCATCTCTTCAATTTTGCCACCAAGAGAATAATTTGATCTGAAATCATTTTTTATTTTGAATCTTTTCATTGCTCCTATGACTTCACCACCCAGAACATGGATTCTCATATCAAAATCTGCTTCAATGTATTCCTGCATCAATATCTGTACTTCTTCATCTACTTTCCACATTGCCTGAAGAGTAGAATTCATGCCAATCCACGAATCCGCAAAAAACACTCCAATACCCTTTGATCCTGTTATGGTTTTTAAGATACATGGGAATTTTCCACCAATTCGTTTAAATGCGCCCCCAAGCCCATCTTTATTCACTACCGTTGCTGTCTTGGGGCATTTTATCTCATTGTCTTCCATGGCGAGAATTGTTCGATATTTATCGGAGCATATTTCTATTGCTTCTCTTCCATTTACACAGAATATACCAGCATTTTCCATTCTGGAAAGAAGGTCAAGGCCAGTTGATAGTGTATCAAAAGTTCCTCGAACAACAACTGCTGTATTGTTTTTGTGTATTTTAAATCCTTGTTTGTCATCGGAATTATGGACGGTCATATCATCTTTATTTCGATTGATGAATGCATTCTCGGCGTATAATACATAATGACTTATTTTTTTCTTTTCACAATACTCTTTGATTTTCTTTGATGTGTCAAAGAGTTTATCCCCACCAGAATCTTCTTTTTTTTCATCATTCTTTGTTGTGAGAATTACGACTTTAATTTTTTCATCTGCTTCGGTTATATAATATTTAAGTCTCATTTATTTCTCAATATAGTCATCAAGTATTTTGACTAAATCTTCAGCATAGATATCATGTTCTTTGTGTTTTGAAACCCATTTTAAATCTTTTCCCACACCAAAATCTATATCATATAAATCCTTTCCGTTTAGATGAATAACAACCTTTCCTTTGAATTTTGCTCCATTCACTCTAAACTGAAGACTTGATGGATTGTTTGTTGATACAAAATCTTGTGCTCCCCATGCTCCCAATGCCCACTTATCTAAAGAATGAATTTGTGTAAGAATGGTTTTAGCAACTTGATGCCCCTGCTCCCAAAGTAGTTTCTCTTCCTTGGTCATGGTCATTTCTTCCTTTCTCCTACTCAATAATTTTTTTTTCTTCTTCTTCTTATTATAAATGTAGTAAGGATAAAATTTGGCTATCTTGCTTGTTGTTGTGGCACCACTTCCAATTTCTCCACCTTTTGCTCCTCCAGCTATTCCACCAGAAGTCATTCCACCACCACCCGCCATTTGCTCTTGCATGTATTTTTCAAGCCTCATTAGTATTGCCTCATGCTATCAGTTGTTTCTCCTGATGTATCTGCTATTGGTCGAAATGTTAATGGCTTTTTAACTTCTTTCGGTTCTTTCTTTTTCTTCTTTTTCTTTCTGTCGATTTGATCCTTTGGCTTATATGCAACTGCCCCCATACCATAATTCGCAAAGCCACCAGATGTTTGATTGCTGGGGTTCGAAGATACACCGTCTTGTTCTGATAAATATTTTTTTAGTCTCATAGATCGTTTTTATCTTTTATGTTTCTTTTTCTTTCTGTCAATCTTTCTTCTCTTTCTTGCATTCTTTCTTTTTCTCTTGTAATGCTTTCTTCTTCTCTCGCTATTCCTCTATCTGTGCTTTCTTGTTCTCTCTTACTTCTTCTCATTGTAATTCTTTCTTTTTTATCTTCTCTATCTTTTTCTTGCGCTTGTATTTCTGTTTCTCTTCCTTTTTCTCTTTCTATATTTGCTTCTTCTCGGCCTTCTTCTTTTGTTTTTATGAGTTCTTCTTTTCTTCTGAAATTTTTATCTGCCTTTTCTTCTCTAATATCTCGTAGATATTTTTCAAAGAATTTATTTTTTGTTAAAGCAAATGTGAATGCTCCAATGGATATTGCTAATACCAAAAGATATTCAATTAACATATGTTCATGTTCGTATTGAAACGAATAAAGCCTTCTAATACCTATGAGAGTGGCAGTTGAAATAAAAGCAGCCCATGATGCATTCCATAATTTATTGCTTTTGATTAAGACCCAGTTTCTAAATCCATAGTATAGTGACATGAATCCAAATACAGTTGATATTAATACTAAAACATTAATTAACATAATTTTTTCACCTCTATTTTTTTTCCTCTTATTCTTTATTACAGTCACCGATAATAAATTTTTTACATGAACAAACAACTTTTCTTCGTCCTGATGTTCTTTTTTCAGCATCTCTTTTCATGTATTCCATTTCTATTCGCGCTGTCCATATAGCATATGATATTAATTTTGGGTCTTTGCTTGGTTCAAGTTCATGCTTTTCCGTAGCAATGATATTTTTTAATTCGCATAATTCATCATCATTGAGGTTCGGAAATCTGTCTAGCAAATCATCTTTTCTAAAATGTATTGGCTGCTTAATAATTTTTCTTGCTTGATCGGATACTATATCCCACCACAGATCTGTTTTTGTTTCTATACTAACCAATCTTCTTTCTATTCCTAGCAATACTTTGAATTGTGTCCATAATAATCCAAAAAAACTTATAGCGATGGCTATTATTGAAAGCACCAATTCTAATGTAATCGGTGTTGCAAACTGTGGACTTGGTAATGCCATAACATTTTCCTCCTCACATAACATAAGAACAAAATTTCGTCCTCTTGTTAGTCGTTTGTTCTTAAAACTCTTCTATCTTATTTATAAAATTTTATAAATAAGATAGAGTGAAACTATGTTAATTGTTCAAGGAGATATATTGGATATTGTAAAAAAAATTTCATATATATTGGATGAAGAAATAGAAGAAATGAGAGATGATCGTCTCATGGCTTTCATTAGATCACAACTCTATCTAACGAATAATATGGTTCAAAAAGAAGATGTTTGGAAAATGGTTACGGGAGAATTTAAGAATGTCAAAAGGGAACAATTTGAAAAGATATGGGTTATACTTTTGGATAATAGTTTTCTTGTAAGAAAAAATAAAGAAGGAAATTTCTTTGAGTGGAGCAAATGAACATAACAGAACGATTGAGAGTATTTTCAATACCACCATTGGTTGAAAAGAATGTAGCAACCACAAAGGAACTTTACCGTGAGTTATTAAAAATGGCTCATCCAGACATGAATCCCCATCTTCCCAATGCTACTAGGATAGCACAAGAATTGAATGCTGTCAAAGATAATTGGTATGGTCTTGTAACATTGGGTATAAAATATGGTTTGATTAGAAGAGGGCCGATGAAACCCGAAAAGAATGTAGATATTACTGTATAGGAGGAAATAATATGCCAGAACCAAAAGCAGGCGAAGAAAAAGAAGAGTATATCAGCAGATGTATCAAACAGGTAATGGATGAAGGAGAAACTGATAATAAAGCGGCTGCGGGAAAATGTTATGGGATGTGGAAACAGGCCCATAAGAAAAGCGAAGCAGTTGAAGAAATAGTTGATAAACATCTTTTAAGTGAACAGGAAAAGAATGTATGCTATCATTGCGATCATGAATGGGGTGGAAGAAATAAAAAAGGTCCGGAACCATCATCATGCCCAAGATGTAAATCAGGGGATGTTGGTGTGAAGACTTCTGCTGCGAAACCAAAACCTCCAGTAAAACCAGCACCAAAACCAATGAAACCAGTGGTGAAAAAATGATAGATAGAATAGTAGATAAATATTTGGGTGAAGATTTATCCGCACACAAAGCATGGAAGGCAAAAGAATCCGATGTTACCGAAATGAAATGTATGGAATGTGGCAGAGAGTTCAAGAAGAAAATCAGTAAGGGAACATATGAAGTAAAATGCCCGAAGTGTGGTTCTTATGATACCGAGCCAAAATAAATGGATAAAATAATCTTCAAGTATCTTACTGAAGATACGGACATGGAATGTAATAGTTGTGGAAAAAAGTTTCAAGTCAAAAGAATGGAGCCCGGGATTGTTTGCCCACATTGTAATTCAAAGGATGTTGACCAATATATTATAGACTTTGATAAACAGAATAAGAAAATTGGTTATTATCATTGAGGTGTGATATGGTAAAGAAAAAGAAAGGAACATTTCTTTCTAAACTCAAAGAAAATATTGGGATTATACTTTTAACGTTGGCTTTGATTGGTGGAATATTTGCGTTTGATAGTAGATATGAAAAATCTCTTCAAGCCCAACAACAAAAAGAAGAAGTATTAAAAAGTTTTGAACAACTTAATAAAAATTTAACTCAACAGAAACAACAGAATGATACATTGTTTCAACAACAAAAACAACAGGCCGACCAAAACTTTTTACAACAAGACGAAAAAAGACTTTATGATAGAGAGAAAAGTCTTAAACGAGAAATACAAAGGTATCCCAAAGATCAGTCTCTTAAAGATGAATTATCTGATGTTCAGAAACAAAGAAATGATTTGACAAACCAAATCAATATAATGAGGGCAAAATGAGTTTCATGAGCCATGTGTTTGATGCTGAAAAGCATAAGGTGTATAAGCCAAAATTTTTGAGTAAGTATACGGGAAAAGATTTTCCTATTTGTAGAAGTGAATGGGAACGCTCATTTATGAAGTGGGTTGATAATAATCCCAATGTCATTAAATGGAACTCTGAGGGTTTGGAAATACCATATATTGATCCTGTAACAAAGAAATGGAAAAGATATTATCCTGATTTTACAATGGTGGTAAAGAACAATGATGGGCATGAAATTTACTATGTGGTGGAAATAAAACCATATAGAGAAGTATATCCTCCAAAACCATCACCGAATAAAGCACTCAAATCGGTTATGTATGAAAGCCAGATGTATGCTCGCAATACTGCTAAATGGCATGCGGCCAATGATTTTTGTAGGAAACGTGGCTTGATTTTCAAGATAATTACAGAGAAGGAGTTATTCTAAAATGAATATTGAGAATATATCGGAAAAATATTTGGCTGGTAAAAAGGGCAGGATGCTTTCAGAACTTCTTTCTAAGATTCCACTTGATAGCAATTCTGATAAGGAAATGATGAGAATATCCATTCTTGCTGAATTAGATGCCATTAACCTCTATGAGCAAATGGCGAAAGCAACGGGAAATGAAAAAATAAAGTTATTGCTTTTAGATGTGGCAAAAGAAGAAAAGACCCATGTGGGAGAATTTCAAGCCGCCTTGGTGGAAATAGACAAAGAATACGAAGAAGAACTGAAAAAAGGCAAGGATGAAGTAGAAGAAAAATTAGGATAAAATTTATGATAACAAGACGAATGGGGCCACAAGAAGGTTCTTTCAAATTCAAGAGTGGTCATATATATAAATTCAAATATAAGAAATTTCAAAACGACCCCGAGCCTCTCATTTTCATGTTATATGGTGTGAAAGGCCAGCATCCAAAAACTGGTCATATACATAACTATTTGCTTGCTATAAATCTGTCATATATAAATCGTAACAATAGAAGGCAATTTGTCAAACAATGGGTCAATACTCTGATAAGGACGAAGGGCAATATTCCACTTACTTATAAAGGAATAGTAGAACAATTTCCTTTTATGGCAGCAGCAGTAAGAAAATATTTACTATCACGAAGTGACCTTTTTGAGATTAGAGAAATTCCTTTAGAAATGATCGGAGAAGTGGTTGTCGGAACAATGTATAAAGATTTTTCTAAACAGGCCATATTGGAAATGATTGCGAATTGGAAGGGAGAGAAAAGCAAAACAAAGATGAAAGCATTGAGCATTGCTCTTAGTGAAGATTATGGTGGCAGAATACCCGATCTTGGAACTAAATTTTTGGGTAGACTTTTTGGTATTGCTAAAGAAGTTGCATTCGAGGGAAAAATATAAATAATAATATGATTTGTAAAAGATGTGAAATTGATAACCCTTATACAGAAGAATATTTTTATAAGACGAGCAATAAGAAATATTCTTTGCAAAAAATATGTATAGAATGTTGTCTCAAAGGGATAAGAGAAAAAAGACAAAAGGATAATACATCTTTTATTGAAAGTTCAAGAAAATATTATCAAAATCATAAAAAAGAACATTCCGAGTGGAATAAAAAGTATTATGAAAAACATAAAAAACAAATCAATAATCTCCATATCTATAATAGTAGACGAAGAAAGAGTATTGATTTGAATTTCAAGATACGAGAATATTATAGAAGCAGAATATATAGAGCATTGAAACAAAACTGGAAGTCTGGTCATACATTAGAATTGTTGGGGTGTTCTGTGGATTTTTTGAAGCAATGGTTAGAAACGAAATTTCAACTCGGAATGACTTGGGAAAACTATGGTAAATGGCATATTGATCATATTATTCCTTGTTGTAAGTTTGATTTATCAAGAATAGATGAACAGAAAAAATGTTTTCATTATACAAATCTTCAACCACTATGGGCGGAAGATAATTGGAAAAAAAAAATCATTATAGGAGAACAATAGATTGAAGTCCTACGATACGTTCTATCAAAATGAAATAAGACCAGTGACAATATCTATTCGAGATCAGAATGATAATATATGGGTTCCTACATCTGCAAGTGCATGGGTTAATGATAGTAATGGGACCATCGTTCAAGCCGAGGATGTTGCAGAGGTTAGTTCAAATACAGCAACACTTGTGATAACTACTGATGTGACTATTACATCAGGAACGTATGAAATTGTATGGAAACTTTCAAAGGCCAGCAATACTGTGCCTTATATATATTATCATAAAACTCAACTCACAGTTGAGGAAATATAGGAATGGAGGATTAAGACATGAGCGTTCTTACAAGTGAATTATTAGATTATGGTTCTGCAAATATGCGAGAAGTTGACACAGGATCACAAGGTGGTGCGATTGATTTGACCACTAAAATAGATTTTACGGATATAGCATCTTCTGGTACAATATCTGTAAGTTCATCAGATGGCGGTGATACAATGGACTTGACTGTTACCAGTAGAAATAATGCTGGTGTAATTCAGTCAGAAATATTAACTTTATCTGGTGGAACACCAGTTGTTGGTAGTAATACTGTTGAAAGAATTATGAAATCGGTTTTAGCATCACCAGCAACGGGAATAGTAACTATTTTCAAGACAAGTGATAGCTCTCTTATTATGACAATGGAGCCTGGAATCACAACAGTGCGAAGACCTTTTTATAATGCATCAACTCCTACTGTCGGTTCAAAAAGTTATTATGAAAAATATTTTACAAAAAATATAAACGGTACATTGGCATTGACTTCTGCACAGATTATAAAACAGACAGATGTATTAGGTAAAATTACATTTGCATTGGCTGCAACATTGAATGATACCGATACATCAACAAATAGAATTACTGCTCCTGATGGGTTAGCCTTTGATAATAATGCAAAAGCGGTTGCCAGTTCTGGAAATCTTACTCCCGGCGATTCACAGGGTGTATGGTTGTGTTTGACATTAGCATTAACCGATGCTGCCGCAAAAAACTCAATCACTATGAGAATTACAGGACAGTCTACTTAATTATCAGAAATTGATTGATGATCGTTTTTTTGAAAAATAAAAATCATGCGATTTTTAGGAATAGGAGTCAGTTTTAGGAATGTCTATCTCACTTGTTCAGTCAAAAATACTTGGTAATCCAGATAGCGGTGCTTCTCTTGATATAACCTTGGATGTTACCCCTATTGTCGGCCACAAATTGATTGTTGCTGTGAGTTTTTGGTATTCCAAAACTATTATCATAACAGACAATCAAAGCCCTCCCAACACTTACAACGAGCGGTCTTCAGGTGGGGCGAATTATGCACATCTATTTGATTGTGATGTGACCACGGCTTCTGGTGCTTTCACGATCACAGTCACACCAAATAGTGCAGATTATATAACTATAGCCGTTCACGAATATTCTGGTGTTGGTGATTTTGACACATTCAATATCAATAACGGTGTTGGAACAAGTGCAACTGTAAGTATCACCGCAGCAGAAGCCAATGAACTTATTTTCTGCGCGATTGTTGACAAATCAAATACTTCAATTACCGCCGATGAAGATTATACCAAACAAACTGAAACTACCAATAGTGGCTGGACATACTTGGCGACACAAGATCGAATTCTTGCTGTTGCTGGGGCCGATAGTGCAGACTGGACTAGTTCCAGTATCAGTTGGTGGAACATGGCATCGGCTTATAAATCTGCATCGGGTGGTGGTGTTTCATCCTTTTTGAAAAATAAAAATTATGCTTCAACCACACTTGCTGTGAGCGGGATCGGTTCTGGTGATTTAGAATTAACAGTAGCATCGGGGAAGGGTTCACTTTTCCCCGCAACGGGATCGTTTAGGTGTGTCTTGTGGGGCCAAGCATCATCAACTCCATTGTCTGATATCAATAGAGAAATTGTTACCGCAACATTGAATACTGACGATACGTTCAATATTGTTCGAGCACAAGAAGGAACTATTGCCAAGTCATGGATTGCCGGTGATTATTTTGCATTAGTGTTGACAGCAGGTAAAATAGATGAATTAGAAAATGCTATCAATACACGATATCAATCAGGCGATTCCCCTTCTTTTAGCAGTATAACAATTTCAGCATCAGGCACATTTTCAGGTCTATCAACCTCAAAAGTAGTAATGAGTGATGCCAATAGAAATCTTGTTTCAGGAACAAACACTGATACTGATATTTCAAGTGCTGTTTCTTTGAAGCACCCCGCAATCACTTTATCAAATGATGCAGAGAATAACCTTTTGTCATTATCTACTCAAGCACTTGGATTGGATAACCAAACAGCAAATAGAATATTTGCCGGACCTACAACGGGTGCGGTTTCTGCGCCATCCTTCAGAGCATTGGTAAATGCAGATTTTCCAGTCACACTTTCACTTTCTATTGCAGGGCTGAATCTATCAGGGTTAACTGCTTCTCTTCCTGTAGTTACTGATGCTTCAAAGAATTTAGCAAGTGTTACTTATGCCACATTCAAATCAAGTTTATCATTGGCTCAAGCTGATATATCAGGATTAACTACTGGGTCAACTGTTACCCATGTGGGGCTTCTTCTTACTGGACTTACTATTTCCAAGGCAGTTGTCACAGACGGATCAAAAAATTTAGCAAGTCTTGCTTATACTGGTGCAACCTCTCTTAGGGCAAATCTTTCTTTGGAAACTACACATAGTCCAACCTTTGCCGGTCTAACAGTTGGTTCTCTTTCTGGTATTATAAACGCCGCAGCAGGTGTGTTGGGGATAGTATCAATCGGAACAAGCTTGTCTTATTCTTCTTCAACATTGGATGCAGCTCAGAATATTAGTGTATCAGGATCACCACAATTTATTAATTTAAAATTGACAGGACTTTCTGGTACTGGTGTAAGGTATATTACTACAGATGCTGCTGGAAATCTTGGTGTGGGTGCAGGTATATTCTATAACACTACTTTTATCAATGCCGATTTAGTCGCAGGAATTTTGACAGTTACACATAATCTTACTGTGGCTTATGGGGTTGTTATAATTATAAATAATAGTGGAAAAGTGGTTATTCCAGATCAAATAGATTTCAGTGCTGCTTCAACAAGCTATTTCACTGTGGATTTAATTTCTTATGGTGCATTAACAGGAACGTGGAGAGTAGTATTTCTTCCCGCTGGTGGTACTGTTACACCTACTATGTCATCACCTGATTATATTGGTATGGAGGTATTTTTAGATGGCTAATACATTTACTAAAATTGTTCCCTCTGGCTCGACTACTGGAATGGGAATTAAGGTTGTGGCCGTTGCAACACTTGGGACACTCTTTCATCAAGCGGGGGCGGGAACCACAAATTTTGATGAGATTTGGCTTTGGCTTTTTAATAGTGATACTGCTTCTCATGTTGTTACAATTGAGTTTGGGGATGCAACGGCACCAGATCATAATATTGTAATAGTTGTTCCTCCTAAAGCGGGTCTTATTTGTGCTATCCCCGGTTTGGTATTACAAAACAGTTTATCAGTAACTGTCTTTGCTGATGCGGCGAATTTGGTTACTATGAGTGGCTATGTAAATAGAATAACAGTAGCATAGTGGGGGATTATAATGCCTATATCTTATAGAAAAAGAATACCTGGAAATGAGCTTGTGCCACAAGTGGTTTATCCACAAGTTCCTTCTGTACTTGTATTAAAAATAACTACAGAAGCACCAAATAAAAGAGCAATTTTATCTGGTGGTGTTTCTAAATATATAAATCCTGAATATGGAAAGGTGGTACGAAATGATGATGAAACAGCAACATGTGTCCTCACACATGTACCCTAATAATATGTATGACAGCAGACCAATGATTAGTGGGAAAGTTTTTGACCCTAATAGAAAACTTATAGAAGTTATTTCTCCCCGTGCAGCAAATACTTTTACACAGAATTGGCTAAAGTGGCTCTATGCTTGTTTTACTCAGGTTAGTTTAGCAGGAGTGATCGCCGCTGGTCCAACACCAGGAGAGGCAAATACAGTAGATGCCACTAATACTCCGTTAAAAATGAATGCAGGAACAACCACAACCAGTGGAATTTTGATTGGAACTCAAGCGGTTCTTAGTAGGACTGATATTTCATTCTCTTCTGTTGGAAATACAATTACATCCACAGGTTCAAATTTTACAACTCTTGGATTTTTTATTGGGCAACGATTTACTATTTCTGGAAGTGCATCTAATAATGGAATACATACTGTTGCCACAGTGGGAACAACCACTATGACAACAACCGAAGCATTGGGTACGGAAGGGGCAGGTGCAACTGATGTATTTACACCGATGATCTCATTATCTGACTTTAAATTAGGAGTTCAAGTAGTAACTAATGTGATTCATGGTACAATGACATGGAGTTTAAATTCTCCTGATAGTACACATTATCAAATTATCGGACAGAGACAATTTACAAATAATACAGGATCAACATTAAATATCACAGAAGTGGCTTTGTACTCAATATATGCGGGAACAGGCCGGTATTTTTGTATTGATCATACTTTACTTTCTATGTCTGTAGCTCATCTGGGAGCAGTAACACTCTATTACACATGGACAACAAACACATGAAAACTTTTATTGGTTTAGAAATATTTTCGGCTGATGGGAAACTTATTGAGCGAAGACCATTTGAAGAAGCTCATTCTTTTGTTTCTAATTTTATGCATACTTTATATGGATTATTTGCTAATGCTACAATAAATTTAGGAGTTAATACGGCGTCGAATACCGCAAGAACTTTATGTACAGCCGGTTCTTATAATTCTCTGTCCGTTATCGCCGCCGCAAATGTTACTGCTTATGGAATTCAAATTGGTACTGGAACAACAGCACCAGCATTTAGTGATTATAAATTGGCAACTCAGACTATTACTAATGTTTATCATTTTGCTACGACTGCATTTTTAAATAATCCATCCGCAAGTGTTTTTGAAATAATAATTAATCGTTCTTTTTCAAATAACACAGGAGCAGCCATTACAATAAATGAAGTTGGGCTTGTAGGATATTATGCAGGAAGTGGTGATTCTATTTTACTTGACCGTACACTCTATACTGTGACTGTTGGGATAGGAATGGCGATAACTCTTACTTACAAATTTACTTTTACATTATAGGATAAAATATGGATACAGGTGGATTGAAAGCACTTAATTTAGCAGGTAGTGGAATAAGATATGTCACCACAGACGCATCAGGTACTCTTGGTACGTCAGGTGGTTCTCCATATTATTTAACTACATTTACTAATGCAAATTTAACTGCTGGAATATTGACAGTAACCCATACTCTTGGTGTTCAATATGGTTCTGTCACTGTTTCTGATAATAATGGAATAATAATTAAACCTGACGATGTAACCTTTACATCCACATCTGCCCTTTCAGTAGATTTAACTTCCTATGGAGCTTTAGCAGGGACTTGGAATGTTATATTTCTTCCTGCTGGTGGTACAGTTCAAACATTACCTCAGGCATTGGGAGTGGGTGATTCTCCAACATTTAATCATCCAGTTCTCACTGGTCTCACCGTTGGCTCATTAGCTGGCTTCCTCTTTGGAACGGCGGGAGCGATGTCTGCCTTAGCTGCGGCTGCCAGAGTAAAGATCGGATCAGCTACACATGATGTTTCACTTACGGGTGCAGGAGCAATCCAAG